ACCTTCATCAGAAGGAGCGCGTTCTTCTTTGCGCGCACGTTTACGCGATGCCATTCAAATCCAAGGCGCAGCAACGCTTCATGTTCGCGGCGGAATCGCGTGGGCAGCTCCCGCGCGGCATGGCAGAGCGCTGGGCGCATGCAACTCCCAGCATCCGTTCACTGCCGCAGCGTGTGAATGCGCGCGCGACTCGCAGCGCCAGTGGTAAGCGCATTAGCATACGAAAAGCGCGAGGCTAACTCCGATGGCATTCGGTCGTGGCAGTTCCGGCTCCGGTAGCAATCCCAGTAACCGCTCTGGTCTTGGCATGCGCAATTCGGTCAATCTGAATCGTTTCGCGATGCGTTTCGATCCCGTTCGCCGCATCAAGCGCAGGATTACGCGCGCCCCGTTCCGCCTCAATGTGAACAAGCCCGCTAAGCTAAACCTGAACGGTCCCGGAGCTTCCGGTCGCGTTAGCAAGAACAGTTCATTCTCCGCCACTGGCTCCAGCGGTACGCCTTTCACACCCGGCGCGCAACGCGGTGGCGGAGTCGGCTCTCGCGTCAGCGCGACCTCTGGCGGCGGCACCGCAGGCAGCAACTCCAGCGGCGGGCGCAGCTCCGGCAGCCCAGGCTCCGGCAGCTCCGGCAGCAGCTCACCCTTCGGCAGCAATGGAACCTTCTAACTCACTTCGGCCCAGAAAACCTTGACCCATCTCCCCTGTGCTTGCTATTCCTTCGCAAGACGCTGCAGCCCCGTGCTTCAGCGGAACATTACTTAGAAGGAGTCTGAGATGGCCCGCGAACACGATGGTGGCAAGCACGAGCACGAGAACAAGCGTGAAGGCAAGCGCGAGATGAAGAAGCACGAAGGCCGCAAGGAAGAGAAGCGGCGCGAGAAGCGTGGCAAGGAGCGCAAGGAGAAGCGCTAGCATCATGTGCTAGCCGCTTCTTATTGCACCACCACCACTACCTCTCCTCCCCCTCCCCACATCGAACGAAGGAGTTCCACTATGAAGCACGAAGCAATCGACCGGGGCGACAAGATCGCGCACGACCGTGACCTCGAAGTGAGCTACGGTCGTCACGTTCCTCAGCCTTCAACCGTCAAGGGCCACATTGATGCGTTCGGCGAGCTGGCAGGCTCGACCGATTCCGCGATGTCGCTGGTTCCAAAGCGGGACATCACTTTCGATGACTCAATCAACGACAACCGGCACAACCAGCCCAAGTCGCACTAACCGCGAGGAAGAGTTATCCGCTGCGGCCGACCAGCCCAGCGAACTCTTCCCCCGTGATTGCGGCTTACAACTACGCGCTCTCGCGCTAGAGAAGCTACTCAATGGCCTCGTCCTCACAAGCCCCGCCGCAAGGTTCCGCGCAGCCCGCCCCGCCTAACTTTTACTCGATGGCTGGCCAGATGCGCGCTAAGGGTGGGGGCGCGGCAGCAGGGGCTGGCGCGGCAGGCGCGCAACCCGGTCAACAGCCCGGCCAGCAGCAGTCGCAACAGACTCCAGCTCAAGGCCAAGGCGCTAATCAAGATCGCATGTTCATGCAGGCGGTCACGCAGCTTCTAGACGTTTTCAAAAAGCTCGGCGACATGAAGCCGAACGGCGCGGATGTGACCAAGTTCACGCAAGCGATGTCCGATACCGCGCATGAAATGCTCAACTCAGTCTATAAAGGCCCCGGCGCGAAAGCTGGAGGCGGCACACCTGCCGACTCAACTGGTGACATGGGCGATTCAGCATCAGCCGGGGGGCTGGGTGGTGCGGCAGCTTCGGCGGCTCCTCCGGGCGCTGCGCCGGGCGGCGTCAGCTAAAGTATAAAAAGTTCAAAGTATCCAAAGTATAAAAAGTATCCAAAGTAATAATCTGACAAGGGAGACCTACCACGATGCAAGAACTCGAAGAACTTCTTAACCTGCTCGGCGATGACGCGGCAACTGTACGCGCAGCTTTGGACAAGCACCCGGACGCGAAGCAGCGCGTTGCTGGTGCCGAAACCGTGTTCCGCGCATTCGTCGATGGCGATCAGACCGCGCTGGATAATTACACGCGCAACAATCCGCCTGTCGCGCGCCCAGCCGCTACCGATTCTCCCGCGCGTCTCACCGCTGCGCCCGCCACGCCCGCGCTTGACATGACTGCGCTACTCGATCAACTGGAGCAGCGCCTTGATAAGCGTTACATCCCGGCCGATAAGTTCGAGGAGCGCGCCACTCAAACCGCTGAATCGCTGCTCACTAAGAAGCAGGGCGATCTGATCGGTAGCGCTATGAAAGGCGCGGACGAAATCTACACCATTCGGGCTTCGCATCGTGAAGAGTTCGGCTCGCAGCTCGACGGGGCGAAGTTTGAGGAGTTCCTCAAAGCCAACACTGGCAAATTCGCCAGCATCACCGATGCTTACAACGCGATGGTCTCAGACGCGCGTACAGAAGCCAAGATCGCCAAGGGCATCGCTGAAGGCCGCGCCGCGCTTGAAACCACCAACGTGCCCGGCACCTCGCTGCCGACTTCAGCTACGCCGCTGGGTATGATGCTGCGCGCGAATAAAGATGCTAACGCTGTAGGGCGTGGCGAACATCTGGATAAAGCTGCAGCGGCGTTTCGCTCGTTGCAGACGCAGCGCGTGAACTAACGCGTATATTCGGGTATATTCACGCATATTCACGGCATCAGCCAACATTTACGCAACAGTTTTCTGGCAATGCGCAGGGTTACCTAACAAGGAACCTTGCGCATTATTTTTGCACGTTCGCACGCCCGATAAAAATTCTGCGCAGGAAAATCATTGACCTATCTCGCCGCTTCCCGATAAGAGTTAGCGCAGAAAGGATGCTCCCCAGCACTGCGGTAGGGTTGCTGGCACAACCTTGGAGGAATAACTCTCATGGCCTACACAGGCAACCAGCAGCTCTATAACGATCTCACCTCGGTCACCTACCAGTACATTCTGCCCACCGTGGAAGATGTGTACTTCAAGGTTTCCACGATCTTTCCGTTCCTGTTCCGGCCGGGCAACTTCGAAACTTTCTCCGGTACGCAGATTCAGGTACCGATTCAGTACGCGCCACTCAAGGGCGGACCCACGGTAGATGGCGGAACTTTTGATATCTCCTACGCGGAAACCGAAACCGCGATGGTGTTCACGCCGAAGGAATACTACACCTCCGTCACTCTCAGCAGGCAGCGCATCGCGCTCAACCAGGGTGAAGCCGCAGCTATGAGCTACGTGCAGATCAAGATGACCAACTTGTATCAGTCGATGATGCAGTATCTCGCACAAGATACCTTCCGCGATGGTCAGGGTACTGTCTCGGGCGTGAACGCGCTCGACGGCTTGCTTGCTGCGTGTGACGATGGCACCAACTACCCGCAGTATGGCGGTCTCGCCCGCTCGGGCATCGGCACCGGCCCCAACGCAGGCATCAATGGCTACTACCAGGCAGTGAATGCGCCGATCAGCGTTCAAATCCTGCAGGCAGCCATCGGTAACGGCTCGTTCGGCAATGTGCAGCCGAACCTGATGTTCACCACGCAGAACATCTGGGACACTCTCTGGCTGAGAATGTTCCCGGCGCAGCGCATCATGGACGAGGACCCCGGCGTCACCTCGTTCGGCCCCGCCTCGCTGAAGTTCTACGGCAACAAGCGCATCATGGTTGACCAGTACATCAGCTCTGGCTATGTATTTGGTGTCCGTGATGAGTTCCTCAAGGCTTACGTAGTCGAGGACCCGCTGTTCCAGTTCGGCTTCACCGGGTTCAAGGAGCTGCCTGACTCAGTTGACGGAGCCGGTCAGACCATGTTCCTCGGTGACATCGTGTACGCGCAGCCCAGGGTCAGCTTCATCCTCTCGGCCGTGCAGAACACCTAAGCAGCAAAGAGGTGGGAGGGGGAGTCCGCAGTCGGGTCCACTCTCCTTCCACCTCCGTAGTGCAACCGGTCTGGGCCGTCCTAAAGCGCCTGTAGTAAACGGAGGTTCACCTCATGTACACACCTTATGTTCGCATCTCTACCGGCAACCCCTACACCGTTCTCGACACGGTAGCGCGCAACCCCGTGGGCAGCATCTATTCGCCTCCGGTGAATGAGAGCTTGCCTCTTAGCACGAAGGGTCTGGGAGCGCAGCCGGTTTACAAGTACGTCTACTACAACTCGACGGCGAATCCTGCGCCTGTGGCCGCGCCTGCTCCGGTTTACTGGACGGATGAAACATTCACTACAGTTTCTGGAGTGGCGACCGAAGCTTTGTCAGTCACACTAGGCGTGTGCATTGCTGGTTACCTTCTGCCCAATAGCACAGCTATCTCTGGTCTCACTGCCGCTGAGCTGAATCAGAGCTACTGCTTTATCCAGATCGGTGGTTTGCTTGTTGGAGCGTACGCAGGCGGCTCCGCAGGCGCAGTTGGAGATGTCATCTCTGGCGCAGCCACAGGCAACTGGTCTTATACTGCAGCCACTACTGTAGCTGCTACCAACAAAATCCTTGGTATTCAGTTGACTGCACAAGCAAGTTCTACCTTTGACGTGTTGGTTGGCGGTTACCAGACCTTCTGGGGGAGCTAATGAGCTGTAATTTTTTCATTCAGAAGTTCACGTTCGAAAGTCAAACAGCTTCCATTAGCGCGACCACGTTGTTCACACCAACGTCAGACGGAGACTTCTTAATACAAGTGACTGGAGATATCTTTGGACACGATAGCGGTGGGGATACTTCCAGTCTGTCAGGCACAATAGCATGGACTGCCAACGATATTGACTACCAATGGCAGTTGAACATCATAAATACCTATGGAAATGCATCTCCCTTGAACTATGTATGGGAATCTCAACAAGGGACGTTCACCATTCACGCTAAGGCCGGACAGGCGGTTGCATTGACTACCTCATGGTTTCCCGTGGGTTCTCCTGTAGGCAGTCAGTATTATGACCTGTACATAACCATTTCTGGCGGCTAAGGAGAACTAATTTATGTCGATCACTTGGAAAGAAGGCGCTGACACTCGCCAGAACATCGGGTTCTCGTGGATTCAACAGGAGAACTTGGCGACTTTCAGCAGCTCGGACTACGTGCTTGGTGGCTATCTGGTCAACCCAGCCGCGTTCGGCTTTGGCGTGCTGCATGGCTTCACAGTCATCGGTACTAACGGTACGCCCTCGGGCTACTGGTGGAGCTGCAACAAGGTCAACACCACAACTTACTACCTAATGGCATGGACCGGCGCGAGCCAAGCTTCTGCCAGCACGGATTTCTCCGCGCTCACGCTCAGCATTCTAGGCTACGGTTTCTAATTCAACGTTACCCCAACCTTGGTCGTGCGCCTGCTCCGCCGCCAAGCCGAACCCCAGCCCCGTGTCAGTTCCTTCTCCCTCTGACCTTGGCTGGGGTTCTGGTTTTCTGCTGCGGATATGCGGATTCTGATGACTTATCTTGCTGCCTCGCGTTAGAGTGTGCGCGTAACGTTATAGGAGCCTGCCATCCCTGTTGTTCCGCCAGTACCGATTACCAATCAAGTATTGCCGAACCCCGGCGTGCTTCCTTATGTACAACAACAAAATTTTGGGCAAATGGTTGGCACAGTATTGTCCAGCAACCCTGCTTATGACTCAGAGACCGCCAAAGTTTCCTTAAATTCTCATATCCGCAAAATCTACGACCGCCGCACCTGGTACGGCCTGATGGTGCGCGGCCAAATCCAAACTACCGGCTTCATTCAAGGTGGCCAAGCCACGCTCACTACCAATAGCAAATCTGTCCAAGGTATCAACACAACTTGGACCCCCGCTATTATCGGCATGCAATTCCGCATCGGCTACAACACGCCGATGTACACCATCACCGGCTTGGATCAAACCGCGCAGGTTATCACGCTAGAACTCCCTTGGGGCGGCGTCAACTACACCGGTGTCGGCTATATCATCTCGCAGAACTACTTCTCCCCCGGCCCGAATATCAAATATCTCCACACCGCGCGCAATATGATGCAAGCGTGGCGGCTACACCTCGACCTCAATCAGCAATCACTCGATACTATCGATCCGTGGCGCATGAATACCTTCCAGCCTTGTGCGCTTGCGCAGATGCCGCCTGGCGCGAACGGTCAGTACATGGTCGAGCTATGGCCTACGCCTGCGATCATCCAAGCGCTACCATTTATCGCGTGCGTACAGCCGCCCAACCTCGTCGCCGATACCGACTCTATTGCCACTTATATTCGCACGGACATTCTTGTTAAATTCGGCCAAGCTGACGCCTTGGTGTGGCGTGGCCCTAAACAAAATCCCTACTATGACATGATGGAGTCGCAACGGTTACGCAACGAGGCTGAGCAGGAGCTACGAGTGCTAGAGAGCAAAGACGAGGACTTGTATCGTCAATCCTTGATTTTTGAATACGAGCAAATGCGCTGGGCTCCTGATCCTTGGTCATTCGCGAGCGGCATGGGCGGCGCGAATTATGCTATCAATCATGGGATAGCTTCCGGGCCGGGCACCGGCTGGGGCTTCTAGGGAGAAGGAGCTGCGCAATGCCAGCACTATGCACATCCTGCGGTCAGTCATCTGCACGCTACACACTGAAATTCTTCGGGGGTGGCACGCAAACCGTCTGCCACAAATGTGAACATCCAACTGAACGCCCAGCAGCGGTAGTCGCTAATCTGTTTGCAGGCGACGGTTTGGTGATGCAGCACGCTACCGATGAGCTAGGCAAACCGCTGCGTGCGACTTCGATGCGCGAGCTGCGCGAGCTGGAGAAGCGTTACCACTTCTCGTCCACCATCGCCGAAACCGACGAAGCCAATTTCAACTGCCCGCCGCCGCCGCGCATCACTGACCCGTTTGAGCAAATGACCAAGGACGGCAAATGGCTTTACCCTGATGTGGCTGAGCGCATGCTCAAAGAAATGCGCCAGAATGGCGAGCTGATTGAGCCCAAGCGTGACAAGCTGATCCAGCGCGATCCATTAGCGGAAGCGCGTCGCATGCAAGAGCTGACCGGTAGGCGCTAAGCCACAACAAATCTACGATCACTAGACGCTAGAAAGGGAGAGCATAGTCGCTCTCCCTTTCTGCTTGCAAGCGTCCGCTTCTTTCAGCTCAGCACTAAGGCGTAGGCGTCGAAAATTGAACTGCGATGCTTTGCGTCAACTGCTGCGGAGGCACTACACCGTTCACCAGCACGGTGAACTGCTGGTTCCACGTACTGACCGCGCCATCGCTATCTGTGACAGTGCAGCTCGCCGTGCCGACTACTGCACCGTTGGTGCTTGCAGCCACCGCAGTACACGTTGCGGTCACGCCATCCGAGTTCAACGTGACTGTAGCGCTGGGATCATTAAAACTGAAGCTGGCATTGCTGACCGTGCCGCCTGACGGCGTTACGCCATCCGCAGCCAGCGGTTGAATGGTGGCGGTTGAGGTTTGTCCTACATTAAACACGAGTGCGTTGTCGGCCATGATAGAGTCTCCTGTGGAATTGCTGAATTGAATTGCGATTTCGTGGGTGATCGTGCGGGGTTTGACGTAGCTGAGAATCTCTCGCAAGGTCCAGAGAATCTCTCTGAGTAGCCATACCTCTGATTCGAGCTGAGCAGGAGATGGCAGTGGCTGTGGTTGTGGCGGTGAATGGTGATGATGGTGTTCATGGCGACCGAACCAATCCAGCATCTCGGAGGCCCTCCCTTTGCGTTAGAGCATAGCCTTGCTCCCACTTACAACTCAACCATCTTCCGTACATTCGCGTAAAAATATCGACATCAGCCGCCTCTCTCCTGTACGCTACCCGCGCGAGGTTCTCTCATGGCTCAGAACAAGCAACAGGCAGCATCCAAGCCCGAGGCAGCATCCAAGCCCGCCATCCGTAGCGCGATGCTCGGAGCGGCGGCGTTCAGTGTCCCGGTCGGCCCCGCTACGCTGGACGTATATCACGGTGAAGACCCTGCGCGTCTCTCTCTAGCTACCAAGACCGCCTCGATGTTCCACGATTACACTGATCTCTCTGGTGTCGAAACCTCTTGGAACGCCCACCCGGAACAAGAGTACGAGCATCGCGGTCGCATGTCCGCCGCTACCGAATCCGAGGGGGCGCGCTCCCAAGTTCTACTCAACTCCGGCACCCGGCGAGGTTCGATGACCTTCAATTCTACCTTGCGGCCATCCCGCAGAGGAGACCAGTAACCCATGGCTGATCGTGGCTTTGGCTATCAAGCTCTTGCCGGTACTCCGCAACCGGCGTTCGGCACTACGCTGGCTAGCGCAACGGTGCTTACTGCTGACCGTTACACCGGCAACACGGACCCGCGTTCAGCGCCGTCGCAGAGCACCACCACGGTAGGCACCGGGTTCAAGTTCTTCTTCCAGAAGAACGACCGTGTGATGGTCGGCCCCGCGAATGGGCTTGGCCCATGGGACTCTGGCATTATTACTACGGTGAATAACTCCACAGGTGCGCTCACGATCAAAGGGCTCGTTACCACTCATGCCTCAGGTGAATGGATCATCCTGTGCGTGGCTTGTGCCGTGCTCAGCATCCAACCGGGCGGAGCGAACGCAGGCAGCATTTATATCGGCCCCGACATCACGGTTGGCGCGTTGTCGCCTACGCTATTCCGTGAAATCAACACTTCCTACGGCCCTTATGAGTTAGGATTATCAGCCTCGGGCAACGTCTGGGAGACTCAGGGTTATTGGCTCAACGGCACAGCCGCTGACACTTTCCTCGCGGGCATTGTTACGATCTAGGAGCGCGCTGTGGCTACCACTACTGTTGCGCAACTGGGAACAGATACCTCAGCGCGATTGCAGGACCCAGAATTCATATTCTGGCAGCAAACCTATGAGGTTTGGGGTGGAATCGCGGAAGCACTCAACGAGATGATGCTCATGGTCGCGCGCCCGACCATTCAATTCAGTACATTGCTCACGCTTACGCCGAACACAGTCTGGCAGCAGCTTCCTAGCAACATGATTGCGATTACTGATATGCGCACGAATAACTATCGGTTGTGGAAGACATCTCTTTATACGATGGACAAGCTGCTTGCCAGTTGGTCATCGGATTGGACCTGCGACCGCGCCGACCAGCCTCAACGCTGGGGACCGCTGGGCATGACTAAGTTCTTTGTGCATCCTGCGCCTATACAACCTATTCAAGTCATTGTCGCAGGTGTATGCAACCCAATCAGCGAACTCTACCCGCCGACCGGCAGCGAACAATCTCCTTTTCATTCTGAATTCGATGAGGCGCTATCGATGTACTCCGCTGCCTACTGCCGTTTTAAAGACCTTGGTGATGATGCACAGGAAGGATTTAGACTGTATCAACAATTTTTGGGCTTGGCGCAACGTCTCACCGTACTTGAAGACCGCAAAGACGCGCTCACATTCGCCCAGATGTTTGGTATGCCGGTTGCGCCCTCGCATGTGACGGCACGTTAGCCCTAACCACTGAGCAGGCTAACTGTTGTGGGTGATACACTTTTGCACATCTACGGGAGGAGCAGCAGGATGATTACAGAGCATGAAGAGGCGATAGAGCCACAACAGGCGCACGTGCAGGCGCAGGCGCAGGCGCACACACCCGCACTTGCACCCGTGCCGCAACAACAGCAGCCGGAGCCCCCGGACGCCGCTGGCGCACCCAGTGCGCGCGCTCAAGTAAGCAACTATCTGGATACCCCAATCATCACATCAGCAAGCCACGAAGATTCACAGAGCGATTCAGAGTCCGCCAACGCCCCTCCCGGTACGGCGGACTCAATTTTTCGTCGATGCTCTTGCATCGGCGTGATGCCGGGGCGTGCCTGCACCCTCTGCAACAACACCAAATGGATGAAGCGCTGTCCTAACTGTTATGGCGTGGGCGCGGTGTTCCAAAACTCGCGGTCCAGTTACGAGCCGCGCAAAGATCGCTGCGGGTTCTGCATGGGTCGAGGCTGGATTGCGGCGCGCAGAGAAGAGGTGGCTGCTGCTACCAGCGCCGTGCCTGCTGCCAAGGGAGCTGCAATCCCGCCGCCTCAGACCCGCCCACGCGATGCCAAGCTGCCGGGCGCTGCGCCGCGCACCACGCGCCAGAATCGCGCCGGGCGCACAAGCTGACCTTCACGATGTCCCTCAACCAACGTTTCTCCGCCATTGTCACCGACGAACTTTCGCGCGCTTCCGTGCGCCTGGGCAAGCGCATCCTCCAGCTTTATCTTGCTGATCTCTCAGCTGCGCGTGCGAAGGAACTTGCTGCCGATTCCGGCTTCCTTGGCGAGCTGGTCGAACGTGCTATTGCCGACGCCTGTGACGCCGCGCGCCTCGCTGGTCGCGATATCACTAATCCTGCTGCCATCGTTACGCTAGCCAGCACGCATCCCTCTACTGCTACCCGCGACTCGCTCACCGTGCTCGATCATGCAGTGCGTTCTGCCCCTACACTTCATGGCATATCGCTCTTAGAGGCGGCAGCGGTGCTCAAGCGCCGGTTGGGCCGCGCGGTCGCTCCCGGTTCCATCCGCCTGATGCTGCGTCGCAACACCGAATTCCACTCTCTAATGGTCCGACGCGGCCGGGTTCAACTGCGCTCGGAGCTGATCGTGGAAAAGCTGGCAGAGCGGCATTCGCAAAAACTCCCGCCCCTGCCGCCCAAGAAACCTTCCCCCAAGCTCCCTCCTGACGCTATGCTAAGGCGCGCACAGTCGCGACCTGCTTCCAAGCGAGCGCGTTAGGAGATCACTGCTGCCATGTCTACCACTCCAAATCTCGGCTTACTTCTCTACGCCGCGCACGCATCCCCGTGGGACTCTGGCACTAATGGTAACTGGACCTTAGTAGATACCTTTGCGGCGACCTGTATTGTGAAATCGCCTTCGGCCGCGCAAATCCTGACCCAGCCCTCAGCCACTTATTTCTCAGTCAACGGGCTGCAAATTTTCGGCACCACGCCGGTCATTCCGTTTGCGGTCTCAGCCGGGAACTTCTCTGCCGCGCTTTCCATGCCCAGTGTGGGCACCCTCTCCGTTGACTCCAGCGCAGTTGGCAACGGCGGGGGCACGCTAGTTGCTACTGTTATCAATGCCAAAACCGGCTTCCAGCTCAACGGTGCAGCACCTTCCGGTCACTTTCTCGTAGGTGATGGCACGCACTATGTCGATTCTGCTTCGCTGCCGGGCGCGCTCTACTATCAGAATGTTGAATCCAATAGCGGCGCAGAAAACCAGCGTGCCGCGCTCAACTTTACTTCAGGCTTAACGGTTACCGACAACCCTGGCAACAATTCCACCGATGTTGCACTGTCTGACACCGGAGTCACGCCCGGCGCATACACTATTGTCAATGCCACAGTTGGCGCGGATGGCCGTCTCACCGCCATTACGAATGGAACTCCTTCTACTTACAACCCCATCGCGCATGATGTAACCGGTTCGCGGGTGCTCAGCACCGTTTATCAGAACACTACCGGAGGCACGATGCGCGTTTACGGCTATGGCACGACTACCGGCTCAACGGTAGGCAGCACCGAAGCCCGTATCGGGCCTACAAACACACTCGTTATCACTACTGATACTATCTGGGCCACCACAGAAGGCGCTACCGTAGACACGGGCACTTTAGGATTCGCTTTTGAAGTTCAGAACAATTGGTACTATGCGGTTTATGCCAACACTTTCACCAATAGCATGGGTTCGGGCGTTACCGGTCTCGGAAAATGGTGGGAGGTTTACTAAGCTCTCATGGCAATTCCCGGCAACGGCGTGCGCAGGGCTGTGGATGTTCTCGCAGAGGTGAGCTTTCATATAGTCGAACCAGTGCTCGACGCTATCATCACTGCGACTGGCCCAGCAGGGTTCGGCGATCCTACTTTCGGCTATAACGGCGATTCATCCGATGGCGGCGGTTTTGGATTTGGGTTAGGCGATTACGCTACGCTCTCAGTCCCGATAGAGTTCTACCTCTATCCCGGCGCACTCATCGTAGTGGACTATCGCGGGCCGAATGAAGAAGTGGCCGAAGTCACCTCGGTAGACTTCCCCAGCAACACTTTTTATGCGACATTCGTTAACTCTCACTCAGCCGGAGAGCGCGTATTCGCGCCGACTTTTCCAACCCAGCAGCCGACCGATCCACTGTGGACGCAGGCTGAGATGCTAGGCTACCTCGCCGATGCACAGAATGAGCTCCTAGCGCAGGTTCCAATAGTGTTAGAGCTATTCCCTGACCAGCAATGGCAGCTTGGCGTTACCACTTATGCGCTTCCAGCTACCGCTATTGAGCTGGAACGGGTCGCGGTGCAGAACAACTCGCTCGATTATGCGCTGAGCACGCTCACGCGCACTGCAGGTGTTGTCACTGCCATGACTACTACCCCTACTCCTTTTTCGCCGTTGCTGGCCGTCTATGTAAACGGCGTAGCTGATTCCTCATTCAACTCACTCACGCCTGCAAGCTCAGATTGGTTCTCGCTCACTGGCGTTTCAGCAGATGGCTACACGCTGACATGGAATGTACCGTCAACTTACTCAGACGCTAGCTCTACTGGCGGCACCATCTCACAACTTCTGTATCAGCGTTTGTATGAATCTTCGCAGGACCAGCTTGCAATGCGCGATCCTTACTGGTTCTATAACCAAGAATCCGATGTGCCCACGATATTCTATGAAGATCGCACTGGCGTTTATCAGTATGGGGTTGCTCCGCAGCCGCGTGCGGGATTCTATGCGGACTTGATTGCCAGCCAGCGTGACAGCACTGCGTTAACGCTGCTAGACGGCTTTGTTGCGCCCGATATTTTCGTCTACGCGATCAAATATAAAACGCTGCAATACGCGCTCACTAAAGATGGCGAGCAGCGCAGCCCTATGCTGGCACGTTATGCAGGCCAACGCTTTGATATGACTGTCCAGCTCGCACGGCGCTTCCTGCGTAACATGGTAGAGCCTCCACAATCACAAGGTAGACCCGCCTAAGGACGCTCTGATGCCGCTACCGCCGAACATTCCGACCCGTCCAGCCCCGGCGCAGCCTAACCTGCCGCTGCAGACCACGCAACTCAAGCTTTCTGACCTGCAGGAACCCGGCTTATCCACGCTAAACAACCTTTTCTCATCGATTCAAAATCAGATCACCTCACTCATTGGCGCAAATGGGCCAACCCCACTCCCTTCAGGCGCGAATATGGGCGGCGCTCCGGTGCAAAACATCGGCGAACCTCAATCTCCGGCCGATGCAATCTCAAAAGCGCATGCGGAGGCTAATTATTCCGCCACGGCGCTTGCTCCGCAGCTCGAAGCTGGCCAAAATACCGGCCTCAAAACCTATCGCGCACTCAATTCCAAGCAGCAGCAGGAGAGCTACTCTAATTTTCTCGAAGGTGTGCTTAACACCGCGCCCACTGCGAACACTTCCACTATCACTGGTACCACATCAGGAGGTTCAGCCGTGGTTTCGGTCTCGGCGGGGTCTCATCTGTTCGTTAGCGGTAATCAGAACTCTTATGTGCAGCGCACGGATACCATTTCGCTCGTTAGCGGGATGGGAGTTTACTATTACTACCTCAGCAAAGGCTCACAGACATTGGCCATCTCGCAACCTTATGCTGCCGACACCCAAGCGAATCGCACGCAAGCAAATCAGGATGGTACTGTCATTGTGGGCGTCGCTACTATTGATGGTTCAGGGCTGGTGACTAATCAATCAGCGGCCGGAGCGACTACCCCAGCCACCACTGGCAACTTCAGGTTGCTTACTCGTCTCTAGCTAGGTTCCTTTTCCTTTACACAGCCCTCCCCTCCGCGCTATTCTGCGCGCGCCATGGCCCTGCGCATTCTAAAAGCTGACATCGATAGGCTGACTGCGCATATCACCGTGCAGGCCCAAGTCGAGGAGCATCATTCTGACGGCTCAACTACGCTGGGAGCGCCTGAAACCTTTGGCATCGACCGGGGCTCGCTGGAAGAAATTCATGGTTCCGGCGCTATGACTGAAGCCTCAGTTCACGTAGCGCTCGAACGCTGGCTGGCTGGAATGCATGATATCGCGCTGGCTCGTAAACATACCCACGATCACGCCACTGCTGCGGTGAGCAGACTCGCGAAGACCACTCTACAGTTCAGCGAGGGAGCGCGCTAAGATGCCGCAGGATTCCGCTTACCGCTCTATTAGTTACATTTACAAGAGTCGCGGACTAATCGCGCGATATACGATTGACCAAACTCCTGAATTCTATTACCTCGATCTGCTCAACTTCTTCGAGATTGCCGAAAACGCTATCGCGCCGCGCTACGGTACCCAGATCATCAATCGCGATCCTGATGGCACTGAATCGGGTAGCAATTACCTGTTTGACTTTCCAGTCACTACACTAGCCAAATTAACCTACCTCGCACAGCCTTACCGTTATGCCATTACCTCAGATGGCCAAGTGTGGGTGCGGGCCTCGAATTTGCAAGGCGCGTACACTTCGATCCACACTGGGCTATCCGGCCAGCCTGCGCAATATGTCATTACTAACTGTTTCCAAACGTCGCAGCCTTACATATTCTTCTACGATCAGGCCGCGTCGATCAAAACGTCAGGCTCGGGCACGCCCTCGCTCACTGGCTTAGACCCCTCAGGCACTACCGCGACGGCGCTGCCATTCTCTCCATTGCTAACGCTGATCGACAACTTTGGTCCATCCAATTTCTACAACTCGTCCGGGTTCTCCGTAGCATGGGCCTCTGAATCGATCACCACGCTCACTGCAGGCAGCCTCTATTTCCCCACCGATTTCCCTGAATACATTGGCGTCGCCAACTCCGCTTCCGGCTATACAGGTGGAACTTATCCGCTCTCCGGGGGCAACCTTGGTATGGACCTTGGCACCTCGGTCACCGGCACCGGCATAAGCACCTATACCACACCGCCTTTTTTAGGATTTCCCTCAATAACGCTGCCGCTAACCTCTAACATCACGCTGGCGGTTACTCTTTCAGCTAAGCTGCTGCTTTACTATGCGCTGGACTTTGCCCTCTGCACGGGGGTTGTAAATTTTCAATACTCTATTGACGGCGGCACATCATGGGCTACCTTCTATACCTACGCAGCCTCGCGCGCGACGGTTACCTCCCCTACGGGTAATCCAGCGCCTGTGGGGCCGATTCTAATCTCCACGCCGGTATCTGGGCTCACTAACTTGGCCAATTTGGAAGTGCGTTTCACAATGACCTTGACTGCGCAAAAGTCTGAGGTTAATCCCAACTCCACGTTAGCAGGAAACATCGCATCTATCAGCGCAACCACCAACAACTCCGCCGCAGCTGATCCGTTTGATGGCGTGGTTGATGGCATGTTGGCAGTATTCAATAACACGTCACTACCGTCGCCCGTGCCCATTGTGAATGTGACCTCTGCCGTACTCAACGGCGGCGTCTATAACAGTCTGATCATTATGACTGCGCAGCCACATGGCTACAGCACTGGTTACAATGCAGCAATCTATGGTTCCTCATCTTCGCTGGTGGATGGATTCTATTTCGCGATCACAGTAAATTCTTCCAACCAGTTCACAGTCAATCTTGCCAATATCGATCCTACAGTCTCTTTTCTCTCGGCAACTGGCGGTGTGTGCTATGCAGGTCCCGGCGCTAACACGACCAATCCTTCAACTTGTGTTATCGCGAATCACTACTCCACACCTTACCCTAGCCAATTCTCGGCATGGGGGTTCACACGGCCCCTGCGCGGAATCGCGCCTGAGACATTCCCAATCTATTGCTGGGTTGGAACCGTAGCCCAGAACACTACTTCCACCTCTCCAGCGTTAGTCGGCAACACTATCGCGCTCGACCTCAGCTTTAATAATCAAGTCACGGATGATGATCTAATCGTTATCACATTGCTGGTCGATAATCCCGCAGCTATAGATAATATTCGGTTGCAGTTTGATGTACGCGGCAGCCAGTACACCTCTAGCTATTACTACAAAGACATCGCGCCTGCTTATTATCAGCAATCCGTGCAGAATCTTGAAGACGCTTATACAGCTACCGAGCAGCAAATCCTCGCAGGCACGTTAGGTATAACCACCCCAGCCACTCCCAACTCGACCACAGCGCAGCTACAACCCGGCAACTTTTCCACCGGCTCCGGCGCATGGGCTACCGTCTATCTGCGTCGGGGTGACTTCGTGCCTGTTGGCACTGCAGGCCAGCCAGGATTGGATTGGTCCGCAATCACGGGCTGGCAGCTCGTGATAACCACTAATACAGTCGGCGCAGCCACAGTTGCGGTGAACGGACTATATCTGCAATGGGGTTATGGGCCTAGCTCATTCGCAGGCATTGGTTATGATTATCGCTACACGCCATACAATATCAACACCGGCACCGAAGGTAATCCATCACCTGAGCAGAAATTTTCCGAACAGTATGGCTGGCTCGCTTCGCTCACGGCTCCGATATTTCTGCGCCAAGCGGTACAGATCACCGGCACATTCTTCGCTGATCCCCAAGTCACACACATTCGTATCTATCGGCGTGGTGGTATCGTCGCAGCCAATTGGTTCCAAATTGACCAAATCCCGAATATCCCCGGTGGCGGTGTGGACGGTTCCGGCCAGTTCATCTACAAAGATGTCATTTCAGATGACGCATTGCTGCAAGGCTATCCTTTAGTGCTTGATAATGATCCGCCGGTCACCTCGTCATTATCGAATCCGCTGCTCACCACACTGGCCACTGCGCCTAGCTCGCCGGGCCAGTCTATCTATAGCATATTCACGCCGCAGCTTATCAAAGTACAAGCTAGCTCATTTGAGTTCGTGCCGACTCAAGTTATCACCATCGGCACCGCGAATAACCTTGAAGTAGTGAATGTGATCTCAGGCGGCACTGGCCAGTTCACAGCGATTCTGCGTTTGCAGCATAATATTGGCGAAAATCTTTACTGTTATTCGCTGCCTCGCGTTTCATGTAATCTCTGTGCGCTGGCTTATGGCCAAGTTTGGCTGACGGGCGACAAGAATAATCCTCATTATCTTTATTTCAGCAAGGCATCACTGCCTGAGAATTTCGGCCCGCAAAACTATATGCCGGTGGGTTCACCCAATTACCCGATCACTATCGTGGTGAACTGGCGTGGTACTTTGTTTGTCGCTACCACGCAAACTTGGTGGATCATTCCCGGCGCGGCTGCGCGGCCACAGCCCACCGGCTCGATTCATGGCGCAGTTAGCTCGCAAGGGTGGACGCAAACCGAAGGCGGCATTATGTATCAAGCTTCGGATGGCCTACGGGAATTCCAAGGTGCGGACGGCGCTTATCTCACACTTCCAGTGGAATTCCTATATCGCAACACTGCGCTTACGCCGGTTCCATTGGTGGACCTGACTCAGCTCAGTTCTGTAGTGATGGCTTACTACAACAACTGGGTTTTCACTTCCTATATCTCGCAGAATTCCGGGCAGCGCTATCGGCTAATCTGTGATCTTGTGAACAACCGACGCTTTCACTACGACGATATCGCCGCGACCGCGATGCTATGGGAGCAGGACACCAATCAGCTTATCGTCGGCAAGCCGATTTACTTCGAAAACGATCTTTATGGCTATGCTGTAGTACAGGATCAAGTCACTTCACTTGGCAGCGACGACTTAGGTTATTTCGGTGGTGTTCTACAGCAGATGCCTATCTACTGCTCAGTTGAGATGCCCTACACCGATCTGAACGCGCCTCACTATCCGAAGCAGTGGAACGTCGTCGAAGTGGACGTGGTAACGCAAAACCAATCGCTCACTACTGAGCTGCTGTTGGACACCGAACCACCTAGCTCGGTGACGCTCAACCCGATCAACACGGGCGCTATGCGATCCAAGGAGCAGCTCAACGTTAACTCCGGCGACGGTACGCAAGCTTACTCGGCATCGATCAAGCACACTATTAGCTCGTCAGTGTTGGGTGTGATGCTGTTTCAAGACAATATCTATGCCACCCAGCTTGCCGACTACCGCCAATCGCTAGATTCTTATTGGATCAAGTTTGACTATGAACAGTCCAAAATCGTGAAGCAAGGTTATTTCGACTACACCTCCACAGCCGATATCACGGTGAACCTTTATGTGGGGGGGATTATGGATCATCCTTATTACTCGTTCACGCTGCCTGCGGAGCCGCAGCGGCGTGTAGTACGTGAGTTATTCCCCGCATGGAAACCGCGCCTATGGCGCATGGTGATGACGAGTGATGCAGATTTCCAGATATGGCGCGCACCTCAGATTGAATGGAAGCCGGTGCGTGAAGGCTCCGGGTTTGCTATATATGAGGTGAAGATGTGATTACATCTCAATGGAGTCCGGAAGAGATAAAAGTTCTGAAAGATACCTATGGGAAGATGAAGGTAGAAGATATTCCTTTACCTAATAGAACTTCGTATGCACGACATTACATGGCGCATAAGTTAGGGATGAGACATGGTCGTCGTAACCTTTTGCGTAAGACTGCTTGGACTTTAGAGCAAGATAAACTAGTCAGAAATAACTATGGAAAAATCCCTGCCGGGGAGATATCTAAACTTATAGGTAAGAATGCTCACTGCGTGCATAACAGGGCTATAAAACTTGGTGTCTCGTCCATAGAAAGTAAGAAGCACAGCTGGGTACGTAGCATTCCTGATCTGTCATTTGGATTTATTGAACGCTACATTACGGGAGAGTCCGCACGAAAGTTAGCTGATGAGATTGGGATTAGCGAAAGTACCTTCGTTATTCGTCTGAAAGAACAAGGCATTCAACGAAGGACCGTAGCGGAAGAATGCCGGAAGCGGCTTCCTGCCATGCAAAAGATAGTAGCCGAACAGGCATCTACACTAGCTTGGCGTATACGGCAGAGTGCACATCTGCAAGGTATCTCGGTATCTGAATGGAAAGGTTTCTCCTCTGATCGATCTACCATGCTTCATAATATGCCCGAATGGAAGGTGTGGCGTAGAGCCGTATTCACAAGAGATCATTACCGATGCGTACTTTGTGGCGCGGGTTATCGACCGAAACTTCCTTTAGACCCACATCACATAAAACCTAAAGCTAGGTATCCGGAATTGATGTTTGATGTGGCTAATGGCATTACACTCTGTCGTAGCTGTCATGCACCCATGACACGTAAAGAACATTTATTCGAACCTCTGTTCCGCGCTTATCTAATGCCGGTATGGGAGCCCCAAATTAAGACGTACGAAGTAAAACTATAAAAAAGGTGAAACTCTAATGAAAGCTGCTATTGAAACTTCTGTGGCTGAAATTCATATCCCAACTGTGGCGTTTGGTCGGCAAGCTCGAACGCTATTAGCTAAACCGCGTTGCTGCGCGCATGAGGGAAAATGCTGTAACCTAGTTCGCTTCAGCATCGATGGGGACTATTTTTGCCAGAAACATTCAGACCTCTGGTGGGAATCGCATTACGTCGAGAATCACCGCGTCTCGCGGGTGGGCAGCCGGAGCTACGATTTTTAGTGCTTGCCCTCACAACATCCCTTGATGTATGCTGCGTGCATTCTCAAGCATTCTCAAGGGGGAATCTCTCATGCAGGTTATCGACGGCGGGCGCGCTCTGGTCGCTCAGCTCAGCCATCAACTTTATTCGTCGCCTACGCAGTCCGAGATTGAAGACGCGCTTAAGGCAGCGGCGGAACTATTGAACAAACTGGCTGGTGAGATGCTCAGCTCCGGTGACTTTACCGCAGCGAACAATGTCGTAGGCATGACGATGCAAGCTGCTGCGCTCACTGAGCAGGCGGGCACGCTGCTTAAGCAGCCGAGCGCGATTGCTTCGCCACAGTTCATGGGGCCAGGTGCGGGTCCGCGCAGGATGAACTAAAGAGGAGTCGCTATGACGCTGGATGAACTCCTCGCCGCGAGCACTGATGAATTTACTGACCCGCTACAGCTGGTGCGCGATTCTTGTTACCGCTGGGGCAGTTGCCAGGCGATCCTCTATGACCGCGCTCGCGAGGAGCTTTTCCCACAACCTTATCTCGCTGAGCTTTACCAGCGCGCACGCGCTTCAGGCCGCGCTAAGCTGGGCATACTGGAACCGCTGTTTTGCGGGCAGCGGGACCTGAGCTTGGATGCGATTACGAGCTACCTTGCGAGCGTGCCGCTGGTGGTGTTGGGGGAGTGGCGCGACTGGAACCCGCCCCCCGCCATTAGCGTGGAACGAATCAATGCTTTGGACCCGCAGATACGAGGCATCGTCGTCGCAGGTCAGATGAGACAGGCTTCATTGACCTCTCCCCACTTCCACCCGCTCGGCTTCTGCTTCCCCGCCCTAATGCCCAACATCGCCGCGCCGCAGCATCAGCCCAGCTCGCCTAACTCCTTGTTCGGCGCTTATGCTTTCTTCGCTGAAGCGTGGCGCTCGCCGCAGCAACACGTGCTCACATATCTTGGCGTCAGTTACCTCTTCTACGAGTTCCGCGCTGCTGCCATCCATGGTGTGCGTTATGCGGACAACCACCTAACCGCACGCTGGATGCGTCAGTTCGGCTTCCGTGACCTCAGCCCGGCGCTGCCCAGCTATCTCTATCGCTACGCCACCGGGGAGCTTGCCTCCGGCGTAATCTCTTCCTGCCAGCGCGAGGATTTTGCTGACTTACTTCGGCAGGTGCTGCTAGGCTTGCGCGGAGAATCGGCTGGGAGCGCAGTGCAGCGATAATTCGTTGTGCATTGGCCTCCCCTCTAAGGAGGTCGGCAGTGGGCTCGTCAAGCAAAGGCTTATCCAGCGGTGTGACCGGGGGTGAGCAAACCGCCGCGAACCAGCTAGCGTCTATCGGCAGTGCGCAGGCCGGTAATGCCAGTGCGCTCTTCAATATGGCTTTCCCATCTTTGGGTCAAGCAAATAGTTTTTATTCTTCGCTCGCCACCGGAAATCCGGGAACCATCGCCCGCGCTATCGCGCCAGCCGCGCAGCAAGTAGATGCCGCTACTGCAGGCGCGCGTCAGAACATCCTCAACAACGCTCCGGCCGGTGGCGAAAAGAACCTCGCGCTCGAACAGGCTGACGTGAACCAAGGCGCGCAGATAGGCAATCTTGCATCGCAAGGTTACAACAACTCGTTCAACGCGCTGGCGCAGCTAGGCCAAGGTGGTATCGGTCAGTCCAGCTATCTCGCAGGCACTGGCATCTATGGCACCTCGGCGGGCTCGAACATTCTTAGCAATCTAGGCAATCAACAGATTGAACAAAAAGGTGCCTCAATGGGTTCGTTGGGAAGCTTGCTCGGCACTGGGGGCTACCTTGGCGGCGCGGCGCTCGGCGGCGGCGGTGGCGGTGGTAAAGGCGGCAGTGGCGGCGTTCCGGTTGCGCCACTGGCAATGTTTGGAGGGCTCTAGTGGATCAGACATCACCATTCAATCCGCAGGGGCCGCCCGATCTTGGCGCGCCATCGATGCCTAGCGTTACTCCTATGCTGCAGGATGCATCTCCAGTTAGCGCTACGCCGTTCGTGCCCACGCCGAACCCAGCGACGGCAGGGCAGAACCCTTATCAACCGTTGCAGCTGCCACAGCAGGGTATTCCTCCGGCTGAGATGCTAGCGCGCGGCCTGCCGGGAGAGCAACCGATTCAGAACCTCGGCGCGACCTCGCATGGCGGCGCGGCAGCGTACCTCGGCAACCAGCTCATGCGAGGTTTCATTCAGGGCCGCGCTGAAAACCAGATGAATCAAGCTGCGCAGTTCGCGAAGAATCAAGCTGGGCAGCAGCTTCTATACGATTCGGCTGCAAAAGATTACTACCGGCTTGCGCAGTCTGGTACTGATCCTAACTCGCCTGAGATGCAGGATGCCCAACAGCGCGTACAAGCTTCGTGGGACGGTTTGATGGGCCTGTACGGTCAGCATGTAAAGCAACCTAGCGGTAAGAATGCGCAGGGGGCACAGCAGCAGCCGCAGCCGTTCCCAATGCGGTTGATGAACGCACTGCATGGCGGCGACCCGAATCAGATCATGCCAGTGGTGTATGAAGGTCTGCAGAAGTCCGGGCCTCCAGTGTTTCACCAAGCGCAGCCTTATATGACGCCGCAGTATCGCGCACAGGCGGGGCAGCAGCAAGGCACGCAGCAAGCAGCGGGCGAAGCTGGGGCCATTGGAACGCAGGGTCAGATCGGCACGCAACGGTTGATTGAGGAGCAACGGCAGCTAGAATTGGTCCAGAACCCGAATCCGCAACAACAACAGCGACTCAATGACGTTACCAATTATCTGCGTGGATTGCCGGGTGAGGGTAAACAGTTTCTGCCAAAGTTCCAATTGTTCCGTGATTCGCAAGGCAACATCTCGTCGCTCGATGTCACGCGTGATCCTATTCCACAGGGACTCACGCCGGTTAGCGCGGCCACCTACAATCGCAAACCGTTGCAGGGTTGGGTACAAGTGGGCAAACAAGTCGGCAGCGTCTTCTATGATCCGTTCACTAATCAACCAGAGATGGGTACGCTTGATTACACTCGACTGCCTCCCCCCAGCGTAGCGCGGCTATTTGGTAGTATGACCAACACCACAGGCACAATGGTAGACGCGAACGGAAATCTGCAGAAGTATGGAAAAACTAGCTCTACTCATCCGAATGTTCCATTGAACACCGCGCCGTTACCGGCTAGGTTCTCTGGCGCACCTCCTGCTACCGGGCCTGCTCCGGTAGGATTGCCACAGCAAGGTGGAGCAGCGGGACCGGCTGGGCCAACAGCAGGGGGCGGCGGCATTTCTAGCGTGCCCCAGCCTGCAGTTGCTGCCCTAGCTACTCTCACAGGCTTTGGTAACCCCCCTCCCCCACAGGCAAACGGCTCCTCCAACGGCTCTAATCTCACGCCAGTCGGATATGTTGGCTCGCAAGCTTACAAAGGTCTCATCAAGCAACATGATGCGGCGGTCAAGAATTATAACGATGGAACTGCGCTACAGAGCTATGTCATGGGCGGCCCCGGTCAGCAAGGCGGCGGTCTGTTGCAGCAAGCGATGAATGGCGATCACACCGCGCAATATCTGCTGCTACTCAGTTACCTCAAAGGCACCGTGGTGCAGCAAGGTTCGAACATCCGGCTCAATAATTCCGAGCTGAACAAGGCCCAAGCGTCGGCGCCATGGCTTTCGCGTATCGAGGCGCGCTTCGGGCAAGATGGCTATGTGACGCCGGACGGCGTGTCGCTCACGCCGCAGCAGATGCAGACTATGGCTGCAGGCATCCGCAACAAAACTGTAACGCAGCAACAGGAGGCGCAGCGCATAGCACAGGAAATGGACGCGCAGAAACAAGCTGACATGGAAGCGGGTGGGTTACACACACGACCCGTTACGCATGCGGCTCCGGCTCCAGCTCCGGCTGCAAGCGGCGGTCAAAACCAAATTACTGTTGTGGACCCACGAGGCAAATCCCACTACTTCGCAACGCAAGCTCAAGCTGACCACTTCAAGCAACTTGCTGGAATTCACTAATGGATGGAGCAACTCAACTCGGGGCGTCTGCAGGGGTTGGAACGTCGCCATCGACCGCTGCCCTGCCTACGCCTGCGCCCGTGGTTGTACCTTCAGCCGCTCCCGCCGCCAGCCCTACTGCCGCAGCGCCTATCGACTATGATGTGCTAGCTCAACAAGCGCGCGGCGGGGCCGCTCCGTCTACAGCGAGGGCGGGCAATATAGATTACGACGCGCTCGCACAGCAAGCGCGTACCGCACAAGCCACTTCACCGCAGCAACAGGTTGATCCAATTCGGCAATCGCTCACCGCCAACCCCAAAGGTGAAGGCATCTATCAGATGAAGAACGGCGCGGGCGGTTCGCTCGCTGTCCCCTTCAGCAACGTTGAAGCAATGCCGGATTTCCGCAACAATTTTGACAATGAGCAAGAAGCCGAGCGTTACCTCAAAGATAAATCTGCGGTGACACCGGGCTTCATCCACTCGACATTCAACGCCATCACTAAACCGATTCAGAACTACGCCGACCAAAAACTCGCCCAGTACACTTCTCCGCTTACTCCCGAGCGTAGACAGCAGCTTGCTCAGAACGGCTTCAAGACGGGTGATCTGAGGGCAGCTGACTTTATGCAAGGCACACTCAACGGCATCGGCGAGATGCTCAACCATCCAATCCAAACTGTGAGCGGCACAGTTGATAGCCTAGATAATCTTGCCGACTATATTCAGCAGAAACTGGTACCTACCGGTCTGTGGTCTCCTGCGGAACAAAAAGATGTGCCCAAAGGCGCTGCTGCCTTCACGCAGATGATACAAAAAATGGAGCAGCAGTATAAAAATAAGCCGCCATACTTCCTTGGCCAAATGCTAGGCCAAGCCATACTCGCCCATGGAGCTGGGGAAGCGTTCACACCAGTTGCGGGCGCGATCAAAGCCGCGCCGGAATATACTTCCGCCGCCGCCAACACTATGGCGAAGGAACTCACGGGTGTGCGTCCACATATCGCGCAGCAGATGGTGGAAGACACCATGGATACGAATCAAGCTGCGCAGCAAACTGCTGCCGCTGAGAATGTGACCAACGCGCAGCAACATTCTGAACAGGTGCAAAGCGCATTGCAAGATACGCAGCAAGCTGAGGACCTGCACGCTAACGCCCAGCGCACCGCCCAGTCGGATCAACAAGCTGCTCATCAACAACAGGTATCCGATATCAATGATAAGAATCAGCTAGTACAGGACCAACATGCTGCCAAAGCTCAACGCATCCAAGCCAACAATGACACTCTGCAGCAGCAGATCACGCAGCGCCAAGGTTTAGAGCAGCAGTATTCCGATGCCACCGATCAGTATTACCAAAAAGAAGGTGAAGTTCGCACAGCCGCCAAAGCTACTGAGAATCAGGCATGGGCACCATGGCATGCAGCCATGGACGATGTTCCAGTGGATTCTGATCGCATTATGCAGCCGTTGCAAAAGATATTCAAGAATTCGCCCGAGGCCAAACGAGCGCTCGCACAGCTTCAACCTGACCCGGAAGATGTTGGGGAGCAAGCTGCCAACGATCCGCAGGTGCAGCATTATCTGCAAGGGCGGCAGCAGGTAATGCAACAGCTATTCCCTAAAGGTGCTCAAGATTACGAAGGTCTGTCACCGATGCAACAAGATCAAGTGAACTCGATCATGCGCAGCGGTGGCATGGAGCCGCCAGCGCTCGACTTTGATCCTGAAGATGGTGGCCAGATGACAGTGGGACAGATTCAACGTGCCAAGTCCATCCTTGGCCAGAAACTAATGAAGAATCAATACGAAGGTTACATAAAGGGGGAGATGCAGAAGGTCTATAACGTGCTCGACAACACGGTGAAAGCCGCGTCCGACGAGAACGACATGGGCGACACCTATTCGGCGGCGAAGCAAGCGACTCAAAAGTTCAATCAGGCATTCGGTCGGGAGCGTCCGCGCATTATGACGCAGGACGAGCTGCGCATGAAACAAGCCAATCCTCAAGCTTACGCGCAACGCTTGCAGGATGAAAAGCTCGCTGCAGTAAGCTACCACGATCCCGAACTGGCGGATTCGTATCGTAACGTGCAGCAGATGCGTCAGCAGCTCAGCGACACGCCTGAAGTCGAGCAGTTGCAGAAGAAGATTAAACCAGTGCCCGCGCCGCCCTCAGTGGGTGACATTCGCCCTGGTATGGCGCTGCAGGAACACCCACCTGCGCCAGAGCCGGTACAGCTTCCTCAACCTAATCGTGCGCCAGTGCCCAATCGACCGGAAGAGGTTCAGCCCGAAGTTACTCAAGTGGGCACTGATGATCTAATGCAGAAGAATCGCGATACCTATACCCAAGCTGTGCGCTCGTTGCGTAACCGTGGCATCTGGTATGGCGCGGCGCTGCCTTGGCTCTGGGTTGTGCGCGACGTGATGCACGGCAACATCGAAGGCGCGGCTGGATCGGCCGTTGGTGCAGCGGTCTCTTCAGTTGGCAGTATCGTAGGGCTGACCAAGCTTTCCGATTGGATGGAGAAGCCCGAAGTTCGCGACTGGGTAGCTCGGCCGAATGAGCGCCAGATGCAGGAATTCAACAAGCTCCCGCCAGAGCAGCGCAAAGTTATCGCTAGCGGCTTCGACAATATGTGGAAGGTTGCGAAGATGAAATCTATCGCGGGCAAACCGTTCAAAATTAGCCCGCTGCTGCTTGGTTTTATCGCTGCGAATCGACCGAAGAGTGGCGCAGAATTAGACGCGATCAAACAGAAAGCTCTGACTGAAATGGGCCAAGCAGGGGTCTCCTCGGAGCCTGATCCTGCCGAGGGTGTGGGAGCAGCAGCATCTCCTGCTGACATAATCGGTACGGGCCAACCGTCTGCCACTGCAGGAGCGCCGCCACAATGAAGCTCGCACAGATTACCGATGATTTGGCGATTCAACCGCACAAAGTCACTGCAGTGAAACGTATTAGTGCACGCAAGACCGCGATTTTCTGCTCCGGCCAATCTGCGCAGGATGGTAATTTTCTTGTGTTCAAACCTTATGGTGAGGTAATGGATATATTGCAGGAAGCGTTAGTAGATGAGGAGGCTCGATATGTCCGCTGACAAATCTGATGCACACTGGATGGAAAAAGCATTCGCCAACGCTCACCACCAGCTCAGACGAAAAACTCATACAAAGCCTGGGCAAAATATCTCCGCCCGCGCGCTCAAGCGGGAATCTGGGGCGAAATCGCTGAAAACGCGCCGCCAAGCGAACTTGGCGATGACGGCGCGGAAGATGAACGCTCGACGAGGCAAGTAGCAACTGCGCTAGCCTCGCGCATCTGTCGCCACAGCGCTTCACCTCTAATAGTGCGCGCAGGCTCAGGCAACTGCGCCACTCGCTCCAGCTCTTGCTCCCACGCCTCAGCAAACGTAGGAGGCTCACCTGCGCCGTTCATCAATCGCCATAGAATAGCTTGCCGGTCAAATCTGACCTGTTCACATTTGCCGGTCTTCAATCCTATTATTAGCTGCCGCACGGCCCACGCGCTGAATTGAGGGCCTGCTGCAGCGTCATCCTTAGCAACCGGTACGCCTAGCCTGCGCGCCAGTCGCGCTACATCACCTCGCTTCACACCCAGCAGCTCGCTAACATCTTGCACCGTGAATAGAGGTTTATCTTCCGCGCGCATAGCGTTACTATAGCGTTACTATAACGCCATGGCACAACGCCAGATTCCGATTCCCGAATCTTCGAACCTGCAGTCGGTCGTCTACGATGACGAGGCGATGGAGCTTATTGTGGTCTTTCATGGGGTCAGTGGTGGGAAAGCTAAATCGCCTAAATATGCAAACGCCACCTACCTTTTCAAATCTGTCCCTTCTAACGTGGTCGATGGCCTCGCGACCTCTGGCCTGCGTGCCACGGACTACTTCCGCAGCAACATCTATCGACAGTACATACATGAGCGGATTAGCTGATGAATTAGCTGCTCTAGCTCAGATTTCATAGCCTTACTCTCCGCTCTGGTGCTACGCTCCGCGCGTGTCCACCTTAGCGCAGGCAGTATCTAACTCGGCACCTTCTCTGTTAGCCGCTCAAGTGGCTGAACAGGCGCGCATCCAGGCTCCGCTTCATTCTGCAACTGCGCTTGCTAATGCGCTTGCTGAAATTTCTTCTGAGCCTGAAGGCGAAATCATAGCGCCTGCCTCTGCCGCCGCTACCGCTGCCCTGCGCGCACTCGCCGACCGCTTCTCCCGCGCTGTCGATCACATGCGGGTCGCCGCTTGTGAGCTGGCCTACTGTGGCTACCGGCTGCAACAAGCTGCTGACTGGACTTCGTTAGGCTATCGCGATGAGATGGATTTTGCTTCCGCGCATGGCCTCAGCGATTCCACATGGCGCACCTACACCAAGCTTGGCGGCAGGCTCCAACACCTTGATCTCGCAGAGATGCAGGGCCTTACGCTAGCTGCCGCCAACCAAATCGTTCGCGTGAACTGCGCGATCTGGGATGAATATCCATGGGTCGAGGAAGCCAAGCTGCTCAACGCGCGTGAATTCGCGATGCTGGTCGCCGACCGCAATCAGAAAGCGGCTGCGCTGCCCGCCGCGCTTGCCGCACCTCAACGCGCTGAACCGCGCATCCCGCTGGACGTGAATATCCCAGCGTCGCAGCAGCGCGTTATCAAGCAACAACTGGAAACAATTCGCAAACGTGAACACTTACCCACTGCTGCTGATGCGCTTACTAGCGCGCTATCCGCTGCTGAGCAATTCGCTGAACTCTCCGTAGTCGCGACCGAACTCACCGCGTTGCCAGCTAGCTCGCCCCACGCGCGGACGCTGCTCGGTCAAATCCTCAGCACCCTTGGAGGGATGCCTGATGCCGCATTACAAGAAAAGGTTCCGTCTGCCCACGCCCTCGCCCGCGACTAGGAGATTCATTGATGGACGCGAAGTTTGTTTCAATAATCCGGCCGGACGAGCGGAATATGAGCACCGCAAACAGTTCTTGTGGGAGCAGCAGGGAGGTGATTGCGCCTACTGCCGCTGCAGAATGTCCCTCTCTCAATGCCGCCTCACCGGAGGCGATTGGCAGCCTCGGCAGCAACTCCGTGACGACCGCATTTATGACGAATGCGGCCGACAGATTAACTACCTCGTGCATAAAGATTGCCTGCGACCATGGCACGAACGTGAGCAAGAGTGCGCAGCGGCAGATGTCGCAGCGGCTGCGACGGTGGCTAACTTATCCGATTCTGTTCTTGCTTAGCTTCGCGCTAACGGCTGTGGCCTCGGCGCAAGCTTCCAATCTCGGTACAATCTCCGGCCAGGTGATGACCACTTATGGCACCCCAGCGCAGAACGTGCCGGTGCGTGTGTGCGCGATCACCGCGATAGGTGTGCCCTGCTCGACTGCGGGCGTGACTTTATATTCCGATGCCAACCTGACGCATGCCATTAGCAACCCAATCTCCACCGATCAGTATGGGAATTATGCAGCGTTCACCGTCAATGGCGTTTATCTAGTACAAGTAACGCCGCAGGTTGGGTTGACTTATGCTTATTATGATGCAACCGGTGCGGGCAGTGGTGGTGGCAGCGGCTGCCAGACCATCTCCAATGGCGGGGACTGTGTATCGAACGATCCGAGCGTGAGCCAAGATATCGCACAACCGACGAATACAGAGTTCTCGGTTGATTTCCCCGATGCTAACGGACAAGAGAATCAATTCAATCTCAATCAATTCAATGAGGAGACCTTCGACGCGGAGTTCAATGACGTGCTTCTCTACTCAAATTTTCAACCGATGGATATTGAGAGCGCTGCAGGCGGATTTCTTGGTGCATTTGACAATTTACCGGTGCAGTTCTCGTGGGATGCCAGCGGAAACGTACTTAGTGGTGCAGGTAGACCTTCGATTGCAGTCAATTTTGAAGACCCATATCCGGGATGGAATATCCCGCATCCCGGTACTTTACAGACTGCCGCCGCAGAAGGGTTAGTGATCGAAAGCAATTCTCCAGTCCAAGAGGGAATGGCAATTTCAGCAAGCACTGGCCATTCTTACACGCTGTTCCCCGATTATGTAACCACTCAAGCCATCGTGATTCAGGGCACGTTAGGACTATCTCAGAGTGTTATTGGCACATATGGAACGGGATGGTCGCAATCCGCTACGGCTACCGCAGGTGAACTTGATTCGGTGGGATATACGGGCAACATCAACAATGTGTGCGGAGCCGATCCATGCACTTATGTCGCGCCAGACTTCACGTGGTCGGCAACACCAGTTTCATTTTCGGATTGCAATATAAACGTGGCCTGTACCGGTGTCAGTCCTAGCACTGATGGGACACCGAAGATCAATTATCAACACGCTTACACAATGTTAACAATCTCTGGGTCTTCCTGTGCCAGTGGTGCATTCAATGGCACATGGGCTGCTTATGAATTATATTCAACACCCACTGCACCTACAGTACCTCAATCAGCCCTCTCAATTTGGGGAACGAGCATAACGGCCACATGTCCATCTGACCGTCCCACATTTACGTGGACTCCAGTGCTAGGTGCATACGGCGAACAGGTGCAGTTTATCGACGCGACTAATGGTGGTTTCAACACGCTAATGCTTCCAGCAAGCGCACCCGTCAGCAGCCAAATTACGGGATCGCTAGGCGCGAAACTCCCAATTGGATATACCCCATCCTTGCAGATGTGGGTGGGCCGCACGGATGGCACTGGCAACACCATCACTATCACGCCTTGGCCTGGTGACACCATCAACGGTTCGGCGGGGGCTTACACTCTCTCAGTGCCGCAATACGGTGTCGTGCATTTCCTCTCGGATGGAATCCACAACTGGTATGCAGAAGGCGGCGGAGGAGGTTCTGGGCTGACGGGCCTCATGGGCGACTGCCTAGCGGGCGATGACTCATCGGCCTGCACAGTGCGCATGGTTCACGCGCTCAACGGAGCGAAAACACTAACCATCGACTCTGCAAATTCTGCAGGCACCCCTCTGGCGCTGTACTACAACGACACCGCTACTGACATCGCCTACTCAACCTATGAAGACCCGACTATAGGGCAACAGCCCAGCGGGCCTCCGTGGCTCCCGACCCCAGCGCCGGTATTTGAATTGGACAATCTAAATACAGGCTTCGGCGGCTTCTTATTGGAGCACTCCAAGATATTTCCCAATCTAGGATTGAATTTCTTGGACGATAACCCCGACGCCAATCCAATCTCGGGCACAATCGGGGGTAGCTTCTGGTTTGAGGATGCAACATTCCTCGATTCCCAAACTACCGGGACGCAGCATTACATTGGGCTACTCACTGCTACCGGGAATGAAGATGATAACGTAGAAATCATTGCTGGCGGTGAAACGAACGGCCAAACAAATTTTGGAGAACAACGCACAGCACAGCTTCAATTTCCGCGTGAAGTCAACATTACGGGGTTGTTTGCTAGCGGGTCTTTTTCCGTAGATCACATCAACATATCAGGCGGCGACGTACCGTGTACCTCCAACACACTCGACTTCTCCGTTAGCGCAACACTCAAGAAGATTCCCGCCTGCACGATCAATACGATTATTCCCCCATTTGACGCTGACGACGTTTTTCTCAATTCATCAGCCATTGTTTATATGTATGCTGATGGCGCTTTCACCACGACGAATGCGGGTAACATCGTCTCTGCTCCATTGACGGCGGTTCCGGGCCAACTTTACATGGCTCTCTACTACGGTGGCACAGGGGGTTACTTCCACACCTCGCCGGGCGTGTGGCGCATCTACCCGGTGGGCGGAACAGGCAGTAGCGTAACCTGGCCAACATCTACCGACCTCGTTATCAGTAACGGCACAAACTCCCCCGCTGGACTCGCCGAGGTGGACAGCGACTGTGTTGTGGGTTCGGGCGGAGCGTGGGTAGCTGGTCCCTGCTCAGGAACGGGAAGTGGAACAAATGTGAGCGTCAACGGTGGCGGCACGCTGGCGACGGCTAACCTGAACGGAACGACCCCCACAGCAGGAACCAACGGCATCAACGTGACGTGGCAGGTCAGCAGCACGAACGTGAGCGCGGAGATTGTGGGCGATGGGAACGCGGCGCATTTCCTGAACGGGACGGGTGCCTTCTCTACACCGAGCGGAGGCATGGTCTACCCTGGCGCGGGGATCGCGAACTCCACCGGCAGCGCCTGGGGCACGAGCTACACGGTGGGCAACTCCGGTACCGACATTCCGCAGCTTTCGAGTGGCTTGCTGAACGCGTCGATCCTGCCGCTGGCGACAACGGGAGCGTTCGGCGCGGTGAAGCCTGACGGAACGACGATCACCATTTCTGCGGGAGTGATTAGCGCGGTTGGTGGAGGAAGCGGCCTGCCCTGCTCGGGCACCTGCACGGCGGGAGTGTTACCACTCTTCGGCTCAGGCGGAACCTCGATTACAAACTCGCTGCTGGATTATGGCGTGACCACCGCGAGCACGTTCACCTTCGGCGCGGGCGTGGATATCAACTCCACATCTGACCCTTCACAGATTGGACTGACCTACAACACAGGTCATGCGCCAACTGTCGGCGGTGCGACCACTGCCACCTACGCCGTCAACTCTTCCGGGCAGGCGATTGTAGCGGATGGAAGCGGAGCATACTCGCGACCCTGCACAGTTGCGAACTTCAGTTCGATCTGTAGCGGCGGGGGTGGATCAGGTGCGGGCCTCATAACCTACTCTGGCCCCTCTCTCAGCCTGAGTGGAACGCAGTACTTCCCCATTGGTGGCGGCGGAGCAGCGAGCGCAACCGAAGCGAACGTCGATCTGGACTCTCCGGCGGCGGCGACGATCCAGAACTTCTCTGTGCAGATGAGCGCGGCTCCCGGAGCGGGGAACTCAGTCGCCTATACGTGGCGCAAAAATGCCAGCAGTACGACCCTGACCTGCACCATCAGCGGAGCCTCAGCAACATCCTGCTCAGACACGACGCACTCGTTTACGGTAGCGGCGGCAGACCTGATGACGATTCAGGCAGTGACTACGGGCACAATCGTCGGCACGCCTACGGTGGTCATGGGTACGCAGTTTGGGATTGCAGTCTCTGCGGGCGTGACATCTTTTACCGGTGATGGCACAGTGTTGAGCAACTCGGCTTCAACGGGAGCGGTCACTGCAACTCTAACCAGCGCAGGATCCCATACAGTCCTCGCTAACCTGACAGGCTCCAGCGCGTCTCCGACGTATACGGCAACGCAAGGCACCGACTCCTCACTTTTGACTTCCGGTACTGTTTCCGGCACGGCTGCAACGCTCTGCACGGATGCAAATGGCGGAGCGACGACGGTTGGATGTACGAGCGGAGGTTCGAGTGGACCGACCTTCAAGGGGGCGGTCTATACGCCTGCTACCAGTTCGTCTACGACGGCTGCTACTACGCCTTCGCTTGCCGGAGTGAGCAGCAGCGATTTGCTGATCGTTTTCTGTCGGTCTTTATTTGGGAACACAGTAACGATTACGTCGTCGCCATCAGAAACGTGGAACACGCTTTCGTCCGTTGGGTCTAACCCAACGGCGACCGTGCAGATGGCATGGGCAATTGCTGGAAGCGCGGCGTCGCATACGGTTACATGCACGCAGAGTGGAACCGGGACATTCCAGTCAGCCATGCTTCTGGACTACAGCGGGACTGGAACTTCACTCAACACCAGCGTCAACAATAGCGGCACTTCCAGCGGCGTTCAATTCCCATTCAACGCGGGGACGGGTGGCACCTATTCAGCAGCTACAACAGCTTCAACCTCGCAACGTACGCTGATTGTTTTCTGCAACGCGGTCGGCGATCTCAAGCCGTACTACGCCGGATATATCGACGGAATACACGCGAATCTTAGAGTCGTTGACGGCCCCGGAACCGGCACGGGATCGACTACGAGTTCCAGCGCATGTGAAGACATCGTAACCACGACGGCTGTCAATCCTTTGACAGCAAACTTCGGATTCAATAGCAACTCCGGCTTCGCCAACACGCTCGCAGCCTTCAACTATTAGTGAACACTATGAAGCGTATCCTTTCCATCCTCGCGCTCTTCCCGCTGGCCCTGCCCGCGCAAACCATCAACTACACCCCTGTGCGCTACACGGTTGCGATCTCCTCTGACGGCGGTGTCACCTATTCGCCGCTCACCAGCGCCTCCGGCATCGGCTCGGTTACCTACACGCCGCCTTATTTCGTGCCGATGTGTTCAAACGATGGCGGGGCTACCTATTCGCAATGCTCATTCTCGGGTGGCGGTGGCTCAGTGTCACTGACATCACCCAACTCCACACTGAGTTTGAGTCCGTCACCGATCGTTGGTACGGGAACATTGGATTTGAACCTGACCCACGCGAACATCTGGACCGGATCGCAAACCTTCTCCAACGGCGGCGGCACGCCCGACACCGTGCAGGCCTACAACGATGGCACCGCAGGCGAGGGAGTATTTTTCAACACAGGCGGTGCGCAAAAGGGCGGAGTCATGGACAATGCGGGGTCCTTGAATTGGACGAGCTTTGACACGGGCGGAAATTTCAGCCTCTGCACTACGGCCGATTGCGCGGCAGCAGATTTGGATATTGATTACATAGCCACGGGCAGCGGTTTCTGGAAAGTAAATCCGATTGGATCGGGAACGACGTTAGTGCTTGGAGCGTTTGGCCAGTCGATCAACGTGAATGGCGTTTATGTAGGCGGAGCAAACAGTGGAGTCACTGGAGCGATTACAAGCGTTGATGGTGACACAGGAAACACATCTTTGTCTGACACTGTGCATGTCAACTTAAGTATCGGCACCGCCAGTTCGCACACTGCAGAACTAACTGCAGAAGTCAGTGGAGTGGCGCTCCCCTACATCACAGGATCAACACAGTGCTTGCATGTCAGCACCGCAGGGCTCATCAGTGGATCTGGTGCGGATTGCGGTGGAGGCACGGCGAACATCGTCGCTTCGGCCGAGGTGGTTAGTTTCTCCGCTACGCCGACATTTTCCATCGCCTTCAACGTCTCGCGCATCGTGCTCACCGGAAACATCACCTCTTTCACCTTGGGAGCCGGAGCTGACGGCCAGAGCAAAACTCTGTGCTTCAAGCAGGGCAGCGGAGCCTACACCGTGTCACCGCCCAGCGCCGTTCATGGGTTCTTCACTCTCGGCACGATTAGCGGCGACTGGAATTGCCAAGCCTTTACCTACGACAACACCGATTCCATCTGGCTCGCCTCGACTACAGGAGTTATCAACCAGTGAAAAAGCTCATCACAGTTCTCTCTTTTCTATGCTGCCTGAGTCTTTCTGCGCAGACCGTCAACGGCGTAGCCAATCAGAGCATATCCGGTCCCACTCTCACAGCACCCGGAGTCGGAGCGGCTGCGGCTGGCGATACGGGAAGTCCTTATGCGACTATCGCGAACGGTCTAATCAAGGCCAATCAGTTCACGTTCAGCGACGGGACCAACGGATGGTGCGCCGCCCCCTTCTACTGCGGCCTCGCTCCAAGCTCCGGTCCCGTCGCTTATCAGATGTATGGCGCGGACGCGATCCTGACCATGCTGGCCTTCCCTGGCCGCTTCCAGGCGGCTGACTTTCTCAACCTGGTGAACAAGTTTGTAGGCGCGAAGAACACAAACGGCAGTGCAACCTATCCGGTTGGCGACTTTCCGGAGGTCGTCAAGCAGGACGGAACGGCTGGCCAGTTCTGCTCCGGGAACGATCTCTATTGTCACTATGCAACCGGCGACGGTCGCATATCGGTTCCGCTCGCCCTCTACCTCTACTGGAAGCGCACCGGCGATCTGGCGCCGTATAGGGCGAACGTCGCAGCCATCATCACGGCACTGGCGATTCCGCCGCGCAACGGCACTACGGGATGCATCACGATTGTGGCCGGGCAGGAAGACATCCCTGGTATCGGCTATCTCGAACAGATGCGCCCGATCGGCGATGTGGCCGATGCGAGTGTGTGGATGGCCTACGACTACGAGGCGCTGTATCTGATGGCGACCGCGGCCGGTGACACCTCCAACGCCAGCATCTTCAACACGCAATTCACGAGCCTGCAAACCTGCGTCACGACGACGCTGACCGACGGCTCGACCAAGATGCTGTGGTTCGCGAACGGTGCCCAGATGCACGAGCTGGACATTGTGGACTCGACCCTTGCGGCGTATCCGTTGCTGGGCAGCAGCGTCGGGCCGCTGCTTTCGGGCACGCAAATCACAGCGATAGGCACCTGGCTCGACTCGAATTATTCGAGTCTGGTTGACACCCAGGGGTACGCAAAGATGGTCAACGCCTGTGACGTGGTGGGGAAGATTCCCTCGGGCGGGGGAGCCCCTTACACCTCCGACGGCACAACGACAACCAGCTATCAGTGTGCTTTCTGGGCTACGTTCGGCGGGTATTTTGCCGATATTCTGAGCCCCGTCGACTTAGCTTCGGCGCAGTCATATATGGCCGCATTCCTCAACGGCATGTCGCCCGGCGTCGAGCACTATAACAGCGGAACTCCGGCCCTCGGCAACGCTCCATTGCTGATTACGGCAGGGCAGTCGATTCGCCTAGCCAGCGAGCTTATCCCGATGGACGTTCCGCCAATTACGACCGTGCTGTGCGCCGCCGACGGTTTCGGGCGCTGCACAAATTATTTGCCTGGAGACGTCAACGTCGGCAACTTTCACGACCCGGCGGTGCCCATTCCGTTTCTGCTGAAGCAGACAGGGACCTACGCCTACTCCGGCTTCAACACGATTGACGCCTATCTTTTTCCGAATGCGGCCAACGGGGCAACGCTCGGTATGGCTCTGGGCACGGCAATCTCCAGCAACAACGTTCTTTATTTATCGTTCCACCCCAACGGTTCGGGATCGACAAGCAACTTTGGCAGCCTTGACCTCTGGGGACATAACAACGAACTCACGTGGTGGCCATCCGGAGATGTTGGTGTCGGGGGTGCGTCAACTGACCAGAACAAACTCTTCTGGGTTGGATCGACGGCTCAGTTCAATGTCGATGCGAGCGGCAACGCGGCCACCTCCGGCACGATGGGCGCAGCGGCTTATAACCAGCACGCCGCCAGCAATACAGGGGGTACCTGCACGATGTCCTCCGGGACTTCCTGCACGATCACCTTGGGTCATACCTATACGACGCCTGTCTGTATTGTGACCCAACAGAGCGGCACGCTGACCGGCGGTGTAGTGGGTTGCACGGTTTCAGGAACGACAGTCACCATCACCGCCGCCACGTCGAATTCAGAGGCGTGGGGGGCGTTCGTGTTCGGAAATCCCAACTAATTTTAGGCGAAGGAAACCACAATGGGCGTAGGAGACATTCTCGGAGAAACCAGCAAGAGGCTAAGAATAGCCGCATCTCTTCTTCTGCTCTCGTTCATTCTCTTCCCGCTCGCCCTCTTCGCGCAGACGGTTCAGACCTTCGCGGTGCCGGCGGCTATAAGCGTCCCCGTGGATACCGTGCAGACCTGCAAAGCCATCGTGAACGGCTCTCTCAATCAGGCAGTGACGTGGAGTTCAACAGGAGGGATGTTGAGCGCGGGGCAAGATCCCAACACCGAAGGCATCACCTCCGCGAGCACGGGGACCTTCACGCTGACAGCAACCTCCGTTGCCGATGGGACGAAGACCGCGAGCTGCGTGGTTACCTTCACCGGCGATCCGTCCGTAGCGACAACCTATCCGCGGCTGATTCTTCCCGCCAGTCAAGTCGCTACCATGCAGGCCAAGGGGTTGACCAGCAATCCTCTGTACTCCGCGATCTTTACTCCAGCACAAGCTGCGTATACAGCCGACTCGGCGATCTGGACGTTTTCGACGTGGAGCGGATCGGCCTGCACCGGAGGGTCGGGACCAAGCTCGGACCAGAGCCAGAACTTCGTGGAGAACGACGCCTTCTGGATGGCGCAAGTCGCGCTGATGGATAACAGTTCCAGCAACCGGAACCAGTACGGCTGCCCAGCGCACGATGTCTTCATGACCAACATTGAATACGCCATCAATGGTGAGTTCAAGGTCGATGGAAACCGCATGTCGGGGAGCGCAGACCAGTTCGCGTTGACCGCCGACCTACTGCTGGGCGGAGGCTATCTCAGTTCCGCCGATCAGGCTGTAGTGCGAAACTTCCTCGCCGTGGTTGCGTACGACCAGGTGAACTCCTTCTATGGCTCAGAGGGGGTTATTGGAAGCTACAACAGCGCGACGCAGTTCACGAATTTCGGGGATAGCAGCTACGTCTTCATGCGCGCCATGGGGAACAACTACACGCAGTCGCGCATGTTGATCCTCACGGCGGCGGCGCTTCAGTTCGACGACAACACGAGCGCCGACCCGCTGATGCCCACTGGGGGCGTAGTGAGCGCGCCGCCGCAAAATCAAGGCAGCACATGGACGGTAGGAGAGCAGTTCACCATAGGCTCCGGCGCGGCGGTGGGGCAATGCACCGCAGTATCGGGCGGCGCCTGCACGGCAACGGAAGTCATTACTGCCTCGACCGGGTATAACAACACCTCGAATCCCCTCAGCACAACAGCGACTTCGGGCAGCGGAACCGGCTTGACGGTGAATATCGTGGCGCTCAACACCTGCGGCGCGGCGCGAGGGACCTTATGCCCGGACGGCAGCGGGGGCGACCTGCACGCCTATTGGGGCTACATGACCGGCGCGATGCTATACAAATACTGGGCCAACGAAGAAGACCCCGGCATCACGCAGCAGGCCTACAACGCCGCATACGCCAACCTGCCGTCCAATCCTTCATGTAGCACGGAGTGGGGCGGGACGGCCCCCTGCATGGGCAGCAGCCAAGGCGGGGAGGCAAGCGAGGGAACATTTTACGGCAATGCCTTCGCCGGATTTATTCAGACAGCGATTGCGATTCAGAATGCCGGGTACTTCAACCCGTCGCTGTACGGCCCGCAGATGAGCGCGCTGACTTCCAGCTACAACGATCAGCGCATACTCGCCGATTACACGGCTATGACGGGGATGAGCGGACTTCAGGCCGAGCCTGCTCGTTGGAACTTCCTCACCAACGGCGATTCGGACAACAATTACGTCTACCCAGCCAGCTACAGCACCGAATCGACGATGTTGATGGACGACTACCTTAGCGGAAGAACCGACCGCGCGAACAATCTGGAGTGGATTGTATTGAACAGCGCGTGGGGCGGGGCGGATGGAACCCATAGCTGCACGATGGGACCGTGCGGGTTCATCAACTCTCTCGCCGATCCTTTTGGCGAAGCGACGCTGCCGGACATCTTCATCGCGTTGCCAGCGGGTAACCCGGTGACCGTAAATCCTCCCACCGACCCGCGTGCGACGCTTCCGACCGACTGGTACGACATCGGCAATCAGCATATCGCCGTGCGGGATAACGGTTGGGCCACGGGAACGGGAACGATCTTCTCCACCTATTGCACCAACACCCACATCGACCACGAACACGGGTTTTGCGGAGGCTTTGATGTGTACTCGAACGGCGAGTACATCGCAAAAGGCCGGACGGAGTTCAACGACTACAACGATGCGATGAGCGCCGCGATGTACAAGCAGACCGCTCCGGCGTTGCAATTCCCCGGCCAGACGACCTGCACCGTGAATCCTTCGTCAAACTTCTGTTCCTATTGGGAGGGGTTCACTTTCGGAGGGGAGATGTGGCACGGAACGCAAGGCGGAGTGGCCACGCTGCTGCATTCGGACTCGCCGGTCTACGTGGCCTCGACCGCCGACGACACAGTTCTCAACACGGGAGCCGCCACCAACAGCCACTACTCCCCATTCAATCAAACATCCCTGCGGTCTACCTCGCAAATCTATCTGCGCGGATCGCAACAGGTCATCACCTACAACCGGGTCGCCACCGGGACGAATTCGTGGAACAAGTCGAACTTCTTCGTCACGACCGGAGCGCCGACGATCAGTGGCGGGACGGCGACGTGGCTGACCCGCTCGGGAACGCAGAAGGCCGCGTGGACACCTTTGCTCCCTGCCGGTGCGACGTTCACCAACGCCAGGTTGCCGCAGTATGTGACCATCACCGCCGCGCATTCCACACTGAACAGCGGCTCAACAATGCAGGCAACCTGCACGGTGACCTACGCGGACGGCTCGACGGCTGACGTATCGTCCCTGACGGGCTGGGCTGGGAATTTGACGTGGACGGTCGATACTCCGACCGTTGCCACCGTGGCATCGGCGGGCTTGATTACGCCGGTTGCGGCGGGCAGCTTCAATCTGCGCTGCGGCTGGCTGGGCGTGTATGGCAACGCCCCAATCACCATCACCTCCGGCTCGTCCAGTGGGACGACAAACGTTGTCGGCGACCAAGACCAGCTTGACGACTGGGAGCCGTACACATTGGTCCAGGTTGATGCTGGGAACGCCACGAGCACGAACTTCCTCTCCGTATTGCAGTGGGGAGCGTCCAGCTTCACTCCTGCGACGGCAACGGCGGTCACTTCGAGTTCGGGCCAGACCTTCGACGGCACTCTGGTGGGTACGACGCTGGCCATGTTCATGCGCGTTCCTGCTACGTTCACCGGCGTGACTTTCCCAGCCTCCAGCGCCACAACGCTGTACGTGGCGGACCTAACCCCGAACACGAGCTACACGGTTTCGGGCGCAGGGACTCCGGGTTCCTGCACAACCGATCCGGCTGGGGTATGCACCTTCTCTGCCACCGGGACAGGCAACATCAGCGTCAGTCCCGGTGGCGTGGCCGCACCGCCAGTCAATTTAACTGGGACTATCAGCATTACAGGAAGCGCGGTTATCCGATGAGAGCTACGCTGCTCCTGCTCGCGTTGCAGTCGGTCGCATTGACATGGACGCCTTCTCCAACCCCCGGAGCAGTATCGAGCGTCTATCGCATCGGAGATGCGTGTCCTTCAACTATTACAGGCGGTATCCAGCTTGCTAGCGGACTTACTGGGGCAACATTCATCGATACCACCCCGGTTGCAGGCTCAACCTATAGCTACTACCTGACCGCCATCGCACCGGGCTATGCCACTTCACCTCCATCTAATTGTGTTACGGAGTCGATACCTAACCCAGCCCCGCCGCCCCCGCCGCCGCCACCGCCAGCACTCACGCCTGCCCTGCTCACAATTGGCGTTTCAGCCTCAAACGTAAATATGAGTAAAGTTTCCGTAGCGGTCAAAGCTGCCACTGGAAAAGTTGTGCCTCAAGGTACCGTTACATGGACCATACAAGGCACCACTATTTTCACCACCACACTCACTCGGCAAGGCCAGACTTCCGCCTCAATATGCACCATGTTGATGCAGTTTTTGCCGGTCACTATTACATATTCCGGCAGCAGCACCTTTGCCCCATCTACAATTACGCTGCCTGCTACAGGTTACAGAAATTGATTGTGTTAGCTCCATAGGGCGCTTTAAAGTGATTGCGCACCTTAGGGTATCTAACCTCAGGAAATCCGACCCTCGAAGACGGTGCATCCTAAGGAGGAAAGTGGGCCAATGCCGCCAGAGGGGTCAGCATTCATGCAAGCTAAGATCGATGGACTGGAAAAAGTGGTAGCAGGATTGTCGGCTACGATGGAAGCCAATCACAGGCAGAATCGTGGGGATATCCATCGATTGTTCGACAATCAACAGACCATCGCTGACTCAATTCGTGTAGGGTTAGATCATATCGCAGATAAAATTAGTATTCGCTGCGATGGAATTGAGAGCGATGTTATGGACTTAAGATTGAAGTGGGCACGCGCTACGGGCTACTCAGCAGCGGTAGCTGGATTATGCGCGCTGCTGTTCGAACTTATCAAATTGGGGATAGATCACATTCGATGAACAGTCATGCTGATTACGCGCTTCTCGCCTTATGTTTGTGGAAAGAAGATCGTTCTGGAGGAAACACTGGTATGACTGCTGTGGCCTGCGTAGTGCGCAACCGGGCCACACGTAATCACACCACTTATTATGAGGAGCTAACTGAGCCTGAGCAATTCTCCTCACTAACCGCCAAAGGCGACCCGGAGCTGACGGTATTCCCCAAGCCGAACGACATCTGGTGGCAGGCAGCACAGCTTATCGCGGGCAATGTGGTCGATGGCAACGTGGCTGACATCACCGGAGGGGCGACGATGTATTATGCGCCCCGAGGGCTGGGGCCGACCACTAAAACATTTACGCCACCTGGTGGCCAGCTGGTGCCGTTTCCTGAGGACTGGAATGCAACCGTGCTCACTTACACTGTAACCATAGGCGGACAACTCTTCTTTCGGCCGAATTAGCCCCTGAAAACTCTTTACTCACCTCTGGCTTGCATGCTCTCATGCGGGCCATGAGCAAAGCATGGACATCATTGCAGACGTGGCTGAGCAAGCATTCCATCAGTTCCAAAACGATAGCCTCTGTATGGCTGTTTATCGTAGCGATGTTCTATGCAGAGCCAAGCTTCCGCGAATATGTAAAGCAGGCTTATACCCACCTACCGCTCTGGCTGCACGGTTTTATTGCGGGGGTGGTTCTGCCCGCGTGCTTGTTCTGGAAGACGTGGAAGACGGTGCGGGAGACTCCAACAGCTTCAGTAGCGCGAACGGCCTCAGCGACTAGCTCAGCGAACAGCTCGGCGGCTAACTCATTCGGTTCTTCAGGCCCACTCAATCTCAACCAGTAAGGGAGAAGGCAGCAATGAAACAACTCACGCTCACGCTCAAGCCTAAGTCCAAGCTCGACCGCAGGTGCTTCCTCAAACTCACAGGCACGGCTGCGGCAATCACTGTGATACCTAGCTCGCTGCTGCTCTCTGGCTGCAATTCCGAATCCATCGTGCAGGGCCTCAACATCGTGCTTCAGTCGGCCGAAGGCATTCTCAACGTGCTTGCGCCCGGTGATCCATGGGCTGCGGATTTCCAGCAAGCGGTAGCCGCGCTGCAGCAGGCCGAGGCGGCATGGCAAGGCGGCGGCGCGATCAACATTATCGTGTCGGCGCTGAACACGCTGGAAGCGGTCACTGCTGTGGTTCCGTTCACCGCGCCTTATTCTGCATTGATCGACATTCTCGTGGCTGGAATTGAATCAGTGCTGCTGCTGATTCAGAACCAGAATCCATCAGTGTCGGTCGCAGCGGCCGCGACTGCGCACCCGAATCCGCACGAGGGCAAATATCATCTGGGCAGGCCACATGCATTTCAGACCCCGGTGGGCGTTTACCGCAAGGCATGGAATGATGCCGTGAAAGCGAACCCCGTGCTGGCGGCGGCTAAGCTGCAGTAGGAGCTAGGAGCTGGGAGCTAGGAGCTGGGAGCTGGGAGCTGGGAGCTAGGAGCTGGGAGCTGGCTATGGCATTGAAGCGACTTTACACTGCTCTACGCGATTCACTTGATCCGCGTGATAGAGTGCTGCCTCAACCCGCATCTCTTATGTCACCTTTGCCTACTGTGCCTAATGTGAGCTTAGCGCAATGGCTGGGGACTGTGAAGGACCAAGGAGCTACCGGGAGCTGCACGGCGCAAGCAGGCACGGGCATTTTAGAATGGCATTACAACCGCTTTAAATCTCAATCTCTGGCATTCTCACCACAATTCCTGTATCGTGCCGAGCGGATTGTTGAGGGCGATGTCACGATGGATGGCGGCGCACAGTCTCGCACTATGATGAAAGTGCTGTGCCAGTATGGGACCTGTTTAGAAAGTAGCGATCCTTACAATGGGAATACCGGTTGGCAGCAGCCTACTACTCTAGCGCAACTAGCAGAAGCGCGTGGCTATCGCATGGGCGCTTATCATCGCGTCAGTGATCTTGAAACATTGAAAGGCGTGCTCAGGTCCGGTTATGTGTCCTCACTCGCTATTGAGGTTTACGAAAGCTTTGAGACGCAGCTGGTAGCGGAAACCGGTACTGTGCCAGTACCCGCTAAAAGTGAGCAGTTCCTTGGCGGCCATGAGGTTTATTGCTATGGCTATGACGATGTGCGCAGCGTGCTGCTATGCCGAAATTCGTGGGGACTGGACTGGGGCGCGGCTGGAGACTTCACTCTTCCGTATGGCTATTGGTCAGCGGGCTATGTGATGGATTCGTGGTGCTGTCATTTTGGGTCTCCTTGGAAGCTAGCGCCGTCGCTAGCGAACCTACCCAACCAGCACCCATAGCTAACTTATCTATCTCCTGTGCAGGCATGCTCTGGCTCACTGCTTTCGCAGCAGCATCAGCTTTCATACGTGACAACCATTGCTGAGCCGCTTTGATGACGCACGCATCGCTGCAAGCATCGGTGGCCAGTATGCGGTTATAATGATAGCCATGAGGCTCCGCACCCTCCCATGGCACCACCTCAAAGCCAACTCCAGTTGAATAAACAGTGAACCAGTGATTAGTTTCTTTCTTGATGGCATCGCAGATGCCACAAAATGTGGTTGGTTTGGTTGGCATGGCAACTCCTTTTGGTTTATTTAAATTAGATAGAATCGCTCACTTAGTGGGCCTCCGATTTGGCCTTAGGTTTATAGGAATGCGCAGGAATTAGGCGGCTGACAATGAGCGCAAACGTTGCAAGCAGGAGCGCACATTGACCTCCAGTAGACAGCGGCAAGCCGACCTCGAACCATGCTGACCCGGCGAACCAAATGAAGGCCACCATGCTCATACAAACCCCACTGACTACAAGCACCATTCCAATCGCTAGCAGTATCTTCTTCATTCCTCATCTCCTCGCTCACCGGTTTTGAAATTCAGGGAAAAGCGGCTTGTCTACCTTTCGACTATTTCCCAGTCATCGGCAAGTAGGTCGAAGCCGTCTAGAATGTGCTCGCCACCGTCAGCGCATCCGATGGCGAGGAAGAACCACGGCACTCCACTCGACATCCAGACCTTGCCAGCATACTTAGCACGCTGCACCGAATGGCCATCTTTGCACCATTCCACCGCTTGTCTAATATCCGCCATTCTCAACCGCCTCTTTCTGTTTTCAATCTGACTTAGGTCTACCGTCTACAGGCAGGGCGCGTCCTTGTCGCTCTACTACGCGGCGCACTAAATCCAACATGCTAAGTACATCTTCAACGTCCTCGCGCGAGAAGGTTCCCCCAATGTCAATAGAGACCGATCCAGCAGTGAATCCCGTAGACTTGACGCCCGCTCGCACAATGAATAGTTCTGGCATCTCGCTCACTTCATCCCTCCTGATGCAGCCCCGCCCTTGGGTTCAGGGGGTTTTGCGGCGATTTCGGGTGGAGTGTCGAGAAAGCACACCAATAGGAGACCAATCGTGCTGAGCACTATGCAGGTAAAAGCTCCAACAGCCGAGTCCCACTTGTGGATTCCAGCTTCATACCCGCATGCCCACTCGCTAACAAACGTGATGATGAGCAAATAAACCCACAAAGCTCTCATTTCCGGCCGCCTTGATCTGTATTCCCCTGAGACTGAACCGAATCACGTTTCACAATCTTGCCGCAGCGGATGCAAGTGCGCGTTAGATCGCCGGATGCATTGGATACTGCCACTCCGCCACATACGCACCGTGGCCATACATCTGGATTCCCCTGAGACTGAACTTCACGGAGACGGGAGAGCACTGCCCTCAAGGCAGCATTCCAAGCTGATCGCCAAAGGATGTTGCTCGTCTCATCTCCTAAACTGTTGATGATCCTCTCTAGCTCTTCCTCTACTAGAAGGGGCTTGGAGGGGGGAGCGAGTTTGGCTTCGGCGGCTTCGGCACGGGCATTACGCCAAGTGCCTAGAACATCCGTTCCGCGTAAGCCTATCTCGAATAGATGCACCGCCTGTTTCATGATCCATTTTGTGTGCGAAGCCCGCTCCGTATCCCGTTCCTTCTCTGCCTGTGCCAGCGACTCGTTCGCTGCCTGGAGTTGGGCCACCAACTCAGCCACTTCGGTATCCCGGGCATAGTACCCCCGCCTTGCTCCAGCTACAAAAATCTCGTCTGGTTCCTGACCGCCTCCATCGTCGATGCACACTTGCCGAAGCCATTCGTTGAATCCTGAAGGCTTAGGCACGGCAGGAGCATTTCTACAGCCTTCTGTGGTGCAGAAGGGTTTGGGCGGCGCGAAGTTTGGATATCCGCACTGGTCGCATTCAGGCAATTCAGCCGAATTTGCCGATTTCAAGGCTGGTAGCTCAGGGGCGCACCCTTTGGGTTCAGGCATTGGACTTCTCCTCTGGCTTGGCTTCTGATGCCCACGCGAGGATGCCAAGGAGATTACCCCAGCACTGCCGACACAATTTCCACGCCAATCCTTTGCGCCGGTACGCTCGATTGCAACCACCGTCATTGCATTTCATTTACTTTTCCTCCTCATCTGGTAGGGCTGCTGGGCTACATCCATACAGCCCAATCCATTACGCCTTGTCGATACTAGTTTTGAAAATGTCAAGATGTTCCCGAAACTGGGCCGAAGTAATTCGGCTGTCGCGCAAATCGGCTAATTCCATCAGTAATATGAGGACTTCTGAGAATAGCTGTTTAGTCTTGGGGTCCATTTGATTCACCTCCTCCCTCGCGCGGTTCCTGTGGGCCGAGAGCGGCTACTTCGGGAATTGGCGGAAGCTTATCGAGGTCTAAGCCATACTTCGCGGCTATCGTCTCATTCATCTTTCGCAACTGTTCGTCCTTGAAGTCAGGCAGGCGTCCGTTTTCAGCCTGTTCCCCGGATGGGGGCGCGGGAATAGTTTTATTCCACTGGGCGCAAATCCAATCGGCCACCTCTGAGTCTTCACATTCCGCGATGGTATGGCCATTGGCAAAGACGGCGAACCCGTCGGATTGAAAAGTTCCGTTGATCGCAAGCCCGTAACTCGCTCGACCGGGATACATCTTGTGAGCCTGATGGTCATCACTCAGGGCCGCAGCTTCGGGACCAAGCTTGATTTCCGCTTGCTGCAACCGTTTCCGAAGATCATTGCAAATCTCAATCTGAGACTGAAGCGCAACTTGAAGGTCGCGATAGGAACCGCAGTGAAGCGCAATATCAGCTTCTCGTGCATCGGCGAAATCCTTCAATTTAGCCGGGTCCACAGGTTGCAGGGCCGCAGCTTCGGGTGTGCTGGCCGGGTATGAAATAGATGGGTCAGCGAGGTAGCTTTCGCATAGGCAATAACAGCAACCTCTAGAACCGTCCGATTTCATATTGCAGCAATGCGCCACTCTTGTGTGATGGCACACATCACAAGGCACTAAATCTTCAAATGTGGGTACGCGCCCCACTTGCTTTCCCCCTTCTGCGCTGTTCATAAGGTCTCCTTCGCACGCAATAGACGATCTATCTCAGCAGCAATAAGAGCGCCCGCTTTGGCGAGATTGCGAATAGGATCGGGTGAAGGTTTCCACCACTTCTCGTCCCACGGCCACCAGCCCTCGTTGTCGGCTCCGGGCACCTCATGGTCACTTACAATCTCCAGTGCGTGGGCGGCATAGGTAACCGCAGCTCCGATCATCTCTCCCGTGATGTGCTCGTCGTCGTGCTCCGGCGTCCATCCTTCGGCGCATATCTGTCGTCTACGCTCTGCTGCGATAAGTTCAGCACCATCCATCGTCATCTCCAATTTCTCCTGCTCTCCTACATTCCGGGGTACAGAGGGGTCAAAAGTCATAGGTGCTCTCCTCTGAAATCAGAACTACGGCCCTACTTGGGGTCAGGTTTGACGGGCATACCGAGGCGTTCCCTCAACTCGTCTTTGTCAATATCTGCACACGCTTTTCGATATTCCGCATCGGTAAGCCATAGCAGCCAGTCGGGCCAACCCTTCAGCTTGCCAGAGCCATACTTCCAGTCATGAATCCACTCAGAGAATGTCCGTCGCCTGAAGCATCTCTCTAGCAACCGAACGCCCATAAGAATCACTACGTCGGGCGCATTCAACTCAATCAGCCGTTTCAGCCGGTCTCTCCTGATTCCATAGAGACTCCGTTCCACTATCAACTTACTCATGGCTTTCTCCTTTCGGTGCGCTGAGGGCGTCGTAGCGGCGGATTATGGGGGCAGCCTTACTTTGCGCTTCCCTAAACTCGCCCATCGTAATTACATCTTGATATCCCCTCAGCGCTTCTACGGCTTCGCGGAGGAGGTCAGGCTTGACCACATCAGAGGCGGCTTCTCAAGCGTCTAACAATGGAATCATTACGAGTTGCGGATGAACGCAGATCGTGCGGTTCTCACTAGAAGCAGATGTCACTCCCTTGCGCAATGCTGTTATCAGCTCCGGTGACAACTCGGGCCGCTGGTCCTGCTTTCCATCACTCATGGCTCACCTTCTTTCCCGATGAGACTTTCTGGCGTTCAAGTGTTGCGCGCAGAAATCGCGACGGGATGCGAAGATGAACGAATCCGTCCTTGAAAGAGTTGTGACCCACCTCGGTCGGCAGTCCATGCGTGCGCACAACACCTTCATGCCGAGCCTGCCCGCTGCCAGCGTGAGCGCGTTCTTGATGCTCATGGGCGGAATGAAAACTTCCTTGGTCTGAGGATCATAATGCAAATGCTCACGCCATGTGCGCTTGCGATAAGCATCGTAAGATTCTTGGTCTTCCTTTTCGGTTTCGTGGTAACGAGACTGCGAATAAGGTGATACTCCTTCAAGCTCGACGGTTGCGATGCGAACGGACATTGAAATTCTCCCTTGGATTTGAGTTTGAGTTATGAAAACGTTACGTTACATTACATCAAGCAGCGCGAAGTTGAGACACGATGCAGCACGCAGCAGAACGTTACAGGACGCAACGTAGCGCTGCACTGTGATGCCCCATGACGCGTTGCGAAACGACGCCCAACAGCACAGAATGCTGCGACATGCGGCGTTACGTAGCGACACGGAACGTTACGCAATCTCTAGCAAGCTTTACTCTTGAATGGCCTTGGACCCGAAAAGTTTCAGTGTCTCATCCATCGGCAGTGGACGAGTACGATTGCCAACCGCATCAGCGATCACCTTCTGCGTGCGCTCAGTAGCGCCCTTCTGGATGAACTGCAGAATCGTCAGCGAGGTATTGTGTTGCAGCTTTGACTGTGCGCTGAGCGAGTCGTAATCGACTGCCTGCAACCGGCGCGATGCACGCTTGGCTGCCTTGCTGAGCTTGCGCAAGTCCGCAGTGCTTAGACTGGGAACTTCTTCATTGGGCACTAGCCGTACGCCTCGGCCCCAGTCCACCACAAACACCATGCCTTGTTCACTGAGCAGCTTATTAGTTGATGTGGTAAGGACGTTGCGTCGATGCCGCACATCACACCCACACAGGGCGTTCAGCTCGGTATACGTTACGGTCTCTCCCGGTTTGGCCTCGGCAAGCCGACGCAGAGCGATAGTAGTCTCAACCGCGAGATTACCCTTGATTGGAATATACGGCATTCAGAATCTCCCTTTCTGATGATGCCAGTAACAGTTCGGTACGGTACGTCACGTGACATGAAGGTGCGTTACGGGACATCACCTCACGGGACGGGACGATGCGGCGCGTAACAAAAAGATATGCAACATTCACGCCATCTACCGTTATACACATATAGCCACGAATCTGTCAACATATATGTGTGTACCAAATCGATGCTCTAAAATTTGACCTCCTGCAGCTCCGCCATGTTCGGCCCGCAGGCACATTCAATGCCCACTACCAGACCCTCTGGAGCGAGCTGTGGATGCACCAGCACATTACTCGGCCTACCGAACACGTCGCTGATATCATGCAACATCTGCGCACGCAAGCCTACTGGATAACAGAGCAGAATGCTGTCGTGAATCGTGTTGCACAGGCCGTAGCGCTCAGCCAACCCTTCACGATCTAGCGCTTTCAACCGCTCACGCAGGTCGCCGTGCGCCTCGCTCTGCACTCTGAATGCCATGGCGGCGTTGAACTGCTCGCCAGGTTTCCAGCTGCCTTTACCATCGGGCACGTAGACCTCGTAAAACCATCGCAACATTCCGTAGCGGTTCTTTAGCATGCCCTGCCGGTGCGCCTCTTCGCACACGTTGCGCTGCCATACGAACACCTTTGGGAACAGACGCTCAATAACAGTGCGGAACTCTCTAGCCTGCTTCAATGAGGCGAAATGTTCACGGTTCATTTCGTAAAGATGTGGCGGCATCAACCCCAACGCAATGCCAAGAATACTCGGCTTGGCCTGCCGGTCACGCACGGCTTTATAACGCTCATTGGACCTGAACCAGCGAAAGCGATCCATCAGCTCGTCGTCAGGTAGCGCGAACAGCTTATCCGCATCCGGCAGGCGCAGAAAGTTCCACGCCACAAAGCTGTGCATGTCCAGCCGTGCCATACGGCAGTTATGTGACAAGAATCCCTCCGCGATAAATGTTTTAGTACTCGTACCTAGTGCCACGACAGGATGATTTCCTATAGACTCAATTTTCAAAATCTTGGCGTCATGCGCAAGTTTTCCAAACACGTTCATGCCTTCTAGCCTAGACAAGCACTTAGGTAATAATCGCTTTGGTCTAAATTGCCCCAGCGCACGTATACCCGCGAATGGCTGCCCCACAAACCTAAATGTACGGCAATCTCGTTGGGGATTGTTAGCACTGTCCCCAAGGCTATAACCATATTTAGCTAACATACTTGCTACCGAGTCCGCGATAATCCCAGGTCTCTGTGCGAAACTTAGCTGGCACCCATTACTAAGGGACCCCTCCCCATCCAAAATTCCGGCAATATATCCTTGATCCCATAGATCAGCACTCTTCCATGGCGGGGTAAACGTGCTCAAGTACATACCCGTAGCTAATTCATCAGCCCTGCGCCAGCTTACTCGTTGCTTAGTATCAAACTTAGCTAGCCATGTGTGTTCTATGCTGCATGTAACAACGCCTTGGTCAGTGGTAATGCGCACACACGGACGTTCAATATAATCCACGGACTCAATTACGGATTTACGTAGCTTGCGTTTGCCCTCTATCGGAAACTCATCGAATCCCCAAAGTACCTCTCCCTCTCGCAGGTCTATGGCACGTCTCCATTGCAGGTCGGCCGTCAGAATACGAGTATCTGGGGCCACACAATAAGACTCATCTTCAGCTAAGAACCCTGTAATAAGGACATGATAACTTTTCAAATCCCAGTTCGCCAGCTCATACCCCGCTGGCGCTTCGATCATACTTTTTATAGCCTTACCCAACTTACCGTGGGCAGGGTAAGTTTGCGTAGATGGATTGCGCGCACTTAGCTGTCCAGTCGCGGGCGCGAAGGTAAAAGTGGTGTGTACTCGGCCGTCGGCGTGCGGTTTGAACCCGTCAACATAAGTGCTCGACATCTTTCCCATCTCACGGCATTCAATCACCTTCGTATAAAAGTCATCCTTGTGCCTAACTGCGAGACGTTCTAGCTCTTTTTTGTTGGTGGTGTCACTGCCTTTCTTGCGATCTTTGGGAATCTTATGCCCACGCACCCGCATATAATTCATCAGTTGCGGCGATGAGTTTGGTGAGAATTCATACACACGGCACCAGCGTGCAACCCCGGCAGTCTGTGTGCCAAGCTGCTCATCAAATACCTGCTGGCCAAACTGGCGCACATCAAAATAGAAGCGCTCACCCGGTTCCTCGACGCCATCTTCATCCGTGGTCGGCGGGTCCTCGAACATGCGCGCGCGGATCACCGCTATCTCGTCGGCAGTTACATTGCTATAACGATTAAGGTAAGCATTCTTGGCGGACTCGGTTAGCGCTTTCTTTGTCTGCTTGCCTTCCACCACCGGAATCCGAGTCGGCGTGATCTCTTCTAGCAGCTCTTTGACGCGAGGGGGCACTCCGGCATAACCATCCTTCGGCGTGATCTTTCTGGCGTCGGCGGGGAACCTGGCATCCAGCTCTAGCAGCAGCTCCGCACGCGTAGCATCAAACTGCGCGCCTAGCGCCAGCCTACGCTCATTATTAATCGGCAGGCCCCGCTGCTCCATTTTGGCTAGAATTGGCCGCACTGCTTCGACTTGGTTCTCATAGCCGACAGCGGCGCGCGCAGGCTGCGGGTCATACCATATCCCGCGATCTACCATAGTGCGGTACGAGACTGAATGAATACGCTGTGTCGCGTCCACGTCTACGCAGCCGTAGAACTCCAGATTGGTGCCGTTCAAATGCTTCCAGGGGAACGGGAACTGCGCATAGCTAGCAGCGAACTGCAGATGCGCGGGCAAATCCGGCTGCATAAAGTGGAACTGTTGTAAGGTATCGTGTACCGGCCCGGCAAGTTCGAGATAGGTGGCATTGCCGAAATCGCGCTGGCCGACCGCGCGCAGAACTTTCAAATCGAATAAATTGTAATTATGCCCCAGCTTCGGCAGCGGCAGTTTCAGCAGCCATCTTGTCGCTTGAATAAAAGGCTGCTTCCACGGCATCGCAATAGCTTGGCCTGGCGCGACGCTGAACTGACTTAGCCTAATCTGCGTATCGGTGAATCCATCCGTTGCGTCTTCATCTAGCGATGCCGATTCAAAAGTTTCGATATCGTGTGCCAGCGCGGTTAGTACGTGCTCAGCGGTACCGGGAATGCTGGCCAGCCACGCATCTGAACGCGCTTTTACATCGCGGCAGAAATCGTCCAACTGAATAAGTGTTGGATGCAAGGTGTAATTTAGGTGGTTCTGTTGCAGCCACGCTGCTACTGCTTCAGCATCGTTATCCTGCAGCATGTCCAGAATAAAACTTTTATCTTTACCGTAACGCACGTTGACCGCGCGTTGAATATCTCGCGCCAGCACGCCGGTGAGATGAATCGCGCCTCGGCGCAGGAAACTAGGATGATATGTAGGCACCACCAGAAGTTCGCAGCCTGCTGCTTCGCAGAACTCTGGCAGCGCGCGAAACACATAACCGCGCATATGGCTAATAGTGCGCTTTTCGCCCGAGATGCCCGTCAAAGTGCGGAACGGAATGCCGCCAAGCGCCACTACAGTGCGCGGCTTGAACTTGCGAAAGAATTCCAATAGATTAGGCTGGCACTGATTGATGACGGAGAACTCATAGTTAGTTCCAGCTAGCGCGTTCCCAAATGGTCTGCAGCGCAACGTATTCGAGATTGCGAACTGGTCGCGGGAGAATCCCAGCCGACGCAGCGTGCGCTCTAAGACAGCTCCAGCTGGTGCGTATTTGACAAAAGGAGTTAGTTCACGCGCCTCGTTTTCTCCGCTGGCCTCGCCAATGAGAGCAACGCCTAAGCTGCAGCTTCCTTCTGGCTGGGAGAAGTCAGTGCCAGCATTGTATAGATAGCAATTTCTACAGCTATCTGGCTTACTCCTGACCACTCTTCTGCTCCTCTCGCTGCTTCCTGCGCAGCTTCTTCCACTGGCGTGCCGTCATGCCTGCAGGCTTCTTTGGTTGCGCGCGTGTGACCGGCAAGAAGCGCCCTGGATGCAGAGGATCAGGACGGTTGTAGAGAGTCCGTATGCGAGTTGGTTCAAGTTGATCTTTCTTCTCTATAGCCACGGCAGCACTCTGGGATCGATCTTACATTTGCGAGCCAGAGTATCCTTATCGCCTACCAAGCGCAACCCTTGCAGTGTTCTGCACCGCGATAGCGAGACATAGAGCATGGCTGGAGAGCCGAACATCCAACTACGAAAGTCAATCTGGCACCGGTCGAGCGATAAGCCTTGGATTTTATGCACAGTGCTCGCATACGCCAACCGGATAGGATAATACTCGATCTGCCCGATCACGTACCTCCTGACGCGGCCGCGATAGTGAACCTTCGCGATATAGCGACCGTCATCTGACTCTTTGGCTATGCTCTGCTCCACTGTTTCGTTCGGGCGCTCGCCTAGCTCCACACCGCGCACAATCGTCGGCACGTATACGATCTGCTTATTGCGTACCAGTTCAATCGCAATTACCCACTTGTTATCGCTGCCGACTTGTTCAATCCCGAGTACATGCCCGCAATCACCATTCGCATACTCCAGCACGCCTGGTGAGCTATAGTTATTCGCTAGCAGCATCACATAAGCACCTTCACGCAGCACAGTCTGGTCGGGAATGTTCTTCCATTCAGAACGCTGCTTGCCCCAGCGGCGCGATGGCAGCAGCATCTTACGACCGCGAATGCGATCCAACGCTAGCTGATTAGCGCGATCTACTTCGGCGTTCTGGCTGAGGATAGTAGTGCCATCAAAATCGCGATCAGTCATGTTGAAGAATTCAACCGAGGATGCAAGCAGGCTAGCGCATTCAGACCCGTTGCCTCGCCGCGCATGGTTGAGCGCCGACAGGAACTCAGCATCGCCTTGCCGCCACACTTTTGTGAGCCGGGTAATGTTGTTGCCGAATCTGAGCCAACTACGCGCGTCGAAAGCCCATGGAGTTTTGGCTCGTGCTACTTTGCGCCCGCTAGAACTGCGTTCTGGAATGCTGGGGAGCTGGCAGAAATCACCACAGAGCACTAATCCTAAGGGTTCTTCCCCATCCTTAGTGTTCTGGTTCACATCATCGAACACATGCACAATCACATCTAGTTGTTCACAGGAAATCATGCTGATTTCGTCAATCACCACGTTACGGTAACCTTCGCGGCGCAGACTATGAAGCTTGTACTGCGCTGAACGTTTGAGGTAAGCATCGCGCAGTGAATCGGTATCGAAGTAGCCGAGCAGTGAGTGGATCGTGGTGGTGTTGAGGTTGACCGCCGAGATGCCGGTGCTCGCGCTCAGCACGGCATAGCAAGGGTCCTCGGCGATGCGCTGCTTCAGCGTGAACGTCTTGCCAGTGCCCGCTGAACCGCAGAGGAACGAGCAAGGAGTTTCTAGTGAGCGCTGGGGCAACGGCTCCAACGCGGATTCACTTTCCTCGTCTATATATACAGGCTCGTCGGCCAGGGGCTCGTCGCCCAGCTCATCTAGCGCATCCAGCTCATCATCGTAAACACTCATGGGAAACTCGTTTCATCATCTATAGGCAGGCTGGGTTCAACCGCTACCGCTGCTACCTGTTCAAACATCTCCAGCGCACGCTCATCCGCTGCATCGCTCAGCATCTGAGCAGAGGTCTGTGGGCGTAGATTCTCGCTGGCGAAGAACTCTTCCCACTGAGCACGCTCACGCACATCCAACTGTTTGAGGAACCAAGCTTGCTTAGCGCTGACTGCATTATGCTCTGCTGTGCCTAAAATTTGAAGATTATCTGGGTGGGGGTTCAAGCGGTTGCGGTCTAAGTGGTGGATTACAACATCGTGTTCGAGTGCCCGTGGACCGAACTTAGCTAAATGCCACTAGCCGGTGAACGCGCATGCCGCGTAGAGGACCCGCACTCAGAACCAAGTACCCTTTTGAATCAATGGTAGTGCCGTCTCCCAGCTCGAACTTGCCTTTGCTGCCGCGTTCTTGGGGCATTACGTTTGAGCGCCCTTCAGAGAGTTAGAAGCCCCGGCAGAGTATCCGACTGCCGGGGCCATTTATGTGCGAACCGAGGGGATCGAACCCTCGACATCACGATTACAATTCGTGCGCTCTATCCACTGAGCTAGGTTCAAGTTCGCGGTTGTCAGTGCTCCACAGCACCGAACATAGTTGGCTCTGTCTAATCACGCTGCTCTACCACTGAGCTACTCCCCCTCAGGGCAGCGAACGTATCTTTGAGTGAGGTCAGAGATCGCATTCGCTGCTTGGAGGGGAAGAAGGGATTCGAACCCCCGACCACGCTTTTTGGGCCTTCTACTCTGTGCTGCTTCTGCTGCCGCATCAGTCTCTTGGGTGATAGCCTTAGTCTGCGCTCGCGGTACATGGCCGAGAGACTTCCTTTAGCTTGATCCCTGAGTCTGAGCCTTGAGTTACCCCTCGCGGGGTCACCCAAACTTGGGAAATGCTGGCGGGACAGATTTACGACCTTGCCTCTTACCTCTCGGAACGGTCATGCGAGCGGCCAGCATCGAATTTGGTTGCGGGGGCTGGACTTGAACCAGCGACCTTGTGGTTATGAGCCACCTGTTCTACCAACTGAACTACCCCGCCTTGGTGGACCGGTTTGGCTCCCGCCGCCCCAGCCCGAAAACTTTAGCGCTATCTTACTTCTCCTGCAGGGGCTTGAACAGCCAGCCATAAATCGCCGCGCCGACTGCCGTGCCCTTCGGGTCCTCAATCGTCTGCTCATTAGCCCGCGAGCGCGCTTTCTGCACAGCGCGAATCAGTTGTTCTGAGCGATCCATCAGCTCGGCCTTCTTAGCGGGCGTAATCAAGCTCGACCACTCCTGTTCCAGAATTGTGCCCACAGCTACATCTTTGGTGACCAGTGTAAACTTGCGCTGGATGCTTATCAGTAGCAGGTGCTAACGTCAGCGGCTCCTGTACTTTCTGCGTGCGCGTCTTGGTGACCTCTCTGGCCTTGAACACATGCGCGCCTTTAGCGCTATCATGCGTGAAGCCCTTAGCCGGGTCCAGAGTAGGAATCGAGCGCACTAAGTCTTGCGCCTCCTTTTAGGCGCTTCTCCAGTTGCAGCAGGAACGTTGCAGGCGCGTCCTTTAGGACTACAGCATCATCTTCCAGTACCACGTCCGACTTGGCATGCGTGTTTGCCATGTCGATGTTGTAAGCCGCATCCAGCGAGCGGTCTAAAATCTTGCTGATCCATTCCACCTCGTCGGTTACGGTAGATTGGATATCTGATTGCGCCTCGGTCTTGGGCAGCGCGCCTTCATCGTTCGGCGTGAACGTGACGCGCTTCTCCTCAAACAGGTGGCGCTTACCAGCGAACGTCGCCTGCAGATCAGTACGCGTCTTCTGCGCCTGACCGCTGAGGTTGTTATTGGTTGCGAGTAGCTCGTGAAGCTTTGCCATTAGACGATCTCCCTTAGATGTGGACGATGCTCAATGTAGCATGTGGTAGTGAACGGTGTCAAGTAGCCGTTAGATCAGCATAAGAAATTCATCATCGCGGTTGTCGTTCAGCGTAACGGTGTCGTCATCCATCAAAGCTAGCGCTGCCAGCGCGCGGTCGAATTTTTCCAAACAGGGCTTATTCGGCGTATCTGGATAACAAGGCATTTTCAGGCCGCGATAATCCAGTAGCTCCGTAATATCTTCGATTTTGCTAGCCGTCTTAGCTCGTGCGGTAAACTTCTCTGCAGTCTCTACTACGCGCTTCTGCCACTTCTCGAAACCTAGGAGTGACGCGGCTACCGCTTTGATGTGGTCCTTCTCAGCCTCAGCGCGCTTCTTCTGAATCGCCGCGATCAGCCTCACTTTATTCACTTTCACGTTCATTGCAATCTCCCTATCCACTAATGAATTTTCTACGGAGTAGAACCAGAAGGGAAGCCTCACCCCGCGCAACACGCGTCCATTCATGTTGCCTGTGAGGCTTCCCCCAGTTGGCCCAGCCTAAGCAGCGACAGCGACAGCGACAGCGACAGCGGATCATTATCGCTGCTTAGATTGTTCTGGCTGAGAAGGGGCACCCACTCAGCCAGATTTGGAGGGACGATACGCGGTTAGCCAAGCTGTGGGTAAGGGCGGCTCACAGCTTTTGCTCGTACTCGCGTTCGTCCCATGACGAGTAGAAGGTGTGTAGGGGGAGAGCACCGAGAACTTAGAAAATAACTAAGCGCTCTCCTCCAAGTTTGGAACCGTTACGCTACGAAACTATGCGGGACTGTAAGATATGGGACAATGCGCCACGTCGAGTTACGCGGCGGCACGATAGTTACTTCTTCGGAAAATATCCGACGACGACAGCCTGCGCCCGCATCGCAACGTCACCGAGCTTGCCCGGCACTGTGATTTCCGGCACGCGCTTACCGTCACGTTCTGGAAACCGGTGCATCCCTTTCACGCGCTTCGGCAAACGCTCGCCGCGCTCTTTGTAAAGTTCCACAGTGTCCTGATCGGGCTGACCTTCCCATGAAGTTTCGATTTCGAGCGTGGGCTCGCTGGCCAGCGTCTTCTGGAACAATTCTTTCAACTGACCCGCACTCATATTGCTAGGCACCTTCACGCCGAGGCATTGCAGAATTCTGACCATCGCAATTCCGCCATTTCTCGCCGTCCGGCTATCGACGAAGCGATCAAAAACCGGAATATTATCGAACTTCCCACTGGGGTCCTGAATGCGGCACTCCAGCGCCGTGCTCACATACAGCTTCGGCTTACCATTCGCCAGAAAAACAGGCTTTCCCGGCGCGCCCTTGCTGTAGTCCATGTCCTGCTTCACGGCGAACAGCACTTCCTTGCCGTCAGCATCCTTGACGTTCAACTGTTTTAGCTTGGCAGTGTAACGGCCATCCGGCACGGGCGGCGGGAACTCGTATGGGTTGGCGCTGGCATCGAACTCCAGCGATTCTTCCAGCAGCGAGGGATCGTTCAGGTCCACTGACACGATTTGTTGGTCATCGGCGGCGCTGTCAGTGGACACACTACCAGCGGTCTCGTCGGCGTAGATAGGTTGAGCGAAATCAGTCATGCGAAAACTCCTTTTAGTGTCGAGATGCTTAGAGGATTTGAGTTACCAGATGGGTGGTTTTAGGTGCTAAACGTGTATCGTGGGGTGCTGCTGCGCGTTGTGCTGCGCGCTGTGCTGAGTCTGCTGCGCGCCCTGCCCATTGTTCCGGGCATCATCGTACAACTGGCGCAGCTCCCGCGACAGGTACTTCGCGAGCGAACGCTCGTCCGCTGCGGCCTTCTTCGAGAAGAACTCATGCACCTCGCTGGGTAGCGAGATGGTTACAGTGTTAGTGTCGGCAGCGACGGCAGCAGGCTTCTGCTGACCGGTCTGCGTTTTTGTTGCGTCTGCTACGTCTGCTACGTCTGCCATAATGCTCTCCCTTTTGCTGCTTACTTTGCTGCAGCCACGGCCTGCTGGCCTCGGCCGAACTTCTGGTCAATCGCTGCGCGCCACTTTGCTACTTCATCACCTTGCTCTGCGTTTAGCGCGTCAATTGTTTGCAAATAAATGTCTAAGCCATGCTCAGTGGTTGGTTCGTAGTAACCGCCAGGAAATTTCTTCATCAGTTCTGCTACTTTCTCCGGCGCGACGCGAGGTTTAGCTGGGAACATAATCCCAGTAGAGGGATCGGGATGCTTGACGAAGTAAGTGCGCACCTTGGTATCCACCATGGTGGAGTCCACGAGCTTCTTTGCATCCTTGGGATCGGGAACCTGCACCACAGTTTCGACTGGGTAGCCTTCGCTGTGCAGGCAATCGCCTACCCAGCTGGGCACCAACGCGGTCGCTTTCTTGCCCGCGATCTGCGGGCCATAGATAGTAGAGCGGTCATCCTCTTCAGTGCGCGATTCGAGCGCAGTGAACAATACATACTCACAGGGCAGAGAGCTGAAGTTAGTTACGAGTGAGTAGAGAGTGTTCTGCACGAAGCCGTAGTGAGCTTTGGAGTTCCCAGCAAAAGTTTCGTTCACCACCTGCCCATCTACAATCACGCGCTGTGTAAACGGCGACGTAGCTTCCTCTCCGGTTTTGATCTGCTTGTCGGCAAGATGCCGCATCAATGCTTGGCTAATGCTGGTCAAGCCTTCCACAATCATGCCGCCCCACTGTGACCAGTCCACCCTGCGCAGGTTCACTTTAGTTGCTTCACTCGCGCTCACATCCTCCGGCCAGTAGCCTTGACTCACGCGCCGCAGCACCGGCAGCGGAATCTCCATGTTGCCTCGATACGCTTGTACAACTCCCGCTCTGATCTCTGGGTCCAGCGGTGCCCACCCGCCGCCGTCCATTGAAAACAACAAAGTTCCTTTTCCGGTTTTCTGATAGATGTAGCGGGCGAAATGTTTGGCTGCAGTGGTTTTGAAAACCCCCGAAGCCCCGTAGTTTATGCCGGTGCGCGCCATCTCTAAGCTGCCTTCCGCTTTTTTGTTCGTTGGGCTATCGCGCGGGATTTCTGACGCGCCTCAAACTCAGCTTTGTGCTCAGCAATGTAAGCTTCGGCAGCATGCTCTAACCAGTCACGCATTACCCAGCCTCGATGACGCGCTTCCTTCTCGCCACGAAACGAAATGATGTCGCGTGTACTTTTTCTAAGCTTCACGTGCTCAGCGGTAAGTGGATCGTTCTGGGCCTGTTCGGGGTCAATATATCCGAAACTTTTGGGCATGGTGTTAGTCTCCTTTGTTGCGAGGCGCGGGCGGCGTTTGACGGCGTTGGCCGCAGCTTATATTTGCCAGCCTATTGCGGTTATTGCCCCTTGGTGCGAGTGCGAGTGCGAGTTAGGGTGAGATTTTGCTTCAAATGCTGATCTACGCAAGCTACTACCTGCGCTACAGTGCGCAGCGATGCGACGCGTTCGAAGCTGGTTCGCGGTTGGTTCGTAGCTAGTGTGGAAGCTATCATGGCGGATGCTGTCTTGGATGTAAGAGATGTTGTACCACTTTGCTGCACGGTCGTCAACGATAAAATGGAGCAGCCGGGACGCGGGTTAGTTGGGGATTTCCACAATGCGCTCACCTTCACCCTTCTTGGCCTGCAGAATGCCACTTTGCGCTGGGCTTAGCGCTTGATTCATGGCATCCTTGGCCTCCGCGAAGCCATAAGCGCAACCGGAGGCGAAGGCACGCGCGATCTCGTAGCGCGCTATCGCAGGAGTCAGCTCGCGGCCATTGAGCTGCGCCTCGCGCACATCGCAGTAAGGCCGCATTCCGTTTTTGCCTTCTTCTAGCGCTTGCTGGTAATCGTCAGTGGCATAGCTATCGATGTTTGTGAGCTGGTCTTTTTGGCTATCGGTCATGTGCAGCCTCCCCGGTTTCGACTGGATGGTTAGGAATTCTGATCTGGAACAGTTCCGAGCGTTCAGGATGCTCCCGCAAATCAGTTCCACTACCACTATAACACACGAGAAAATACGAACATCTACCTGGATAAGAGCAGGCCGAGCGGGTCTGCGCGAACCGTTTGTTCAATTCAGAGCGGAACTGCGCGGGGTTGTTTTGTACTGCTTGCACAGCAGCCACGTCCGCAGCGATCTGGACTTCAATCGCTTCCAGCTGTTCGAGCATATCGCGCATGTCATCCGAATTGCGCATGACAGCAATAGGCGGGATAAACTGCGCTGCCAACGGGTCGAGCGCATAACCGGCTGCGTCGTAAGCGTCGGGCTGGATATCACCTTTATCCAGCAAGTCGACCCACTCGGCGATGGGCATGTAGCGCCATACTGGAGCTTTCTTCCACGCCTGCCAGCTGAGACGATGCTCTTTGCCCGTGAGGTCGCAGGTGACATAGCTATGCGCCCACTTGCGGTCCTCAGCCGTGATGCCGTCCATTTTGTAAGCGCGCACTAGCGGCGAGGAGTTGACGTAGCGCCCTGGTTGAACGAGGTCGTTCTTATCTTGCTCGCGGCGGCCTTTGATGAGGTATTCATAGCGCACGCCGAGGATGCGGGGAGGTTCGGGGAGGCTGGTGAGGAACTCCTGTGTAGATTCCGTCACCAACTCTCGTACTTCGGCTAATGTATCTTTGCGTTCATCTTGGATGAGCCTCCAAGCTTCAGCCATGCGCCGCTCCACATCCACCGCTTCACTCAGCCCCTGCATATCCACCTCCGCGTCCATCGCGCGGCGGCGATCCCACTGGCCGGTAGTTTTATAGCTGAGCAGATATAGATCATTGGTAGCGCGCTCCAACAGCAGGCCGTCATGGCGAGAAGCGAACCATAGCTCGGCCGGTTCTCCTGTGAAGCTCTCAGGCAGCTCGGCTAACCGCCAACTCCCCTCGCGCTCTACCTCCAATACCTCGAACTGTTCGAGCAGCGGGCGCAGCCTCCGGCGCGCATACGCACGCACCATCGCTTCAACCAGCGCGGCTAGCTCCAGCTTCAGGTAGTCATCAATGCCGCTTTCATTCTGCTGCACCTTGATTTGGATTTCGTTCAGGCGCTCGTCATCTTCTGCCGCCACACGCTTAGATGACTCAGGATAGACAGGATAGATGGGTGCGCCGAAGTCCAGAGAAGCTGCAATAGGTATGGGCCAAGACATGCTAGTATCCCGATGCCCCATCGGCGGCTCAGGCGGCAACCCCGCGTCCACCTCGTCGAACGAAACTATAATCGCCGACTCTTCTATCCTCGGCGCGGTCGGTCGAGCAGCGCTATCGCCGCCAGTGCCCACATTACCAGCGATACCGCCCACACTATTGGCATCCAGCGCTCCCTGTTCCAACGTGTCCAACTCTACGCCGTGCTCGGTAGCGGCAGCAAGATCGGCGAGAGCTGCGGCGACGGCGGCGTCTTCTATTAGACGCGCATCAGTCAACTGATATGATCCGCATTCGACCTCAAACAACGTTGCTAGCTTCTGTTCTAACGACAGGGGGATTCCATCGGAGCCGAAATTTAGCGTGCTAATTCTGTTCTGTCCTTCGCGTAGCAATACTTCCAACCCTGTGTGAACCGCGCCACCAATCACCAAATGGATCGACTTGCGCACCGGCACAATCCCGCGTTTGGATTCGCCTGCGTGATATTCCAAATACCTCGCGCGACGGCAACGCAGATAAGCCTGATAGCGCGAACGGTCCACATAAATGCGCTTCAATCGTCACCTCTTGGCGCATCATCATCATCTTCCGGTGTATCGCTCTCAGGCACCCGTTTCGTAAGCGTGTCCTCTTTGGTGAGATTGTCCAAGCCGCTGAAGATATCGCTTAGCTTCAGCCCGACAAGCACCGGGTCGGTTGCCTCAGCAGCGGGCTCAACGGCAGGCTCTACTGCGACGCGCGTTTCTGGGATTCGCTTACCCTCTAACCGATCCTGCATAACCGCTTCTGTGCGCGCATATTGCTCAGCAGTGTTCGCCATTACGCAGCGTGGGCAATATGAGTGGTAATATTCGTGATCTTTGCAATGCGCTGCTTGTGCTAAACCCGCGCCCAGCCCTGCCGCGCCCAGCCCTGCGTTATCCAAAAGGGAAGAAGCAAACCCAGCCCCCAGCGCATTCCCCGGCTCCTGTCCCGACAGCGTTTCCCCAGCTGGAGCAGAAGACTGAGGCTCTCTCACTCCCCCGCCTTTCCCGCCTAACTCCAGACCTGCACTGTCGCGACGCTCATGCGCACCCATGTTCGCTTCTCCCCCAGCGCTATACGCTAACAGACCCTTCCTGTGCCAGTCAACACCTTTTTCCACAGCGCGATACCGTGTTAGTTTGAGCTTGACTTTCCACCACGGTACTTCAGGATGGCGTTCTCGTTTGCTGCCGCTACCGTTCGTTGCCAATGGGAAGGAGCACAGCATACACCTCACACCACCCTGCTGCATAGACCTCACTGGGAACCCTGTCGAGAACTCCGCTGGCCCCCCCCCCCCCTAGTTATGTTTTTAGCTCGCTCTAACCCCACATTTTATGACTGGAAAAATGTAGCTTTTCCCGCCCGCCCTGACTACACTTCACCTCACCTTCGTGGCTCACGAAAAGGCCGTACCAGATACGCCAAGGACGCCTAAGAATGTTTAACAACGATGATGACCTTGTGGACCCTCTGCTCGTAGCAGAGGATGACGAACCTGGTACAGACCCCATCGCCCAACCTACCTCAGAAGATTTAGACGAAATTGGCGTAGACGTGCTGCCTCGGCCGGAGCGCGATCCGCTATGGCTGCGCGACGCTAGCTTCCAGATGCCTCCGAATCCGCCAGTGCCGGGCTTGTTTACCCGCTGCAGTATCAACTTGCTGATCGGCCCGACTTTCGTAGGCAAAACAGTGCTAGCGCTCACCCAACTGGATCACTACACCGCTACAGGTCAGTTTCTTGGCTACCAGTTGCCCCAGGGCGCATCGCCGGATGCTTGTGCAGCCATCGTGGCCACTCAGGGTCTCAGTTCGTTCCATGGGCTGCTGCGCAGTTTGCGGCTGCCCGCAATCACCAGCCCCGTCAAGTTCCCAATAGAAGAGTGGGAGATGCGCACCAGCGAGACCATGACGGAGGGGTTGGTGCGCCTATGGAAGAAGATGTCCCGGCTGGCTCAGCAACCGATTAGATTGCTCTATGTTGAGGGGTTCCAGAACCTGCTCGAAAACGGCAAGCTCAACGACCCGCGCTCAGTGCAGGAATTTTATACCAAGCTTCGTCAGTTCTGCGCAGAGTATCGCGTCACCATTTTGGGCAGTGTGCCTCAGGGCAAGATGCGGAAGGGTGAGAGCTATGCACTAGTCGGTGAACGCGTTTACGGGTCGGTGGCGTGGGCTAACGAGGCTGATACGGTGATCGGCATGGAGCAGCTTATGGTGCATCTGCCGGTCGAGCTGCGGCCGAGCTTTCGCAAGATCACTATTCAGGTGCGTGGAGTCGGCACTGAGATTCGCTGGGTGGACTTCAACGACCGGGGCAGGCTGGAGGTGATCGACCGAGCTAAAGAGCTAGCGACTGAAAATCCAACGTTCGCAATGCTGGACCGGATTCTGGGGCAGGCGCTCCCCGGCTCGGAATGGTCGCGCGAGGAATTGTTCGAATGGGCAGAACGCACTGACGTGGACGTGTCCATGCGCTCCATGGAGCGCTGGATTGCCTCGCGCTGCGACACTTCATTGAGTCTGCTGGTGAAGGTTGGTACGGGGCCGCGCAATCGGCGTTATAAGAAACCCTTTACGAACTAGCTCGGAAAGGCTTAGGGTGTCACTTGAAGTTTCAATCGATGCACTCCACACGCCAGCAACGAAGAACTGGAGTATCGCGCTCGGTCACGCGCGCGATCTTGAACTTCGCCCCATGGCGCTTGCCCCAAGACGAGGCAGCAACACGCAGGCTGGGCTCCTCGTCGCGGCGCGCCCAGAATGAGTCACCGATGTTCATATCATCGAATGGGTATTTGCGCAGAGTTTCGCCAAACGCGCCTCGCACATGCTCGGGAATAGGAACGTCAAGTTCGATCTTGTACATGATAGATATAGCATATACTAAATATATGCCATATATGTCAACCTTTCGCCGGTTCTTCGCCTCAGTCCTTACCTAGAAAGTAAAAGGATAGGTGGCGGTGGCGGCGGTAAAGGAAACTCTCTCATTCTAAAGCACTTTTTACCGCCAGCTTACCGCCATCGTAATACGATATGGCGGTAAAGGATTTTAGCGTTCCCTCTCTCACCCAATTTTGGCGGTAAGGCGGTAAATTGGCGGTAAGCTGGCGGTAAAAACTAGCCTGTAATCAGCAAGTTAGCTATTATCCGCCATTTCCGCCAGTAGCCAGAGGCGATGAAAAAAGCAAAACTAACAACTATGTTTATTTTCTACGAGTTAGACCGAATGTATCGTGAGGCGTAGTTACTTTCTAGGTTACTTTAGTATCTAGTTCCGCGCGAACCATTTGAGGTTGTCTTCCACGATCTGCTGGCGTGATCTTCGGTTGCGAGCCTGTTCTTTATGCGTTGCCCATTTGCAGTTGCTTAGCTCATAACCCCCGTTCACATCTACACGCTCAATTGTGAGACTTCGATCAGGCTTCTGGCCCATATCTGATAAAAAGTTCTCAAACGTGAGCCATCGTTCACATATCGTTATGCCGCGACCGCCATAGCTGCGATATTTTGGATGGTTTACGTTTAGGCACCTTTGCTTCATAGCAGCCCAACTCAAATAGGTCGGGTCTTCCATACCGTCTCTACGAAGCCCATGGTGAGTTCTAGCCGCGACCTGTTTAGCAAAATTCTTGTGCCGGTTGGCGCGTAGAGTGTGCCCTCGCAGATATTTCTGAGGTTCACCTTTGATCGCGCCTCGACTTGCGTTAGTGCGTGGGCATAGCTTGGTTTTTTGCCCGCAATTACAGTAGCAGTAGCCATAAGGTACGCTTGATTCTGCTAAGGTTGCCATTTGTCGAGCTTACCCCTCCGGCTTTGGCTTTGACTTCAAATGATCCGCTGCAAATTTCTGCCCCAACGCGAACGCTTCCTCCAGCGTGGGATCGCTGTCGCCGAAAATCGAATGCGTCGTATGGAACAACGCGCATAGCCGATGACGCTCTGGCTGGCTCAGATAACCGGACATATAGCCGATGTTGTGAAGCGTAATGTCGCGCGCTTTGGTCTCAGTCAAATTTTGAGTTTGCGTAAGACGACGCACTTCGAGATTGACGAGCACCTCAGCTTCTTCTGAGGTCTGGCAGCGTGTTGCCGCGTCAAGCAGGTCTCCGTATGTCGATGGCCATCTCTCAATCCTCCTCATCTTCTGCAAACATCCGGTCGAAGCAGCGCTCGCACAGGCCAGATATGCCAAATTCGCGTCTGCCTGCCTCAGAGTAGCAATTGGCTAAACCTGGCCGATGGCAGCTAATGCATAAACCGGTATCGGCGGCGCGCTGCGGCGTCTGGCCGAGACCGAACTCGGCTTGTGAGATATCTTCCGCCAGCTTGCGCAGCGCGGGGGCTTGATCGTGGATTGGCATTTTGGCTCTCTCCTTCATTTATCCCTTTATACTGTGTTATGCTACGTTATACTATCTTGTGCTACCATTGTCAAGCTGACGGTGGCATGCTAGGCTGCTGTGCATGCCTGAATACCATGACCTGCCTGACCGGCTGCCCCCGTCCGCTGCTGAAGCGCTGCAAGAGCTGCTGAACCAAGCGCGCCCGGCGATTCAAATCAACCCTGGGGGCGTAGCACGATTCACGATTACGCTGGACCCGGATATCGTGCTGGCGTGCCAGGATCGCGCGCAGGCTTTCAATATGACGTTGGAAGAGTGGGTGCAACAGGCGGCGGCGGAGGGGTTGAGGATGCAGCTGGGGATTTAGCTCAGTCCACATCATCGGCGCGCACGCGATCTTCCCACGACATCACTTCTATATCGCTCGCTCGCAAACCCGCTTGTGCAGCGTATTCCTCAGGCGAGTTGTAACGATTCTTATCTTCGCGACAGTCCCCGTTCCAGCTCCAACGGTGGTAGCAGCTGCAAATGCCGCATTCGTAAATGGTCAGTTCAGGCATTTCTTTTTTCCCCCTCACGCTCGAACCATGCATCGGCTTCTTCACTACTCCCGTCGAATTCACCATTCATGGCGCGCTGAACAATATCTTTGAGTCCGTAACGGCACGCGTCATTGACTAAATCCACAATAGGGGTAGCGGACTCACTCTCATAATCGTCATAACCGCCATCACGAGCGCGTTGGATCATGGCGGCAGGCGCACCGGCTGTAGTGAGCGCTACGGCTAACTTTTCCTTAGTAGGTTGACTGGGCATTGCAGATTCCCCTTCCTCCAACTTTCCCTTCAGTGCTATGCTGCTGCTGCCATGGCAACTTCTAACCGTTGGTCGCTGGGAACGATGTACGGAGGGGGTTTCGTTGGAAACCAACCCTTTTACTTCCAGCCCGGAGGCGCGTTCACCCAAGTGTTCCCTGCGCAGCCTCAAGGTGAGGCGTGGCCGGATTGGCCCGCCGCTGGAATCATCCCATACAGCTTTGGCGCTTGGTGGATACCTGGATGTTTGCACCATATTGATGTATGGACCGTGATCCGCGAGTTTGATTACGATACGAACCAATCCTGTGCATTGGTCTGTTGTAGGGTTTGTTTGTACTGTCAGAATGTCATCATTCCCTTTGAAGACTGGCTTAATCCTGACCAAAGGGCCGTCATCGTCGGATGATATAGCCATGTTGAATCTCTGCCTGTCTACGAACTTTGCGGGCTTGTTGGAAATCGTCGTAATAGCCAAGATTCTCACGTTTGCGATTGACTTGGATATAGGCGAACCACTTGCCCGCAACTTTATGCCATGAAACCCCCGGTACGCCGCTTGTATTGTTCGCACCCGTCGATTACGGCAGTTGATTACGCCCGTCACGACGCGCAGGTTCACTCGCCGGTTATCGAGTGAGTTTCCGTTGAGATGGTCTACCTCCCTACTCTTTGGGGGCTTCATCAAACTGCGCGCCATACAGACTCGCTTTTCGTGCTAATTCAGTTCGCCTGCGCTCGTTCCTCTCCCTCCCTCTTATCCATATCAGCAATCTCCTTAGCAGTCGCAGGCCGCGCCTGCACAAACGGTAGATGCATAAATTTCTCCATGAATTCCTCTTGTGTGCCTTCATTCAGCACTTCAGTAAGAGGGCCATCCGCGCCCACGCCGAGCAAGCTATTGGCTACTCTACGTATCAATGCAATCACATGCTCGCGCGTGCTGTGGACGGTCATGGTGTACCAGTTCTTTTCGTCTTTAGAATCGAAGAATTTGTCATCCTTGTGGTAACGGAAGCGATAGTCGAGTTGGTAGAGCCTGCCGGGTTCAAGCTCAGTAGCGGCGGCCAGCCAGTCTTGTTTGGGTTGGATTGGCATGAACCAGATGCCGATTGTTTGCTCGGTCATGGTTATCATTGCTGTGGCTCCTTTGTGGAAACTGGAAGTTGGCTATGCAGTAGCAACACAGCCCTCATAATGCGTTGTAGCGTGCGACGCAGGTCGTCTGGCAAGGTGGCTAAGTCCACAGGCGCGAGTTTATGCTTCTTGTCGAATTGCAGAGGAGTCGCGCATTCAATGCCAAACGGTACAGTCGCCCGGCTTGGGACCGGAGGTAGATTCTAGTGGGTCCGCATTAGAGGCCGCGTCGAGCTTATGCCCACAGTTCGGGCAGAGTTGCAGCTTGAGTTTATGAGTTGACATCTGGTTCTCCCCTTCACGTTATCCCTCATGTGGAATAGTTATATTCGTGGCTGCTACTGCCATGCCCGCCGCCGCCGTGCTCGGCGCTATTCAACAGCGCCGCAATACCAAACAGCAGCGCCAGCACCAAGCCAAGCGCCAGCAATGGCTTGCATATTCCCCATAGCCACAGCGGCAGGCTAGATTCTTCGCGCAGGAATTGCTTCAGCGCCTGCTCGCGATTGATCTGGTCATGGTGGGTCATGCGGAAGCCTCCTTGCGCGGCTTGTAGCCCGCCATCTCATACGCACGCTGCTTTGTCCAGCAGTACGAATTGCTTCGGGCGCTCGTCTTCAGGATCAGTGAACACGGCGAACTCGTCCGCGTCGTAAGCGAGCGCGGCAGCTTCGAACGCGCCGTTATCGACAATGCAGATAAGCGCTTTGTCGGCGGGGATATCGTTGAAAGATTCTGGCTGCGCGATTAGCTTGCCGTTGTGCCGCGTTGCGATAATGCGCGCTTTATCGTGGTCGCTGCCGGGGGTTTGAATGTAGTATCCCACAAGGGTTTATCTCCTTTTTTGGATTGCGATGCGATGCGATGCGTTACGCGGCGCTGCGATGCGATGCGATGCGCTATGACAAGAAGCGACACAGTATGAAACGGTACTAAGCGCTACGTAGCCGCACGCTAAGGTTATGAAGAAGTTGAAGTTTTGGCTTTCTGAACTTTTTGAGCGAGCTTGCTGGCATCGAACCCTAGCTCGAATGGCTGCTCGCGGGTGATTTTTTCCACGCGTATGAATTCGACTTGTTTCATCGCTACGATGCCGTAGTCACGTAAACGCTCCAGTATTTCGCGCTTAGTGGGAAGCTTGGCAAAGCGCCACGTCGCGGGATACCACCACGTAATTACGGATACATAATGCCCACTACGGCACTGGTTGTAACCCGCTTGAAAGCGTAGCTCATAAGTGACTTGGCAGCATTCGCGCGAGCCTGCAGTGGTGTTGGTAGATGGCATAGTGCCGTGCGCCTCCTTAGTTCCGCCTTAGTTCATCTTGCTCAAATCGGTTTCCTTGCCTACTGGAATCAGTGTTGCGCGGCCATGCTTGGAATCGACTGAAATTGGCCCGCGCTGGCCGGTTGCGGCGGCTTTGATGGCGGCGGTAATGCTCGCGCCGATCTCGTCAGCATGTTCGGCCAAGTCGCGCATGTTCGCGCCGCCGAAGCTAATGCTGCCTTGGCCCAAGCTATCAATGACGGTGAAGTCGGCGTCTATGGCAGCCGTAGCCGTAGCATCAGCGGCATCAGCGGCAGCAGAGTCAGTAGCACTAGCACCGCCCTCAGCGACCGCCCGCATCAGCTTATCAAGCGAGCGCTCCACTGAGCGTTCCACCCCCGCACCTCCACGAATTTGATTGCCAGCCGCTGCCGCAGTCCACAGCGCATTCGCGCCGCCGCCGATGAATGTGTTGCGCAGCAAGGAAATCATAATGAGCATGTGCTCATCCGGGTCCGGCGTACTGCCAGCAGCTATAAGTGCGGCATCCGCAGCGCTCTGTGCGTTGATGGCTTTGTCCAGCTCGAATAGCATCTGCTTGATAAAAGCATCCATGCCGCGCTTAGCCAGCTCAGCAATGCGTTTGATTTCCGCGCCTGTGGCTTCATCGCTGACTTCTTCGTCTTTCTTGGGAATGTACATGATGAATGTGTACCCCTTCTGTATGAGTGCAAGTGCGAGTGAGTGACCGGTGGAGTGACCGGTGGAGTAGTGACTAAGCTAAAATTTATCTTGCTTGGTGAAGCCCGGCGAGATGCGCGGCTTTTCAACTTTGGTAGCTTGGAGCGCCGCGTAGTGTGCAATAGTGTCTACGCAGATGGCGATGATAAGGTCGCCGTCTGTGTCATAGAACTCCAGAAAACGGAACTTTTGCTGAGGCTGACCTGAGCAGCCTTGAACAACCGTGGTCGATCCGTCCGTGTGCGCGACGGTAAATGCGAATGTCAGTTGCGTGTAGGTGTAGGTGGTGTTCATTGCGTTGCGCCCTCCCTTGGCGCATGACCTTTTTTGTTGGCTAGGCGATCTCAAACCGTCCGATAAACTTCTCGCATTCTGCGCACGAGATGTATAAAGCGCCTTTATAGAAGGCAGTCTGCGTTGCCGCCTCAGGATGACAGCGCGCGGTAAGGTAACATAGGCCCACTGTCGTGCTTGTGATCGCAGTTAGGTGCGGCACAACCCATCCCGGCTAGGGTGTGCGCGCTGGTAGCATGTTTATCTCTGGCCCATGCAGTGTAGTCGATCATTTTTTGGCCTTTCCTCTTTGGCGCGCTATAGATGCGTGAGCGGGCAGAAAAGATTCATCAGCTAGCTAGGTTCGCTCGGCTGAGGTTCGTTGCCCGTCATGCTTGATGAAATATTCCCAGCGGTCACGGCAGGCACGAGCCATGCCTTTGTGGTCGCCTTTGCTCTGCGCTTTGTAATAACGCTGGCTGAATGGCTCCGGCCATCTCCCGGCGTTGCTGAATAAAGTTCCCAATGCTACCCGATAGGACTGCTCAGGCAACCGCAGTGCTTCAATGGCTTTCCTCACCCAGTTCGTGCACGGGTTGCACGCCATGCGTCGGTACTCTTTGCGTGTAACCTGATCCCAAACTGCCCAGCCTGCTGCGCAGCAGGTCATGCCGCAGTCGTCTTTCTGGGGGAAATCGTTTTGGTCATAGAATTTCGGCTCCGCCATAATCGCAGCAGTCATGCGCCGGATGCGACGGATGCAAGTTGCGCTGAGATTGCGCTTGGCGCGAGTGCGCTCAGCTTTGGTTATCTGTGTTGTCATCTTCGTAATCCTCCCTCTTACTTGCCTCTTGCCTCGTACTGAGTATGCTCATCCGCCAGCGCGCCCGCATCGGGCACATGGGCTACAGCCATGTGCGCCACCTGCCAGCGCCTGCGCTGTGCAGTGTAGTAGCAAACGCTCGGTGCCTGCGCTCCGCAGAATGGGCAGCTGGTGCTGATCCCGTAACCTCTACCCGCGCGTCGTGCTGAAAAGATACTCAGCGCATTCGCGGGCAAACTGTTTTGCAGGAAGGTTAGCGACTTCTGCAATGTGGTAGAGTTCGTTTTCGAGCTTGCCGACAGTGTAGGCGACGAACGATGGCGGGATGGTTGAGGCATAAGAAGATGCTCCTTGGTGAGTGGGGTGGATAGTAGAGTTACTGGGGGCCGGTGCAGCCATGGCACGCTGGTGGCGCTGAGCCTGCTCAGCCGCTTTCTTGCCCCGCCATTGCGCTTTGTACTGAGCGGTGGAAGAATAGTATTGCTTTGGCTTCGCAGCGGGAGGCTTGGCAGCCTTGGCACTAGATGGCAACGGTGGCCATACTACAGCGCCGGGATAGAGCCTGCCCCGCTTAGCGAGCAACTTAGCGGCTTTCTTTTGGGTGATGTAATACTGCCCCTCTGGAAGCGCCGGACGAACGCCATACGCACGTTTGCCGCTAGTAGGCACAGGAGTCGCTGCCGTCGTCGCTGCCGCCAGCTTCTTAGCTGCAAGCTTACGAGCGCGCTTCTGCTGTGCCTTCTGCGCAATGCGGCTACGCTCAGCCTTACTCAGCTCAGTGATCCCTTGCGCGCGCCGCGCCTGCCCAACTAGGGACTTCTTGCCAGGAATGCCGTGCGCGAACCACTTGTGCTTGCCCAGCTGGGTAGGCGACACATGCGCGAAGGTGCAACCGGGATAATCGCAAGCGCCTGCGAGTGTAGGTGAGTAGGCCGAGGTAACGTCGGCTACGGCGTCAGCGTCGTCGTTGGCGGCGTCGGCTACGGCCTCAGGAACGGCCACGACATCCTGTATCGCTGCCGTGCTCTCTGGATTGAATATGCTGTAATCCATTGTTGTAACTCCCTTTCCCTACTGGTTGATCTGGCGTTAGTTTGGCTCAGTCGCGTACGGCAACCTGCTTGATATAGCGAGCAGGCACTTCGCGCAGCAACAGTTGAGTGTTGTCGTTACCGAGGAAGCTGAAACTCGGAGGCAACGTGAGCTTGAGCAGCGCAGGCTTGGCATTAGCTACAATCGGCGCGTTAGCCAGCTTGAGTACGCGCGGAAATCCCTCCCAGCGTGATGGAATATAAGTGCCCGGCTTGGCTTGGAGATAAGCACAGCGCTGCATCGCAAACACGCCAGCCTCTTCAGCAGTAAACGCGGCGAATACTGCATCAGAAACATCTTCCTTGCGCGGGTCCCACACGCCATCGCGCGGGGAGATAACGTTGACCTGCCATTTGAGCGCAGGCTTCGCGCTCAAGCCGTCACGCAGGATCGCTGTAGCGCTATGCTCAGTGGTGCCATGCCATGCGATGATGTGGCCACGCGTGCCGGTCTCAAGCTGGGCTGGGCGTTCGACCTGCATAAGCGCCAACTTCTGCACCGTGCTCAAATTGCCGGTTGCGAATACAGCACGCGGATCGCGAAGCGCTTCCAGCGGTAGCATGATCTCGTGCGCGCCGTTATATAAAACTGCCATATCGCGTCTCAAAGCTCCTTCCAAGTGAAATAACCGGCATCGTGATGCAGCTTGAAGCTCACGGCCTCGATCAGTTCCTGCGGCGACATCTTGGTGCGCACACCGCGAAACCTCGTATCGACCGAGAGATTGAATAAGGCTGCTACCTTATCGCGAATTGAGTGCGCGCCTTCACTGTCAAAGTAGAGAACGTCCAGCACCGCGTTGTGCGCGCGACGAGTAGTGCGGCGACGGATGGTATACAGCATCGTGCCGGGGCGCAGCTGAAGCAGCTGATTGATGGCTTCAGCTGCCTTGGCCGCTTTCGCCGCGTCGCGCATGTGGCTTGAGTTATTCGGTGTGTTATTCATTGTTCGTTCCCATATACAAAAGGTCGCAGAACAAGCTGGCATGCTCTACCGTGTCGGTGTAGCGGTTGGAAAGTTCCCAGTGCAGCAGCAGCTTCGCCAAGAACAGAATGAGGGTGACTCCAGCCAGAATCCACAGCTTCTTGCGCAGATACTGCTTCAGTTTGAGGTGCGTGCGCAGCTTGGCGGGGATGGGAGCAACCGACAGGTGCAGCTTGCCAAGCTTGCCAATAAGCAGGTGCAGCTTCTTCTCGCTCATGTGACCCTCCGGGTCGAACCAGCTAAGGTAAGCTGGGGCCTCTGGGATGGTTTGCCGCGAAGCAAACGGTTGCGGGTGATGCGCCTTGAAGAGAGGCGTTAGGAATTGCTATGTTGAAGTTGTTGCTGCGTTGAAGCGGGGAATAGATGCACAAGCTGAGGAAATGGATTCATATTCCATAGGGTTCCATAGGGGTCATATTCTCATTCCCATTCCCATTCCCATTCACAAACCCCAGCCCGGCCCGCTGAATATGGGCAGATAGCTAAGCGCCAGAATCGTGCCTATGATGGCGATGCTCGCCCACAGCGGCAGCAATGGTTTGCTGTCGGCGTAAGGATCGTTCCCGTCCCGGTTCCTGCATGATGTATCCATTGTCGGAGTCTCCCTTCTCCTAAGGATGTAATAAGGTGTACCAAGGTAGCGCAGGAGTTGTCAAGCGGAATTTTTGGACTGCAAAATTTCAGCCTGCAAATCTTCGCTCCAGTCGTTCACGCGAGTGACCCAGCTCGCAATCTGCTCGGTCTGCTTGGCGTCAACAGGAATCCCCAGTGAGCGCTGCACAAGGAACACAATTCCTTGCATCGCAAGGGATTGAAAGCTGCGAGTGATGAGTTTAGATTTTGTCATTTTGGTGTCTCACATACTTCCCAGTGGCCGACTGTGTTGCCGTTGAGGTCACGAATGAGTTGGGTTGCTGAGGAGAGTAATGAAAAATTGCCGTTGCTTTCCTCAGTGTATTGAGCTATACCCTCAAACTTGTTCGCTACCTTACGCAAAACCGTGGCGACATCTTCAGCGGTCTGGCATCGCCTCATTGCCAAGTTCAATCGTCAGCGTGAATTGCATAGCTAGCCTCCTCCTCAGCATTCAGAATCAGTAATAGCTGCATCAATGACAAACTCGTCGTGCCACGGTAGCCGAATAGTGTCTTTCCGTGATGAACCGCAATGAAGCTCCTGCGCAACCAAAGCAGCCAGTTCAGGTCGCTCAGAGAAGAGTAATGTCTATCTGCTGCTCAGTTGGTCTCGTGACGCCGAACCGGATTCCCTAGTCACTCTTTCTGCCCTCAAATGCTGGCTGCGCGGTTGCGTAGCCTTAGATGATCCAAGGTAGCAGAAAGATTCAACGGTCGTGATGCGACTTTACATAGGTAACGACTACGGCCGCAAGCAGTCCGATGAATCCCAGCGCCAGCGCGTCCATGAATCCTTGGATCATGCGGCCAGCTTGAGCGCCGGTTGCGCCTGCCGTGCCGGTTGCGCCTGCGCCGACCGTGGCAGCTTGTCATAGTTGAAGGTCAGCCATGTACCCATGTGATTGCGCACTGAGTATGGCCTGCCTGCCTTGGCGGCTTCATTGATCGCGCGCAGGTGCTCCGCGCGCGCTTGCGCCAGCTCGAATATGTGAGTGGGACGGTGAATGTCGCGGGCCATTTCAGTCCTCTTTCGTTCTGCGCGCTAACCATGCCTGCACACGCTCAGGTGATCCCCAACTATCTGCTGGAAGCTCGTTGTACATATAGCGAACGATATCGGGAAGCAAGTTGATGTTTATGAAATCGGCGCGGCCTACCGCTTCTGTGAGATTGTTCTCTAGGCACGCCTGCAAAAATCCGCCGGTGGGGATGCGATGCTGCTGCACGTAGCGGTCAAAAGATGGCAGCAAGTGTTCGATTGTGGAATAGCTATTGGTCATGCCGCCTCCTGCAACACAGCATCGTAAAGCGCGCGCGCGGCTGTTAGGCTTACACGCGCGCTGCCAGCGCTGCCAGCGCTGCTCGCCTGGCTCGACCGGCTGCGCAGCGGCAGCACCTCAGCTTCAGTACGGCCCCGCGCGCGTGCCTCCCATTTGCGCTTATCAAAGCGCGGGTTGAGCGCGCCCAGCGTATACGCTAAGGTGTCTAGCTGATCCTGCACGAACCCGTTGCGGTTAGGGTTGGCGTTATGGCCGCGAATGGCATCGGCCAAGGCTTCCAGTTCAAATCTGCTTATGGACATTTTTTCAATCCTCCTTGTAGGCCCAGCGTGCGTCGCGCTTTATAACGCGCGGCCAACTCACGTCTCCTGTTCAGGGTGCCCATCAAAGGACTGGCAATGAGATCAGCATTTTTTTTTTGTGGCCCCTTCACCACGTCCAAGTCCAAACGCCCGGCGCAAGCGCGCCTATCAGTACAGCAATGAGTGCTACCAACACACCAGTACTGAATGTCAGAATCATTCCGCGCATAGCACGCCCATTCTGCGTAGGCGCGTTCGTGGCTGCTTCCGATCCCAGCCACAGGATTGCGAGCATTGCCAGCACGCCAGATAACACCATGATCTTTCCCGCAATGTGAATCGCTGACATCAGAACAACCTCCTTTGGTCGCGTTCGCGTGCTTCAATCTGCATCGCGCGCAGCCCATACCTCGTTGACAATGCGCTTGCCTTCATCGTCGAGATACGGGAACATATCGAAGCTCTTGCTGCTCATTCCTTCGTAAATGTCATCTTCGATCTGGCGTAGCGGATTGCCCCGGCGCGCTTGATTGCCGCTGCCGTCGCCCAGCTCTTGCACGAGGAATGCTTCGAGCAAGGTGCCGACTTGGTTAGCGTCCCATTCGTCTAAAGAATCGGTTAGGCCCGAGAACTTATAAGCATTCGCGCCGGTGTGTTCCCCACCCAGCCACGCATCCAGCGTGTTGGGGTAGTAGCTGTTGAAACCGTCATAACTGGTAAACTTCGCCGCGATCTGCTCATTCAACAACTGCATGCTGACACGCCGGAATATCTCCTGCACCGCTGCGCGCGAAACCGTGACGAAAATGCGGTCGGTCGTGAAGTTGTACTCGCGCGGCGATACCAACTCGCTGAACTCCAGCGCGAGGTCCAGCTTGGTTTCCGCTTTCACATACGCAGCAAAGTTCTCCGCATACTCTTTGGCATAGGCTGAGTAAGCTGCGGGCCAGCTCACATGCTCCCATAAATCCTCGCCCGGCTTGGTGACAGTGCGCTCGCCGTTGGCGTCGGGCGCGCCTACCAGTTCATATTGATCGCCTGAGTCGTCCTGGGTCAGCTGCTCTACTTGATTATCTAGCTCGCGCGAATGCATCGACTCGTAGAACCCGCTGAATGGGAGGGTGGATTCTACTCGCGCGGAGTCAGGTTCAGGCTGCAGTTGCGATTGCAGTTGCGATTCAATTGTCATCGCTGCTCACCCTCGGTCTTTGTGCTGTCAGCGCTGTCATAGCAGCGTGCATTACTGCAGCCTTCTCAAACGCTGCCGCATAGGCCCGCGCGCGCTGTCCACGGGGCTCGCCAATCACAATTGCGTCACCTACAATCACGTCGTAACCGTTGAACTTGTAGAATGCAGTAGCATTCGCGTTGGCGGGCAAGCCTTCCAGCTTGCCTTCTTCATTGATCCACATATCGCGCCCATCGAAAGTTTTGACAAGTTCAATCAGCCCGCCCACTACACCTTGCAGATAGGGCAGCGAATCCTTGCGCCCGCTAGGCGGCACTGTTACATGCTCAATGCGGCCATCGGTACGGTAGATGGTGCCGATGCGTTCACGTTTGCTCATCTCTCACAGTCTCCAATCCTTGACATTGATCGCGTACAACTCTTCAAACCGCACCAAGTCAGCTTCGATAAGCTCCTGCTTGTACGCGGCGATGTTGCGCTCAAAATCGCTCACCGCGCCGATGAACGCGCCAGATTCGTGTGCCGTGCTCGCGGTTTGCACGAATCCATCGGAGGTGATGCTTATCGGCGCGAGCAACTGGCCGCCGCGCACGCCATCTCTCGCGCCATAGTCATGCCCGATGATTGCGCCAACTAACGCGACCATCTGCGGGCTGAATCTGAATTTGGCTGGATTGACGCGCTCGGCAAATCCGGCGTCAATGCCAGCCTGCCCGGTTGGCTTGACTAATTCCGCCAGCTTCCAGCCTTGGGTCAGCTCCTGATCCACGCGGTAGCTCTGGCCCCGCCGCAACACATACTGAGTACGGTTATGCGCGTTAGATAGCTCCTGCGCTTTCGCGATTGCGGTCTGCTTAGTCATTGCGCTCACTCTCTCCCTCTTACTGGAAAATCCAAAAGCGGCGAATAGATGCGCTACTCGCCGCTTTGGATTCATTTCATGGACGCGTCTCCGCTGCTTCCTCATGCTTTCTGATTGGTGTTCTTTGGTGTTCTTTAGGTGTATTACGATGCCGCTTAGATGCGCCACCTCGGTAAAAAGATTCATCGTTCCCGCTTGCTTGCTCAGTATTCCGCGACTGTGACATCTCCTAGCGCGATCTCGCTCTCACCTGCGGTGCCCAGCTCTAGCTCAGTGGCTGCATTACTCTCCAGCGAGTCTAGCAGCGCATTGGCATCCATCTGCTGATAACCTTGCTCGCCGCGCTCGCTCGCGTCCTCTGGCTGAGGCGGAAGTTGGTGCAGCAACTGCGCAGCTGGATATTGCGATTCGTTCGTGCTGAATTTTGCCATGACGATTATTACCTCCTAGGTGGATGGTTGATTGTTGATGAAATGTTGACTTGGATGTTGATGTGCGACTCAGGCTGCCTGCTCTAGCGCATCCGCGCCAGCGTCATCCGCAGCGCTAGCGCTGCTCGTCATGTTGCGCAAAGCCTCGCTAACCTCTTGGAACTGTTTAGGCACCGGCAAACCGCCGAGCGTCATCGATGCAAGCTCGCCCAAAGTTTCATCGGGCGTGGTCGCGGCGTAATTGCTGATACCTGACCGGATACTGCCTAAAACTCTGTCACCGCCGCCGCCGCTCTTGAGCATGTTGACGAACGCCGCAGGATTCTTCCCATAATTGCCGACAAACATCTTTAGCGTCGCCACTGCAATGCCTTTTACCAGCGCGCCATTAGTAATCGCATTGAGTACATGCCCGATCTCATGCCACGTAGCGAACTTGTAGTAGGTTTCCAGTGCTTCCAACTCCGTCGCGCCTGCGTCCAGCACGCGTTTGTATTGCGCTGCTGATACATTGTTGACGCCATTCTGCTCTAAGCGGGCCGGTGTCAGCAGGGACCCAGCGGACATATTCACTTCAATCACAAGATTACGCGGGGGATACGCTATCGTAGCCATATCGCCATCCTTGGCTGCATTGGCAAACAAAATGCGTACATGCTTTTTGAATTGCGTAGTGAACTCAGGCGATAACGCGCTGGCGCTCACCGCTGCGACTACACCGCGCGCCTGCGCTACCGTGCGCTCGGTATAGTCTGAATCGACGGGTTCGGATGAGTCCGAACTGACTTTGGCTAAATCCTCGCTGGGAATGTCAGCCACGGTTATCAGTTGCAGGCCCGCGCCGGTGATAAGCGCGCGAACTTGGTCTTTGTAGTTCTGCTCTGCCATCTCTCACTCTCCCTACATACAATAGCTCACCTTCGGCTACTGTGTGCTGTTGTGCTGCCTTGGATGCGCTCACCCGGCGCAAAGATTCACATCTGCTCACAGCAGGTGCGCGGCTACCCTGCTTAGCTGGTTTACAAAATCGTTCAATTGACCGACTTCGGCCAAGCCGATAGCTGCTCCGATAACGAACATTCCAGCGATAGCAAGCGCGGCTATCGCTGCCGGATGCACGCCCTGGTAAGGTGCTTCGTAGGCGAATTGCGGCACGCTAGCAGCATCGCCGCTAGCTGCGCCGCTAGCTGCGCCCGCGTCAGCTTGCTGTTGCCGCGCGCTGATAAGCTGCTCGACTTCATCTTGGCGCGCGGCAACCGCCTGACGATTCAGCTGCGCTGCACGATTGCGCAGGTTAGTGGTGGTAAGTGTGGATGACGACATTTGAACCCCTCCCGTTTTAGTGCTTCAGTTTCCTTATTCCCTTATTCTGCAAACCTCATTCCGCGCTGCTCTAACTGCTCGGTAATGAACTCGTCCAGCTTGGCGAAGTCCAGCGCGCCAAGCTCCGCGTGTTCGAGCATGAAACGCAATGCGCGCCCATGATCGAACCAGCGTTGGCGTGCTACTGCCCAGCGTGATACGGGCAGCGTGCTACCTTTTTCAGCCCATTCGTTGATGACCGCGAGCAAGTTCTCCTGTTGATCCGTAAAATCGCCCGCGTGTTTGCGCGCGTAGCTTTGCGTGAGTCGTTTTCTAATCATGGCGTCATCCATCCCATCGCTTTCCCGCTGCCGCTAACCATCGTTACCGTGCCGGAATGTGTTTCGACATCCCAGCCATGCTCACGCGCCAACTGCGCAATCGTTCCCGCTTGCTCGCGCGTGCCTGCGATCCAAGCGCGCGAACCTGTTTGCAGTATGCCGCTAACATCTTCCACAGTGCGGAATCCCACAGGCGCAAGTGCCGCATTCAGCGCGTCGCGACGCATGTAGCGCGAGCGAATTTCGTACAGCACATCTGAACCTGTGCGCTGCTCGCTGAACACTAGCACGGACTGTTGCTTGAACTGGCGTGCTACCTCTTCAGCCACCTCTAAGGCATCCCACTCGCGCGCATTGACCCACACTAAATGCGCCGATGGTTCCGCGCCATCCTGCCATGTGCCTAGCGCGGGCGTTACTGTTGCATGCTCGCGCTCGCGCTGCTGTTGCTCGCGTTGGTCTGCGCTGCGCACCGTGCGCGCGGTTACCAGTCTGCGCAATTCCTGCTCTAGCTGCGTCTGCAATTGGCTATGCAGCGCGCGCTCTGCTTGCGCCAGCGTGAGTGCTAGCTGCGTGTTAGCACTGGCGAATAGGTGTTGTGTTGCTAGTTGCGCCTGTTGTGGCTGTTGTGGCTGTAACTGTAGCTGTGCCATCTCAATACCTTCCCTCTGCTGTGCTGCTCTGTGCGCGCTGAGTGCTGCCAGTGGATGCACAGCACCCTGCGAATGATTCACTGCCTAGGCTCAAAACGTCAGTCCGCCTGACTCCGCATTATCGACTGCACTCGCGCCACGATTCACTAGCGCGTTACGTGTGGGCCAACTTGTGCTTAGCTGCTGTGCGACCATCTCCCATATGCGCTTATCGGCTGCACGCTGAGGATTCGTTCCCAGCTTCTTAGGTAACCGGTTGAAGTGACTCTGTACATGGCGCAAACTGGGAATGCGCGCGATATGCGCGCGAATAGGCGCGAAGGTGGGAGTTTGCGGATTGCCTAGCTGGGTGCGAACGTTGGAAGTCATAATGTCATCTCGAATCTGCGAGCTTGAAAGCTCGCGATGCTATGAGGTGAAGTGCGACTGAGGCAGGAGGCAGGCGGTTAGGATGCTGCCCGCCTACCTCAGCGATTCAACAGCGATTCAAAGCTCAACTGCGCCTAGCGCGTCTGGCGCGTCGCTTACATCGGTGGCGATGGTCGCGTGCGCGCGGTTAGCTAGATAGCCATAATGCATCTGCTCATCTTCAGCGTCCGCGCCTGCCAACGCTATAGCCGAAGCTTGGCGCACACGTTGCCAATGCGCCGTGGCAGCTGCATCACGTTCACGTTGCGCTGTGATGGCAGTCGCATCGCGCTGGTTAGCTTCCCATTCGCGGTAAGGTGCCCAGCAAAACTGCCAGTAGATGCTGCCAGCCGGTTCTAGCTGTTGCTGACGCAGGCAACGACGCAGGCAGCCTTGGTGAGTTAGCGCACATAGCGCATATTCGTCCAGGTCGGCTAAGTTGAGTCTAGGTGAGGTTGAAATGCTCATGGGTGAAAGCTCCGAATCTGCGCCGGTGGCGCGATGCAATAGAGGTTTGAAAAGCCTTGAAAACCCGATGTGCAACATAGCGAACTGCGTGTTACACGGTGGATACGCTAAGTTATTAGAATGCTTCAGCTTGCACGTCAGCACGCACGCTGTCTTGTATGCGTGCAATCTTTGCCACACGGGCGATTGCAACGGCAGGTGTGGAAGCATCTTCGATAGCTTCTAAGATGTCGCCGTCTGCCCATGCTTCGACTACGATGTCCCAACCGCGCGTGTTGTAATGCTTGCGGGCGTACTGACGAACTGCTTCGACCAGGTTGTATTCGTCCATTGCGGTATCCTTTCGTGTTGCTTAGTGGTGAAACGTGTTGCGTAGCAACTCTAACGCGTGGCGGGAGAATGTATATACCACGAAAGTGTTACATCTTTAGTAACGTTACCTAAGTTGGCTACGCTGCGCGCTTATGAGTACCTAGCACGCGCTTGCGCACACCCGCGCTAAGGCACTCCCCGCGCCGCGCGCCGCGCCATCCCATCCGTCCCCGCGCGCCCGCCCGCCACCTCGCGCACGCACGCTACACATGCAACAAACTTTCGCGCTTGCGCGTGCGCGCTCACTGGTCGCCGCCGCCAACCAAGGGGTGGCCCGCGATCCGGGGGTGGCGGCTAGAGTGCTGATTCAACATAGATACCCATTATCAAATTTTATAAAAATTTCCCTGCGATCTTATTAAGCTAGGCAAGCTGGACGGCAACATGATTTCATGTTATAATAGGGATGCACATGAATCACCTATGAGGCGGGCAATGAGCGAGAAAAACGAAATGCGACGCATAAAGGTTCCTGACGGTATGCTAGAGGCGGCGTGGGCTTGCTGGACCGGAGAGCACGGCATTGTGGGTTGAGCATAAAAAGCACCCGCGCGCCTCGCGCCGTAAGAAGTGAGGATTATATACTTGACAAAAGTATAGAGGCGGAATAATCTGTGTTTATGGATGAGTTAAGTATCACGATTTCTTCGGTTTACTTGACTTGGCAATACCCCGCATCGTCCTGCGGACATCCTTCTTTAGCTCCATTTGCTTACTCTTCTCATCCATCGGGGGTCTCCCTGTGACCATCATTGACGGTCAGCTTTCCTAGGGGAGTCGCATTTGAAAGACTTGGCCCGCTGAACACATTGTTTTCGATGGTGTACAGGTTCTTTGCGGGGATGGGAAGCAGATAGGGAAGCTTTTTGCTAGCCTCTCTCTCTTTTTGCTCCTCTTCCTTCGCTTGATGCTCTCTAAGAAGTTGCCACAAGTTTTCTATACGCTGATCGCTTTCCTTCTTCTTTCCTCTTAGTTGAGTAATTTCTTCTACAAATTCGTCGAGAATGGCTTTCCATCGCGAGTCGCTATCGGTGCGGGTTCTCATCATCGCAAGCATTAACTTGTTCGCCAGTTTGGAATGATCCTCAAGGATGCTTTCCTCACTCTTGACTTCCCATCCGGGTTTTTGGCGGACGCGTCCGTCGTTATGGAGCACGGCGATCTTCGACTCTCCACCTACACCGTCAACGTACTTCTTTGCGATTTGTAGCAACTGCAATGCAGCAGCGATGCCATCTTCTGTCTGCATTTGCTCGAGAGCGGTTAATATGCGGGAAAAAACATGACGATCTATATTCAGTTCAGCCTCAACGCGCGCCCCAGATGCAGTTACTAAATTGCCCGGTCGCGAGATCATCGGCAGCCACAGCGCCACGCGGAGCTGATTCTTGCTAAGAGGCAGCTTGATAAGACGTGATGTGAGTATGACTCCCATGGCTCTCCATCCTCCTTTGAATTTATAGTGTGGGCGCACTACCTTGGCCTGCATTTCTAACTGCTCGCCATCGAAAGTTTGAAGGGAGATCACCTCGCGCAGCGTTTCCGGCTTAGCGCCTTGAGCGCCTTGAGCGCCTCGCCTATGCGCGGGCAGGCGCGACGTTGTGCTGGACTGTTTTGTGCCGGGCTGGGGCATGTTGTTGCCTGCCAGCATACTACAAGTTGCAGCCCAGCTACAACATTCTCAGTATCAAGTTATTGCAAACTAAGATGGTTGCGGCGTTTTCCTTCTGAATAAATACTAAGCACCTTTGTGCTGACCGCGACGGAAGGCTTCGATGACGGCGGCGTTCACCTCGTCGCCATGCCACCTCGAATCGGACGGATCGGCCACGAGCAAATCCTTGATCTCCTTGGGCACTTCATCCTCCGGCACGAGGAACTCAACACATGATTGAGATCGCAGGCAGGAAGAATATTAAAGTGTATGTGATGAGGTTGCTGAGCGAGGGAGATCAACGCTGATGCGAGCTGAACTCAAAATTCACCCTCAGTGGTACGCGCAGCGCCTAGCGCGCATGAAACGCTTGATCGAGCTAAACGCGCCTGCGATAGTCATACGCATGGAAGCCGAGCTGCTGCTGACCAGTTTCCGCTGCCGCACGCCCCGCGAGTGGTTATGGAAGAACCTGCTGGCCAAGCAGCCGAATTGGTTGCTGCGACTGGTGAGCAAACGCTACCGCGAGATAGACGACGCGGTGAATCGCTACGAGAATGACCCGGAGGTGGTCGCAGCCGCAGCCGCAGCCACAGCACTACCACGCTAATCCCCCTCTCGCGGGGCTATCACGCGATAGTAGACCGCGCCGACGCGCCGTGGCTGCAGGAACACAAATGGTCGGCCATGGAGGTTAAGCGCGCGGACGGCTCGGTTAGGGATGTTTATGCAGTGCGTCATCCTAAAGGCGGACGCGCGAACCGGAGGCCGATTATTTACATGCATCGCGCGATCCTGGAACATCTAGGCCGGAATGCTTCTTATGTAGGCCATCGCGACACCAATGGGCTGAATAATCAGCGCAGCAATTTAGCCAGTTATACCAGTTCACAGATGCGGCACAAAGCACGTAAGCGACTGGACGCAACCTCGCAGTATAAAGGCGTGTCATGGAATAGCGCGCGGGGCCGGTGGATGGCCTCGCTGCGCACTAAGCAGGCAGGCGTGTTGTTGTATGAGTATTGCGCAACCGAGTTGGAAGCGGCGCAGAGATATGATGCAGCAGCGCGGGAACATTTGGGTGAGTTTGCCAATCTTAACTTTCCTGATGATTAGGAGTTGATATGAGTCAACATGAGCGAGTAGGGCAGCCAGCGCGGACAGCGCAGCCAGCGCGAGCAGGGCAGGATAACAAGCTTCATCACCTTATGGCGGCAGCGCAAAAAGAATCCGACGCGCGCCGCGCGCAACATCTTGATGGCTTTTATGAACTACGCCTAGTGCGGTCCTCTTCCGCCTGCCCGGAGCAATATGACTGCTTTATCGATAACGAGCAGGCTGGATACTTTCGCCTGCGTCATGGCAGGTTCCGCGTGGATTATCCCGACTGCGGCGGCCCAACCATATATTCAGCCGATACCAAAGGTGATGGTGAGTTTGAAGAGGGCGAGCGCGCTGTTTTCTTGGCTCGGGGCCTGCAGCGGTGCATCAGCGCTTGGCGACTGGGCGCAGAGAAGTTGCTGGCGGCGGAGCAAGCGGCAGCGGCGGCCGGATTGCGCTGATGGATATATGGCCGCTGCAGTCGTACGCACCACCGCCGCCTAGCTAGGATTTTAACTTTCGTCCCGCATCGTTACTTGTTGTTGCGTTCCGTACCGCTCCGTATCGTAACGTCATGTTCCGTTCCATACTGTTCCGTATCGTGTCTCATCGCATCGCGCCGCGCCGCATTGTAAAGTTTTCCACAGGCAGGAGGGAGCAATCCCTCCTTTCCTGTTGCCTTAGAACATGGTTCCATGTACTATAACCCTATTGCGTAGCTTTACGTGGCATACCACAGCTCAGCATTTCGCGAGACCCGAGAAGAAAGGAGGCTGCACCCACATGGCGGTTTTTATGAAGAAGATCATCAGCGCACTCGTTCGCGTCATCACGGCCGATTCCACCAAGAAGTTTGTTGCGGAATTCGTTGCTGAAGTCGCAGCTTCTGTTGTTAGCAAGCTTCTCGGCGGCATCGCCGCCCTCTCACACTTTATGCGCACTGACGCGACAAATCAGGGATCGTGCATTCTTGCCGAGGGGCTTAGCTGATGGCTGACCTAGCCAACGTTTATCGAATCTGGCTGCATGGTATGGCAGGCGGAGCACCATTACTGGTATGCGGTGTCATGGACATTACCATGCCCACACCAGATGAGCCTTGGTTCACTCTCTCTCTGGTGAGGATGACGTTATGCTGTTTACTGCGCCAGAGACCTAGGTGATATGCTGCATGCGCGAACCGGACCCGCAGGTTATAACGCCTCCGTCCATCTCTGAGCAGCTGGGCATACGTCATCAGCGTCTACCTGAAATATAAAATCCTTTACTCATCTCCCCCTTCCGCCCTAAAGTGTTCCTCCAGAACCTCTAGGAGCTATCACCATGTTCACTGCTGCTGCCGCTACGACTGTTGCTGCCACTGCCGTCACTGTTTCCACGCGATCCACGCCGCGTCTGCCAGTTGCTTCGCCCGCAACAGTAGCTGCAACTACGGCTGCACTAACGGGCTACCCATTCAAGACCCCCGTGCCGCCGATCACCGTCGATCTTGCAGTGCTGCTTGGTGAGATCGTAGTGGAAGCGCGCCATGCGCATTTCCCGCCGCTGTCGCAGCGTCAGCTTGCTGCTAAGCTAGGTGTGCCGCGCACCTATATCAGCAAGGTAGAACACGGCAAAGCGCTCCCGCGTTTGGATACGGTGTTTCGGTTGGCTACCGCGCTGAACTTACCTGCTCCGAAGCTGATGTCACTGCTTCAGGCTAAGATTAGCCCTAGTGCTGCAGCTTCTGGCGTGCCAAGCGTGCCAAGCGCGCCGAGCGTGCCAAGCGCCATCCTCTCCGCGTCACTTCCAATCAAATCCCATTGACTCACAACACCTATCCGTGTACCTTTCATCTAAACTTTGAGGAGCTGGGAGGTTCCCTGTGCGTGCTTCGATATCATCTAGGCTTTCTGGGCCTACGCCATCTGTGTTGCGCTTTCTGGTTCTGCTTGCCATTGCTGGGGTGTGCTGCGGAACTATGCTTCCGCAAACTCCGTCATCGCCCGCAAGCGCGGCCAGCGCGCCCAGCCCGGCCGCTGCTCCGCAGCTCACTACCTCGCAGCGCGATCACATCCAAGTCGCTGTGCAGCAATGGCAGATGCTGCAACAAGCACAGCAAGAACTAACCCAGAAGCTACAAGCGCAGGGCGCTGAGGTCAACAAACGTATCAGCGATACCCGCAAGGAACTGCATCTTGACGATACGTGGGAGTTCAACTTTCAGTCAGGTGATTTCCAGAAGAAATCTGCCGCCAAGCCGGGGAACGTCTCACCTGCTGCCGCCGCCGCGCCGAAGAGAGAGTCGCAAAAGAAATAACTAATGGCTCCCTTTAGCAAACTCGCCGCGAAGCTGCTGCCTGCGAAGTTGCCCCACTTCAGCAATCTGCTTACTGAAGCTGAGGTTTTAGCCAACCTGCGCCAAGAAATCACCAACGCCACGCTGAAAGATGTCGCAGCGAAATATCACATTTCGGCGCAGCAGCTCTCCGATATCCTCTACGGTCGCGCTAACCTGAGCAAGCGGGCGTTAGGACTGCTTAGATATCGGCAATGGCGTTTTTATGAGAAGGTTGGGAAGTGAATCATGGATAACTCACCGCTAACTCTCCTTGATATCCAACATACTCTACAAAAGTTGCAGGATAAGTTCTCGCCGGAGTCTGACACTGTGTATGTGTGTAATCTACATACCTATGACATGGTGAAGCAGGCTCTTACTATCCCAGAGCCTTCAGGATCGCACATTCGATTGGCTGCGTATGCGCATGTTCTGGCAGGCGTTGCGTCATCTACTGATTGGGATAAGCCCCTTCCAATCAACCATATTGAGATATATCCCTCAACTTGGCTCGGCCTGTCGGATGGTGAACTTAGGCCTATTCCGCGCAGCGTGCTTATAAAGCCTATCTGATGCCCTCAGGCTTATCCACCTTCGCCCTAGTCGCCCTTGGCCTGCTTATCGGCCTGCTCGTCGCCGCGCTTATCGTCGCAGCCGGGGCGCTCGCATATTCTGCTACCTTGCAACGCCGTGAAGCCAAGCGCACCGCCGCCGCTATCGCGCGCATCCTCACCACCAACACCTCAGCCATTAACCTGCTGCGCACAGAAGTCGTCGGCGCACTCGCCCGCATGGACGCCGACCGGCTGCATGACGCTTCAATCGGCGTGCAGCGCGGCGCGAAGCGCTTGGTGGAAGCGGTCAACATGCTATATAAAATCGCCTACACCTCTACCACCAACGCTGAAATCGATGGCCCCCTGCCACCAGGTTTAGACGAAGAGGCGGCCGACGACGCCGCGCGTATGGGCGACCGCTTGACCGGCACAGAAACCCCGCAGGAGCACTCGCCATGGCACTACCTTAGCGAGCAAGAGCGCCGCCAGCGCGTGAATGATTTCTTTGCACAGAAGCGCGCACAGCGCGATCCTAATGCGCCCGCTACTACCACAATGGAAGCGCTGGCGCAGCAAGCCGACGCGATTCGTCAGTCACAGGGTTCGCTGCACACCTCAGCGCTGCCTGATCTTGATGACGAGATGGAACTCGACACCGAGCTGAACGTGCGTGGCAGCGAGTAAGCGGCAGCGGCAGCGGGCGGCGAGCAGCAAGCGGCGGGAGTAAGCATAGATAAATTTGCCCGCTGCGCTATACTGCTGCCGAGATGCCCTCTTACACCAACCCACGCACCGCGCCACGCCGACCCACACATGGCAGGCGCTATCTACCTCCCCGGTCGCAGCGCCAGAACGAACTTAGCGCTGCTGCCTCCCCCGGTGCGCCCACAGCCGCTGACCAACGCCGCTGGTACGATCACCAGCGCAACGGCATTGGCATCGCCGAACTCGCCACGCGCGAACAAGTCAAGCTTTCCACCATCGAGCGTTCACTGCAAGTAATGCGTGCTTATACCGCTACCAACTCTCAAGAGGCTACCGAGCTGGCCACGCGCGCCACGTTCCTGCGCGCCCTGCCGACAGTAGAAGATATCTTCCACCGCGCCGCTACCGCTACGCAGCCCCAGGAACGCCGCATACTCAACCCAGACACTCAGGAAACTTTCCTCGTAGATGAGGTAGTCCCGGACATCAAAACGCAACTCTCCGGCGCGGAGATGATTCGCAAGTTCATGGAAGCGGTGCAGCCACGGCAGCCTGCGATGGCGGTAAATGTGAACGCTTCAGCTACCGCGCAATCCGCTACCTTTAACGCAGCATCCTCCGGCCAAGGTCCAATCTCTGCTGAAGCGATCATCCGCGAAATCCGGCAGCAGCGCGGGCTAGCTGCACCGCAAGAAATAGTAACGCGCATTGTTACCGCGCCTGTGACCGAAGATGTCGATAGCGAACTGGCTGAGGATTTGGAATATCTGGAAGAAGCGGAAGCCCGCGAGCGCGATGCGCAGCAGCGGGCGGCTAGCGCGGCCAGCGCGACTGACGAAAATGCCGCCGTAGCTGACCTAGAAGAGGCTGAATATGCTGAAGAGTGATCTTCCAGCGAGCTGCTCAATGCATCCAACCCGGCGCAAAGCCATCTCTCAATGGGGCGTCTTCGAAGAACACGACGACGAAGGGTATCTAACCGTGCTGCATGTTATCCCGGTTCACTGTCTCGATATTGAGGATGACGTTATTGAAATGTCTGCAGCGCACATTCTCTCTGCTGCGTGCCCCTGCCGCCCAGTCGCAGATGGCATCAATGAATCCTCCGGCGTGCCTATTCTCAACCATCACGATCCTGAGCATCCGGGCGCGTTGAGCGATGATGAATGGTGCCGGTTAGGCGGCGCTAAAGAATGCTAAAATGGCGGGGATGCCTACCGTTTGCGCGGTGGCTTTTACCTAATCGCTATTGGAGAGCGACTTATGACATCCCCTCGTCGAATTTTACCACCTGCAGGGATTTGTATCTGCGGTAAGCCCTACAAACAATGCCCAATTTCTTTTGGCTTCTGCCACTGTGGTTGTGGCGGCAAGACTAAAATTTCCACGCAATATAACGCACGCGGACGTAGCAGTACTTACGCGGGACTGCCTAAAGCTTTCATTTGTGGGCATCATGGACGGATACATCCAGTAACTATGGTTGCTCCGACAGTCTGTATAGAAGGAAAGCACTATAAAACTATCCCTCTGACTCAAGGGCAATCTGCCATTGTTAGTCATATAGATTACAAATGGCTTATGCAATGGAAGTGGTGGGCTGTAAAGACCGCCAAAGGTTACAGCGCGGTACGTGTTGTTCATACTGGGCCTAAAAAGCGATTTACGCTACGGATGCCCTCTGCAATCATGGAACATGCGCATGGCAAATTTTCCATCGATATAGATCATGCCAATGGCAACCCCCTCGATAATCGACGTTTAAATTTACGGTTTGCCACGCGAATGCAACAGTGCCAAAATCGGGGCGTTCCCCAAGGCAATACTAGCAAATATAAAGGCGTGCATTTGCATAGAGGTAAGTGGCTGGCCCGCATTGGGCACAATCGTCGCAGGATAACTTTAGGCTGGTTTGCCGACAGGGAAGACGCAGCTAAAGCCTATAATCAAGCCGCACTAAAGCTTCATGGACGATTTGCTAGGCTGAATGTTATATCCTGTGATACATAGCTGTATGAGTGAGCATCTACCGTAAATCCCCGCTGCTGAACGACGCGCTCGAAGCGTTAGACCACAGGCTCGCTCTCGCAAAGCAACATTTACCCAAATCCATCTCTGAAGAACAAACCGCTTATGCATGGACTTTACTTTCCGCGCTTGAATTGGATTTCATTCGCGAGGAATTGGATCAGTGCATCGCCAGCCGCATTTATTATCTTGAAACCTATCACTGCATTATTCCTGAGTCAGGCCAGATAAAGACACTTGCGGGCTTGTGGGATCACCAGCTCCAAGTTGAAGAGGCACTGGAGAAGGAAATCCAAGAGACTGGGCAGGGTAAGATTATCGTGCTCAAGCCTCGCCAAGCGGGGATCACAGAATACGCTACTGGCGTAATGTGCTGGCGGACTTTCTTTCTTCCTTATGCATATACTATCTCTGTGGCGCAGGACCCTAGTGTTGCCGCTCATATTCAGCGCAAAGTAAATGGTGCTTACGATCACCTGCCGTGGTGGATGCGGCCTGAGCGCCAATATCATAATAAAGGTGAATATATTGAATACAACCGTAAAGCTCTGGATGAACGTTCTACCGATCCGGGCTTAGGTTCAGTCTACGTTACTACTCATGCTGCGCGTGATACGGGCGTGGCTATCGGGAAAACTGTACGCAGCGCTCACTTCTCGGAAGTTTCGCGTTGGCCAAGCGGTGAAATTTATACCGCTGACATCGAGCCGTCGATGAACGCCTCTGATACAGTAGCTATCTGTGAGTCTACTGCGTTAGGAACCGGAAATTTTTTCCATCGTCTGTGGCAGGAAGCAGAAGCAGGAGACTCGGACTGGACCCCGGTATTCCTGCCGGTATACCGCGCGAAGAAATTCTCTCTCCCAATCAAACCCGCACAGCAACCTTTTACGCTTACTGAAGCTGAGCAAGCTATCAGAGAGCGCGTTCAGCTAGAGGAAGGATTCCAAGTTGCGGATGAATTCTTCAACTGGCGGCGCAAGCGGGTAAAATCTGCTATTGCGCGCACTGGTTATCCTTATGCGCATTACGAATCATACCCACTAACTGCGCGCGAAGCGTTTCAATCTTCCGGCTACTCAGTGTTTCCGCGCCACAAGCTTGATGAGATGGCACAGACGGAAATCCGTCGTCCGGTTTGGGTGGGCGAGATCGCTTATCAAGGTTTGAACGCTGCGCCGAAACTCTTACTCAATAACATGCTCAGCCCTGACGGTAGCGGATATCTTGATATCCGATTAGAACGGCGCGAACACACCAACCGGTTATATCTGTGGGAGCTGCCCGACCCTAGGTTCAAATATTACATTGGATCAGATATTGCAGATGGCAACGGTGGAGATTTCTCAGTAGCTGAAATCTTCCGCGCGGGCACCGTACGCGAACCCGATGTGCAAGTCGGCGAGTGGGTGGGCTGGGAGCAGCCGGTAGCATTCGCGCGCGTCTTATATGCGCTGGGCACCTATTACAACCGCTGCGAGATCGCAGTCGAGTACGCTAAAGAAGGCATGACCACTGCTAATTATCTGATGAACGATATGGAGTATCCGAATCTCTACCGCCCGCGAGCCAGAGACCGCATCAAAGCCACTTTCGCTAGCTTTATGCACTGGCAGACTACCTCGCGCACGAAACCGCTGCTCGTGACCACGATGAACGAGGCGTTGCTAGAAGGTACAGTTATCATCCGCTCGCAATATCTGCTGGATGAGATGTATGCGTTCTCGCGGGACGGCTCAGGATATTCGGGATTGAACTCGCATGATGATTCAGTAATGGCCGGAGCAATTTGTGTGTTCTGCCTGCGCGAAACTTTACCTGAGATGCGGCCGATGACCGGCCAGGCGGAGGACGGGAAAAATCTCACTCCCACCGCTGGGGCGCGCGCTACGGGCGGCGCTGTCATTTATGGCTTATATGACCAGTTTATGCGCCTGCTGAAGCAAACGCGCAACCTGCAGGAGGCTGAGCGCTTGGCCGCTGAGCATTCATGGCATATCAAACCTATTCGCGTGACGAAAGCGAACACCGCGTTCTCACCTATCCATCATGGATCAGGTTTAGAGGGTAGGATGTATCGCGAATATGGAGTTGACCCATGGGGGATCACGCCGACAGCGGTTAGCTTGTTCAGAGAAGCATCGCAGGGTAGAGGCGCACAGCCGCCGCTGAGCGGGCGCGAGGGTTTGACGGCTGAGGAGATGAATGAGCAGTTGATGGCTGGAGTTTCTGAAACCGACTGGGATTAGTTAGAAAATTACCCCCACTGCTCTGCCATCGCATTAGCGATACCTTGTAAGGTAATCGAGCGTCGCTGTTGGCGGGTGAGGCCGTTTTTTGTGCCGGGTGATTCATAATGAACGCGGGGCACGCGGCCTTCAACGATTTGTGTAGGCTGAAGGTGTGGAAGATTATTGAGCCACAGACAGGTTGCTTTCGTCTCGCCATGCCCGAACATCCATGGCTGCACAATCTGATCCGGTCGCCGATAGCGGGTGGACATAACCCCAATGGGATTTTCTATGCACACCTTAGGAGCGCAATCGGTGAACGTCATAAACAGTTTTATGGCTTCTTCCTGCTCCTTGCGACGATCCTTGAACCAACGCGCACCAGACACGGCTAGGTGAGTGCATGGGGGATGGGCGATCACCAAATCCCATAACGATGCGCGAGCAACCGAAACGGCATCCTGCTGCAAATGAAACTTGCTACCGTCCGTAGCAGGCAACAAGTCACAACTCCATACATCATGCCCACGAGCACGAAACGCTTCTCGTACAACACCGCTAAACTCACACGCTATGAGCACTTTCATTTGGTGCCAATCACCGATTGTTTTACCTTCCGAAACTTCTCACAATCCTTCAACTTCGCGCACGCCGCGCACAATCCCACTTCAGCATAGCTTGGCTTGCTCGCGCGCAGCCATTCAACCGCGCGGCAATAATGCCCGCTAGCATAGCAGCTCGCGCAGAACTCCTCGCGCTCAACGCTGGGCTCAGTGTCGCGCACGCGCTTGCGCCTCTTCTGTGCGGCTGTCCTGGCTCCACTCATGCAATTTCAGCGTTACACAAATCGCTATCGCTGCTACCATCGCCACTGTGGCTATTGCTGCCGCTACGACTGTTGCTGTTATCCACATGCACATGGTCCACGCCCCTCCCGAAGCGTTTTCCTCAGCTTACTCCTAACCCGCTTGACATCCACCAGTATACATGAAACGATGTTCCACAATCTAGAGGCTTCACGATGAACTCCTCCGACAAGCAGTTGCCGATCTTCTGCCCAATTTGCGATCAATCTGGCATGGAATCGCTCATGCAGAAGGTCCGTCATACCGCTTCCCCTGATGGTCAGATGACGGTGCGCTGCGCGCGCGGCCACGAATACGACTACCAGCGCCTGCTCGAACTCAAGCCACGTATGCAGAAGCTGCAGCTTACCGAGAAACAGCCAGTGAACACCGTCGCGCAGCAGTTCTGGGTCTACCCTGAAGTCCTCTCCGCGCTGCAGCGCCGGTTCCCCCAGAATTTTATGACCACAATCTGCGCTGCCTTGACCGCACTCGCCGATCCGGACACCGTGATGATCGAAGGGGAGCATGCGCGCGCGCTGCGCGCTACTGGGGTGGCACGCGGCCGTGACATCGTAGGGCTCGCCGCTGAGAATGCCCGTCTCACTACGCAGGTAAACGAGCTGAAGATTCAGATGAAGGTGCTGGAACCCTTTCTTAAAGCTATCGGCGGGCAGCTACCGACTGGTGAAACCGCCGAGGAAGTCGGCGCGACGGTGGAATATGCCACTGATGCCATGGGTGCTAAGGTGCATGGCATTCCCGCGCCCAAGCTAGGAGCACGGTAGCAGTCATGTCCACACCGCTGCTTATACTTTCCGACTCTGTTTCCACCAACTCCGGGCTGGCGCGCATCGCGCGAGAACTCGCTACGCGCATTCACCAGCATCTGCCAGAATTCCGCGTGGCAACTTGCGGCTTGGGCGGCGGCTACACCGCATCTGTTCCCTTTCCTAATTATCCTGTCTCGATTCGCCCTGGGCATAATCCCACTGTGGTGGAAGACCTACCTCAAATCTGGGCGGACTTCACAGATAGCCCTGCCACGAACAGTTGCGCCGCAGGCAGCCGCGCCACCGCAGGCAGCCACACTGGCGGTATCCTCCTCGCGATCTGGAACTCGTCATGGCTGGAGTGGCTGGCCAACCCGTACACACTACCGGAAGGCAAGCTCAAAGATTTCCTGATCGCCGACCCTTTCGAACGCTGGGCTTATCTGCCCCAAGATGGCCATTGCGCCAATCTCCTGCTGCCGGAATCGCAAGCTAAAATCGTCGCTTCATTCGACCGCGTGCTGGGTTATAACCACTATGGCGCGGACTTGATGACGCGCTCGGTAGCGCCTTACCCTAATCACAAACAACAACGGCCGTTTCCGCACTTGCCACATGGCACTGATACCTCAGTGTTCTATCCGCGTGATCGTGCTGAAGCGCGACGTTACTTCCCCACGCGCGTGGCCAACTCGCCTATAGACCTACCGATCCGCGAGGGCGCTTTCATGCTAGGCGTTAACGCTACTAACACGCCACGCAAGGATTGGCATCTAGCCTTCGAAGTAGCTGCTGAGTTGAAGATGCGCGGCCGCAACGTCGGCATCTGGGCACACACTAACACGTCGCGCGCCTACTGGGACATCAGTGACCTCGCGCGCATATTTCAACTCTCTGATCGCATGATGCTGACTACTCACCAGCTCACCGATGAGCAACTAGCCTGGGGTTACTCAGCGATGGATTGCGTGCTTGGCATCGCTTCTGGTGGAGGCTGGGAGTTGGTTCATAGCGAAGCGCTGGCTTGTGGCACGCCGGTCGTGCATGGCAACTATGCAGGCGGCGCAGAGTTCCTTCCCAAAGAGTTCTTAGTCGAGCCGAAAATCTATCGCGGAGAAGGCGCTTTCAGCATGCAACGTCCGCACTTTGCCGCGAGCGACTGGGCGGACGCTGTAGAGCGGGCTGTAGAGATGCGTCAGTTAGCTAAACTCCCTAGCTATATCTCATGGGACGAAGCCTGGCCTCAGTGGGTGGAATGGCTTCTTCGGGGCGTGGAGGGAGTATGAATGAACGACTTATACTATTTGGCGCGGGCGCAGCCGGACGATACTGTCTGCGTTATTTACGTGAGCATGGCATCGAGCCTTACACTTTCGTTGACAACGATCCAGCCAAGCAAGGCACTTATATTGACGGAATCGCGGTAGTGAGTCCTGCTAGCGCGCTAGCAGTAGCCCCACCGAACACCGAGTGGATCGCCTGCGCCATCTCGCGCCCGGCCGCTACCGAAATCCGTGCCGAACTGCGCACACTAGGTGTGCCGACTAAACCGCTCTGGGAATGCCTCCCAGTCTGCCACGGCCTGCCACCGGATAACGCTGTGCCGCTACTAGCTGACACGCGTTCTGTGGAGTTCTATGCTGACCAGATCGCGTTCCGCCAGTTTCCCGATTATGATCGCCAATGCGATCCTGAACCCTGCAGCGAAATCTACTTCCCTAATTTCATCCAGCATCGCGATGATGAGCACTATGTTGACTGTGGCGCGGCCAACGGTGATACCGTGCAGGAGTTCTGTAAGCGTTGGCCCAAATACCGCAACATAACCGCCATCGAAGCTGACCCAGCTAATTTTCATTCTCTCGAAGCTCAAACTGAAGCCGTCGCTAATATCACGCTGCTGCGCGCCGCCGTAAGCGATCACCGAGGCGAGATTACATTTCAATCCAATGCTGATTGGTCATCACATATCGCTGAACGCGGGCGCGGCGAGCGCGGCAACACATCTGTATTCTGCAACACGCTCGACAACATGGTGAATGATCCCAGTTATATCAAGTTCGATATTGAGGGTCACGAACTAGCAGCGCTCTGGGGTGCGCGCCAGATTATCGCCGAGCATTCGCCAGTTTTAGCTATCTGCGCGTATCACACTTCGGATCATCTCTGGCAGATACCGGCGCTAGTGCGATTTCTGAATCCTAGCTATAAGCTATTTTTTCGGCGCTATGCTGAGGGTGCTTTTGAGTTAGTTTGGTATTGCGTGCCGGAGGCTCGATGGAGCAGAACTCGGAAGTAACTTATCACCCCGCCGTTATTATGTTCTATAACACCACCGAGGCCCAGCTCGCGCTCAGCAAAGCTGCGCTTGAATCGCTGTTTGCGCAGGACATCCCGCTTGACATTATCGCGATCAACAATGGCAGCACGTTGCCCACACACGAGTGGCTGCACAACACGAAAGAATCCTACCCCCACTCAGATCGGCACCGGTTTCGCATCCTCACCCAAGAGCAGAACACTTCTCCTGTGCAAATCGTCAATTCAGTATTCTGCGATGTGTTAATAGGGATGCGTTACTCTTACGTCCTTGGCGTACCGAACGACGTTGTGCTGCCGCCGAATTTCTATTCCGAGCTACTTAAGTGGCCACGTGGCATCATTACCGCCTCCATGACCGATGACCTGAAATTTCCTACGCTCTCGCACGATCAAATCTGTGCAGTCAGTGAATGCACACCTTTAGCGGTAGGATTGTTCCGCCGTTGGGTTTATGAGGCGCTTGTCACGAAAGATGGCTACTTTCTCGATCCGGGATATTTCCATTACGCTTCCGATTGCGATATGGCCTTGCGCATCTCAGCGCTAGGCATACGAGGAGTTCAGCTTAACATTCCTTACTTCCACTCCGGTTCAGCATCGTGGCGCAAAGCTACTGCAGATGTGGCACACGAGATCACTCAGCAAGCTGACCGGGACCGGGATTATTTCACACGCAAGTGGGGCTACTCAGTTTCGGCACCGGACTACGCGCAGTGCTGTGGCGACATCAACTTTCGCGCCGAATCGAAATGCTAGGAGGGAACCACTAGATGCTTATCCGCATTACAGCTCCTCATTTCTGCGCTGGTGTTGTCATCGTTGATGGCAAGGTCACTCGCTGCGCGCCGATTCTTCGTTACATGCGCGGATGGATCACGGACAGTGTTCACGCTTACTGCAAGTTCAAGCATTGGCAGGCAGAGAACCTTGGCGAATAACCTTTACTCCCGTCGCCCGCTTGTGCGATGCTGCCCGCGATGGCCTCCGCCGCGCTTCCAATTTCCGCTTCGAACTCACCCCTCCCCACGCGGGACGGCACGCGCACGGGCGCACGCAGCCAGCATGACCTCCCTCCTACGCTGCTGCACGATGAAGTAGTCGCATGGTGTGAATCTGCTCTGCGCCAAGCTGAAGAGGAGGCTTCTCAGCTCACCTCCACCAAGCTCATCCCGCGCATTCAGCAATATCTCTCGAATAACCAATGGCCCTCGCGACCGACCGCCTATGGCACATCACGTCCAGTTGTGAATCGGATGTTCCGCCAATACTGGGAACTTGTATCACTCTTAACCGATGGCAACCCTGAACCAGAAATCAAGGTGTTCGATCAACGCAACGCTTACTCATCCACGGAAGCGCTGCTCTCGCAACTGTTAGAATACTGGGCCTCGCATCCGCGCTATCACGACGCGCTACAGGACGTGATCGGGTATGGATTGCTGGCGCGGGGCATCGGCAAAATTCAGTGGAACCCGCGCCTCTCGGGAGGCATGGGCGATGTCGAGCTGCTAAACATCGACCCGTTGAAGTTCTACACACTAGGCGGCGATGGCCGCGTTGAGAACGCTGAGTGCTGTATCGAAGCTCGCGTGGTCACACTAGCCTCGCTCAAGCGTCGCTTTGGGCAACTCGCCGAAGGTATCGAGCCGGACGCAATGACATCACCCGCAGCGATGACCCAGGTGATGCGCCCCAGAGCGCTTTCATCGTCGGAATGGTCGAAACTGTCGCCGCAAATGCGCCGCGTTATCGGTGACAAGTCTTCTGGGCAGGTGGATAACATTTATCCGGTCCTGAACCAGTACCTGCTGTGGGTGCTCGATCCCGCGCTGAATGAAGGCTCTACTACCATACGCGTTGGTCCTGAGCATGCTAACTGGGGCTATCACGTTGAGCCGGGCATGCCGCTGTTTCCGCGCGGCCGCGTTATCACAATGGCCGGGAAACGCATTCTGAACGACACCTGCAATCCGTATTTCTTCGCGCATCATCCTTACGTCGAGATGGTGCCGCTGCGCGCACCGTGGAATCCTGAAGGCATGTCGCTGATGGGGAACCAGATCGGCCCGCAGGACATCATCAACCGGATTACAGCGGGCTTATTGGAGACGATCAAAGCCTCCCTGATCCCGACGATCATCACACCTAAAAATGCGATCTCACGCGGCGATTTGGACAACCTCTCGACCACTATTTCCGGTGGCAAGATGGAATACGATGTGCTGCGCTCGGGCGGCATGGCACCGAAGTTCCGCGACGCGCCGCAGATTCCCCAGCTCGCGATGACATTCCTGCAGGACCTGCGCCGTGAGATGGATCAGACCACTGGAGCCGCTGCGGTGGATGCGGCCGCGCAGAAGGAACAAATTCCTTCGCACGACACCATGGAGCTTATTCAAAATTCACGCTCCAGTATGGTCAGGATCATGGGACGCTCGCTGGAGAATTTTATGAACCGTGCAGGCCAGATGGTCGTTAGCACGATGCTGCAATTCTATTCAGTCGGCCATCGTGTCGCTATCTTGGGTGAGCGCGGCATCACCGCGAATGATTTTTCACCGCTGTATGGTTCGCTGATGGAGGGGGGCATGGCACCAGAAGAGTTCGTGCGCAAGTTCCAGTTTGCGATCCGGCCAGGCAGCGCCCTCAGCTTCTCGGATGACGTGCGCGCTCAGGCAGCAATGTTGCTGCGGCGTTCAGGTGATCTGTCGCGTAACAATCTGTTCCGCGCGCTCAAAGCCAACATTGATACCAATTTGAATGAGCAGGAGCTGCAGGCGGAGATGATGCAGAAGCTGGCAATGGCGGCACTGGCGGGGCAGGCAGCGGGCGGCGCGAAGCAGCAGGGGAGATAGCCTAGCGCCAGTTCAGTTCAGCGTAACAGTGGGTGCCCGCCAGCCCCCGCTAGCGGGAGCAAGAAGTAAATCAGCACAATTACAAAAATGATCGCTATCACCACGCGCACCCACTGCAACATCGGCGGCGGCAACGGAATCAGCGTTATCACCCACCAGATCAGTGCGAAGATCAGCAACAGAATAAGCAGAGTCACGAGCACTGAAAGCATAATGCCTCCCTCTGATGCAGCATTCCTGATGCGGCCTGTCTCCGCCAAGGATGAGATGGCTGGGCAGCTCGGTATGTTGCGCTGGGTACCTAGCTTGACACCTAATTCTACCTGCGCTATTCTACCCATATATCCAGCCTAACTAAGGCTGTGGAGGATTGTGATGCGCGTCAAGATCAGCACCCCCGTGGAGGCCAACATGACAGCACTCTAGGAGGGTGCCTGTCATGTCCAACGCACATGCTTGGAGACATCGCTCTGGCCGAGGGAAACCTTGCCCCAGCGATTGTATCTACTGCAAGAGCCGTCCCAGCGACGGCGGTTATCACAACAAAAACGGCCATCGTCGTAATCCGGCTCGTAAAAAGAAAAGTCGGCGTAAGCCTACCGCCAACGTCACAAAATAACTAGACATCTCCCAACCGAGCGCGCTACCTTCATCAGAAGGAGCGCGTTCTTCTTTGCGCGCACGTTTACGCGATGCCATTCAAATCCAAGGCGCAGCAACGCTTCATGTTCGCGGCGGAATCGCGTGGGCAGCTCCCGCGCGGCATGGCAGA